GACGATCATGAAAGAGATTATTGGCTCTATGATACATTTGAAGGTATGCAAGGAGTGTCTGAATATGATTATAGAGAAGGCAAACATGCCACTGAAAGTTTAAAATGGCGCAAAGGTGGACACGAAGGCCGCAACTGGTGCAGAGCCGATCTAGATGATGTGCAGAACAATGTATGGTCGGTATTGCCCCCGCATAGGACACATTTCATCAAGGGAGATGTAAGCCAAACTTTGACATCATCGGATCTACCGGATCAGATAGCATTTTTGAGATTGGACACAGATTTTTATCTCAGCACAAAGATTGAGTTAGAAGTGTTATATCCTCGACTGGTCAGTGGTGGGTATCTCGTGATTGATGACTATCACAGTTGGGATGGCGCTAAAAAAGCCGTGGATGAATATTTTGGTCCCGACCAAGAATTCACCAAACAAAAATTTGTAGTGGTGCAGAAATCATGAATCCCACTTGGACATGCTTTACCAGTTTTAATCGCAGGCTATACGACATCATCGCCGAGGAGATGCTGGCTTCATGGTTGCATCACTGGCCCCAAGATGCAAAAATGGTAGTGTATCTTGAAGACGATATCGATTTGCCCACGGATCCTCGACTTGAGATCAGAGACTGGCAGACCTGTTGCGGTCAAAACTTTGATCATATCGCGCAGAACTCAACCACACTGATGCCTCATTGGGGCAGTCAGCATACTCAACGCTATACCAAAAAAGGACTGGCCTGGGTCCATATGATGAATCACAGTCACGATCGGATATGCTGGTTAGATGCAGATAGTTTTACCATGCGTCCTTTTGAATCGCAACATCTGGATCGTGCGTTGGAAGATCACTGTGTGGCACTGTTTGATGTGAGTCGGCCCGTGGATGATCGATTGGTCGTTACCGCAGAAAGTGGCTTCGTGTTGATCGACACTGCACATGCTGATTTTTCCAAATTCCGAGATGAATATTCGCGCTATTATCTTGAGCCTTGCATGCCTGAATCAGCATGGATGTTTTGGGACGGAGAGATATGCATGCATGCGGCATTGACCGTGGATCATGTCAATCTTCGATCTCAATGCCATAGGAAAAAAAGCACACCCATACATGGTCATTGGTTGGGAGAATGGTTCCGTCATATGAAAACCAAGAGAAAAAAACACTGGCCTCTTTCGGCCTATAGAGAATTATGGCTCAATGGTCATGAATTATCATCGGATGATATCAAGCCATTTTATCAACAAGGAAACAGCGATGCATCTTGATGTAACACAGACCATAACCAAAGACGATCTCCTACAGGATCCTTGCCCGTATTTTTGCATCCATGATGCTCTACCGCAGACATTGTATGATCAGTTGATAGCAGAGTATCCTGAAGCACACATGATGCAGGATGGCAAGACACATTTCCAGGCACGCCGTTATCGTCAGCATGAATTCGTTCCAGGAACTGTGTCTCCATTGTGGCAAGAATTTGTGGCCTATCACAACAGTGTGTCTTTCAAAAATCGTGTGTTGGATCTTTTTGAACCAGCCCTGGAAAAGTATTATCCAGAGTTTGCCCAAGATCTACGTGATGCAGGAGTATCAGAACGGCATGATGGTCGCGCTGGCACAGTGCAGATGGAAGTGCAGTTCGTTCTTAACGGTCAGCAAGATACCACAGTGAGGACCACGCATTTGGACAACAGCCGAGAACTGTTTGCTGGCCTGTTGTATATGCGCAAACCCGAAGACACCAGCGTGGGCGGCGACATCCAGGTGTTCCGCAAACTGGTGCCCGCTCCAGAATACACTGGCATCAGAGAAGTCAATCCGGATCATGTGGCAGCAGCCGGAACAGTTCCGTATCGTGCCAATACCATGATACTGTTTCTCAACACAGCAGATACCATCCACGGCGTGACCCCGCGTATAGGTGCCAACTGTTTGCGCAGATACATCAACATAGACGCACATCAAGATAGGAAATTATTCCGAGTATGACTATAATCAATCAAAGTTATCAACAACAGATACAGGCCATGCATGAAAAAGGCAAGTTCAACAACGGTGCCAAGCAATTCAAATTGGTCAGACCATTTATCGAACAATATCAACCCCGCGATCTCATTGATTTTGGTTGCGGCAAAGGTGCGCTGATCGCTACCATCAAAGAGAATTTTCCTGCCATAGAAGTGTTTGGATACGATCCAGGCAATCCAGATTTCGCTGTCATGCCCACGCGGACTTTCGACACTATCATATCCACTGATGCCATCGAACATATCGAACCCGAGCACTTGGCTCAGAGCCTGGCAGTGATGAGCGACAAGATGCAACGCTGTGGATTTTTCCGCATAGCCTGCCATCCTGCTAAAAAACTATTACCCGATGGGCGTAACTGCCATCTTATCGTAAAAGAGCCGGACTGGTGGCGAGAGCAGATACTTAAAAACATGCAGGTCAATATCGTATGGGAACGAGTAGAACCTTTCGATAGACGAGAAAAAAATCCCATACTGTTTGGCAGCAAATATGATGTGATATTGGAAAAACGATGAAGAAAATAGTTTTGATAACCGGGGGATTCGATCCCATACATTCTGGGCACCTTGCTTACATCCAAGCAGCCAAGGCACTGGGAGACATCCTAGTGATAGGTGCCAACTCCGATGCATGGTTGCGACAAAAGAAAGGGCGTGCATTCATGCCTCTGCGCGAACGCACTGCCATATTACGGGCTATCGCTGGTGTGGACTACGTGATAGATTTTGATGATTCAGACGGAACTGCAAAAAATGCCATCAGGATGTGTCGGCAGAGTTATCCGCAGGATGAGATTATTTTCGCCAACGGCGGTGATAGGACTGACTACAACTGTCCTGAGATGGATGTGGCCGATGACAATGTGAAGTTTGTGTTTGGCATAGGTGGATTCAACAAAGCCAATTCTTCGTCCTGGATACTGGAAGAATGGAAAGCGCCTCAGACACGACGTCCATGGGGTTATTATCGCGTGTTGCATGAAACACCGGGAGTGAAAGTCAAAGAACTCACAGTAGAGCCAGGAGCCGCTCTCAGCATGCAACGTCATCAAGATCGCGCAGAATTCTGGTTGGTAGCATCGGGCGAAGCCACGGTCTACACAGTGGATTCAACTACCACGGACACTGAACTACAGGGCCGTTATCAGCGTCATCAGTATCTACATATCAGCACACATGAATGGCATCAGTTGGTCAACGAAGATCCTAACCCGCTCAAGATAGTGGAGATACAGTATGGTGATCGTTGTGAAGAAGAGGACATAGAAAGACAGTTATGACTACCAATGTTTACATAGGCTGGGACAGCCGAGAACCCATAGCCGCCGATGTGTGCGAATACAGCATACAGCAAAACGCATCCGAGCCTGTGACGATCCATATGCTCAAACAAGATGATCTGAGAGAGAATCTGCTTTACACCAGACCCAGAGACGTGCAGGCCAGCACGGAATTCACCTTCACGAGATTTTTAGTTCCGCGTCTCAATGACTATAAAGGCTGGGCTATATTTTGTGACTGTGATTTCCTCTGGTTGGGAGACATACAAGAACTCATAGCACAGGCTGACCCACGATATGCCGTGATGTTGGTCAAACATGACTATCGCCCACAAAACACTGTCAAGATGGATGGCCAGCGACAAGAGTATTACCCTCGCAAGAATTGGTCCAGCATGATATTGTTCAACTGCGGACATAAATCAAACGAATGGCTCACGCCCTATCATATCAACAATGCCACCGGACAGGAACTACACAGATTCTCTTGGCTCAAAGAAGAAGAAATTGGCGAACTCAGACCCGAGTGGAACTGGTTGGTAGGATGGTATCATCAGCCATGGGATGGCACACCCAAAGCTCTGCATTACACCGAAGGCGGCCCCTGGTTTGACAACTACAGCCATTGTGCTTACAGCGATGTATGGAAAGAATATCAATGTGATCTGCGTGCCAAACAAGTGGATCACAGCACCAAAGAGATCGATAATCTTGATTACCCCCAGGAACTACGGCAGTTACTCAAGGATGTGGTCTGGTCTATCCAAGACAGCAAAAATCTCTACGGTTACAACCAACACGGTTATGATGATGTGTGCCAGCGTATCCAGAGATATGCCTGTGATCCAGAACAAAAGCAATTAATAGGAATAAGTGAAATGGAAGACGTCAGCCGCAAGGCCAAAGAAAAAGGTATCAAGTATGATGGCATAGTGCATAGTTTTGTCACCGGTGCCATGGGACGCATCAGTCCCTGGGTAGATGTGGAGCACAGCGACAACCCTATCGCTCTGCGCAGTATCACCAAGAAAAAAATAATGCAACGATGCGAACAACAGGGCCGAGACTACTACTATATCGACACAGGATATTTTGGTAACGGAAAACTCAAAGACTATCACAGAGTGACCAAGAATGCCATGCAATGGTTAGGTCCCATCCAAGATCGGCCTAGTGATAGATTAGACCGCACCAGAGTCCGACCCTATCGTCACACACCAGGCAGTAAGATCTTGATCTGTCCGCCCAGCGAGAAAGCTATGAAATATTGGAATCTGGATCTAGATTGCTGGATGGAAAAGACCATAACCACGATCAAAGAATACACTGATCGAGAGATTGAAGTGCGTCTCAAACAGCCTCGCAGTGTGAGAGCCAGCGTGGATACCATGCAGGATGCACTCAACCGAGATGTGCATTGTGTGGTCACTTTCAATTCTATCGCCGCGGTGGAAAGTTTGATCTATGGCAAACCAGTGTTTACCATGGGGCCCAATGCCGCACAGCCATTGTCCAACAAAGATCTATCCACTATAGAAACACCGTTCATGCCGGACACTGATCAGGTCTATGCCCTTTTGCGCTGTCTAGCCTACCATCAGTTCACAGTGGAAGAGATGCGCTCAGGCTATGCCTGGGCCGTGATAAACGGACAAGAATGAAAATAGCTGTATACCTCTCTGGTGTTCCTAGGAAATCTAAAAACGAATTCAAGCGCGATATCTTGACTAGATTTGCCCATGGTGCCAAGTTGGCCGGAGATGAAGTATATCTAGTGACCCAAGACGAACCTGTAGAATGTGATGTGGCAGTGCTCCAAGGCTGGATAGGAATGAAAACCGGCGCACACCTCGAAGTGCGCCGTCGGGTGATCAAACAACAACGGCGAAGCAATGGACATACTTTGGCCATGGACAGCAATCTGTTTGGTTTCTTGGAACCTGCAGATTTCAATCGTTATCTGCGTTATAGCCTAGACGACGTGTTTCCTGACACTGGTTATTATTTTGATCGCGACCCGGATCTACAACGCTGGCAACGAATCAAAGCCCATTATGGTTTCGCCGAGCGCGGATGGAGCAACAACGGTCGCAATATCTTGGTCGCACTGCAACGCAATGGCGGTTGGAGCATGGGCGACGTTCCGGTGCAACAGTGGTTGGATACCTTGTTGCCTCAGATACGCCAGCACACTGATCGACCCATTGTGATCAGACCTCACCCAGGAAATCTAGCCATAGTGCCTACCATACAACTACCATCTGTGGCCCAGGTTGCCTGGAGCACACAACAAGACATCAGAGAAGATCTCAATCAAACCTGGGCCACAGTGACCTACAATTCCAGTCCAGGTGTGGCCAGCATACTGTGGGGAGTTCCTGCATTTGTCACAGATCCTCGACCTGCCAAAAGCCAAGCCTGGCCCTGGGCCAGCAACAACATAGCAGAGATCGAATCACCACGCCGTGGTGATCGACAAGAGTTTTATACTAAACTAGCACAATGCCATTGGAGCTCGGAAGAGATCTCCAGCGGTGAAGCCTGGCGATTCATGCGTCAGCGCCTGCCAAAGATTCCTTGCCAATACCCCACACTGCTGTTCAATCCTTGATTGCGATCATAATCATCGGGTAGGCTATGTCCCAAGGCCTTGCGTTTAGAGCCTTTCATGTGATCCATGTATAGGCCCAAGCGACTGGCGATAAAAGGATGCCCTGGGCCTTTGCCCGGCAGTTCGGGACTGAGATTGTGGAAAGAGGTCTGTCGTTGCGTCTGGAAGTCTTTGCGGATCACGTCAAATACAAAACTGTCATGATATTCGCGCAGGCGGAAAAGATCTCCTGTGACATAAAGATCATGCCAACGGTCCATGAAACTGAGCAAATCGGGATGGCGCCGATTATAGGCCACCCATCCGCATTCGCTGTGATATTTTTCCCTGCGTCCCAGATAACAGGCCATTGCTGAATCTTCGCATATGGTGCTCAAGAAATTTTCCGGAACGTCCTGGAAAGTCACTGTGTCTGCATCTAACCATATCACCCAGTCGCTGTCTAGAGTGCGGCAAGCATGGATCACAGCAAAGACCTTGTGGCTGAATCTCACTGCATCCCACTTGAAAGCATTGTCTTTGAACGGTACTCCGGTGTCTTTGGCCACCAACCCATTGGCCATGGGATCGTTGCCCCAGCGATTTTTGAAATTTACCAAATCTGGTGACTGTGCCAACAGATCCAGGATCTTCACACGATCGCTGGGCGATCTGGGCTGGCAATTTTCTGCATATACTATCAGTTCCACATCTCCGGGCCAATGGCGATCAAAAGCGTCGATCATGCGCTGGCCATATTGTTTGAGACCCGGGGCATGGAACGTGGTAATTACTGTGTATTTCATCGCAGGATATTTAGTGATCAAGACCATCGCCTATTTTCCATCTCAGTGCGCTCTCAACAGCAAAGAAGTGTTGGGAGCCTTTTTGGATCGATGTTCTCAACAGGGATGGCAACGTAGAGAAAATTCTCTAGATGCGGATGTAGCGGTGATCTGGTCGGTGTTGTGGCACGGTCGCATGCAACCCAATCGTTCAGTGTATCAGCATTATAAAAATCTCGGCCGACCGGTGATAGTGATAGATGTGGGCGCACTGAAACGTGGGCACACATGGAAGATCGCTGTGGACAACATCACCGCACAGGGATACTATGGACACACCACGGATCTTGATTGGGATCGCCCTGCCAAATTGGGAGTTAAACTATATCCAGTGCGCTTGGGCCAACCACGATTGATCATAGCCGCGCAACACAAACAGAGTTTCCAGGTAGAATCATTGCCCAGCATGGAACACTGGATCAATCAACAAATCGCCTTGGCTCGTTCACACACAGACTTGCCCATAGTCGTGAGACCACATCCCAGGAGTGCATTGGATCCAGGTCTTTTGCCTCGAGATGTGACCATAGAAATGCCTCGCCCTATAAAAAATACCTACGATGATTTTGATATCAATTATGACTGCAGGGCCTTGATAAATTATAACAGTGGCTCGGGCATACAGGCCGCCCTGTCTGGTTGCCAAGTCATCGTGGATCCCAGCAGTTTGGCTGCTCCTATTCGTACCAAATACGAGGATCTAGACACGTTGGTAGATCACGACAGAGATCGATGGTTAGTTGAGATATGCCACACAGAATACACAGTTGATGAAATAAGACAAGGTTCATGGTTAAAAAGAATAAAAACCGCGCTGTCGTAGAAACAGCGACATTGGAGCATATTGATTGCGCCTGCTTGATACACGACACCTTGTATCCATGGGACTATGTGGACAAACTCTACAATGCTCTTTGTCGCAATCTTTCTCTGCCGGTGAGAATGCATGTTTATACCGAAAGCAACAGAGTAGTGCCTGGTCACATGATACATCATGCCTTGGAAGAATGGCCTGGTGTGCGCGGCCCCAAACGATCGTGGTGGTACAAGATACAGTTATTCAACCCACGGCATCATAGAGGACCCATGCTGTATTTGGATCTGGACACAGTGATCGTAGGCAATCTTGATTGGGTGTGGCGATTGCCCACGGATAGATTCTGGGCTGTGCAAGACTTCAAATATCTGTTCCGGCCCAGTAAAATAGCCATGAACTCCAGCATGATGTGGTTTGATCCTGCGAAGTTCGCGCACATTTATCAGCATTTTGATCCTGGGCAAATAGCACACAAACGCACGGCATGGCACGGTGATCAGGACTATCTACATGAGATACTGGGTCCTGGCCGAGAAAATTACTTTGAAAAAACCAGGGTGCAAAGTTGGCGCTGGCAACTCAAAGATGGAGGATTTGATTTTCGCACCCGTAAATATCTAGCCCCCGGCACTGGAACACACATACCAGATTCTACCAGTGTGTTGATTTTCCATGGCAGTCCCAAACCACACGAAGTGAAAGATGCTGTGATTGAACAGCACTGGTGCTAAATACTATGTGCGGTTCGGATACGGCTGTATCGCACGATAAAGATCCGGGTGCGCTAAGCCAAGCGATAGCCAGCCTAATGTCGTATTTAGATATTCAAAAGGAAAAATTATGGCAAGCGTATTATTCCGCGGACGTGTTTTTGCAACACCCTCGGCAACAACAATTTTAATCGATGGCAATGAAGTTTTTAGCGGACAAGTAGGAGTTGGACAACCGCTAGACACAGAAATTACATTGTTTTCTACAGATATTCCAGTGACAGGCAACGCTGTTGTTACTGCCCCTGTGTCAGTATCTGTCACATCCGGTGTAATCACTGTGGGGCAAGTAGTCCGTTCAACTGATCCATCTACCTGTGGCTTTGATATGAGAAACAACGACATCCTAATCAACGGACAAGCACCTGAATGGCCAGCCACACCAGTGGATCCAATGCCAGGCGGCACGCCCCAGAGCCCCATCTGGAGCGGTTGGTTTTTTGAAATCAGCGCAGGAGAGACCATCACGTTCACTATTGATGTAACAAATCCAGGTAATGTATCACCCACCTGATATAGTTTCAAATGGTAAAACAACCCTGCCTTCGGCAGGGTTTTTTTGTGGTTGACCACAAAATCCTTTTTCCGTAAAATACAATTATAGTAAATTTTAGCAGAATAGATCTGTGGCAAAAAAACAACACCCATAAAATGGGGGATTTTTGCCCAGGTTGACCAGAATTAGCCATTTTGCTATAATATGGGTATAGTAACAAAAAAGGAGCCTAGACAATGACGCAAGTCCTCATCAAGCGCGGTGTGTATCGCAATCAACCCATCGTGAACACCAACTTCACCCTAGTGAAAGATTTCTCCAGTTCGGCAAAAGGCAATTTCGTAACCGTGCAAAACGGCGATAATTTTCCTGGCTTTCCTGACGAGATCCGTGTTAAACTAGACTCTATCGAAGACATCGAAATCACCGGAGGTATTGTGTCGCAATCTAACAAGGTAGTAGAATTTAAAAAGACCGAAAAACCTGAAGAAACTGACGAAGAAATCATGGATCGTATTGAGCAACGGTTCGGGATCCTAGACGACATGACCAAGGCCGCCATCGCTGGCGACATCCGTGCCATGATTGTCACAGGCCCTCCTGGAGTGGGCAAATCCTACGGGGTAGAGTATCAACTGGAAAAGGCCGGCTTGTTTGATAACATCAGCGGTCGCAAGATCAAGTATGAAGTGATCAAAGGTGCCATGACTCCTATAGGATTGTATTGCACCTTGTATAAACATTCGGACCCTAAAAACGTCTTGGTGTTTGACGACTGCGACTCCATTCTGCTAGATGACATCGCGCTGAACATCTTGAAAGCCGCTCTGGACTCGGGCAAAAAACGTCGTATCCATTGGAATTCAGACTCTTCGATGTTGCGCCGTGAAGGTGTTCCTGACCAGTTCGACTTCAAGGGTTCGGTGATTTTCATCACCAATCTAAAGTTTGATCATCTCAAGAGCAAGAAACTGCAAGATCATCTTGAGGCTTTGCAGAGTCGCTGTCACTTCCTGGACCTTACGCTGAACACCACCCGCGACAAGATCCTGCGCATCAAGCAGATCTTCCGCAAAGGTGACTTGTTCCAGGACTATGATTTCTCACCCGAACAGGGCGATGAGATTGTCCAATTCATGCAGGACAACCATGCCCGCATGCGCGAGATCAGTCTGCGCATGGCGCTGAAATTGGCAGACTTGACCAAAGTCAGTTCTAACTGGAAAGCCCTAGCAGAGAATACCTGCATGCGACACGAATAAGTTTACCCGGATCGCCATCAAATAGTCTAGCTCCTAGGCGATCCGTTTCACAGAGGCACCCTTTAAAAAGGTGCCTCTTTTTTTGACCTCGCTAAGTATTCACATGGGCAAAGACAACAAAATATTTTGCACGGCACCATTTACTACTTTACGAATAGAATCTTATAGTGCCTCAATACCTGGCAAATATGATCAGTATGGAGTGATTTTCAAACCGGGATGTGTGTATGATCCACAGGGTCCTATATCCAGTCTTGACGAATATCTTCAAGGGCAGGAAATGTCCTGGCACAGAAATAACTTGTTGCAAGGATTGCAACCACATCCTGGTTGTCATAGATGTTGGAAATCTGAACAAATTGGTCTAGACAGCACTAGAAAACAGTTGTTGAAAAAACCCTATGCCAGTGACCAGATGGGTATCAAATTGTTAGATGTTTTTTTTGGCAATGTGTGTAACATGGCCTGTTTTATGTGTGATCCTGAATGGTCCAGCAAACATGCCGAAGAAAGTTACCAATTGGGATTCATAAAGCAAAGAATCGATGTAAAAGACAACACAGACACAGTGTTGGAAACTATAGATCTGCTACCTGATCTCGAGCAGGTCAGTTTCATAGGCGGGGAATTTTTCTTATTCAAAAACAACGTCAAAATTTGCAACAAGATCATTGAAAAAAATCTCGAAGCCAGGATCGTAACCAATGCCAGCGTATTGACTGATGAACTTTGGAAAAAGCTTACAGAGATCAAAGCAATTGAAATGCAAATCAGCATAGATGCTATAGAAGAAACCTATGCTCTTATGCGTTACCCTTACACCTGGGATACCTTGATCGGCAATTACCAAAAACTGAAACAACTATCAAACATCAAACTCAATTTTCATGTGGTCACACAGGTGCTTAATATTCAAAATCTGCATGCCACTTTGGACTGGGCCAATCGAGAACGCACACCAATTTCTTTGCACAATCTATCGCCCGGATGCTGGTCTTGGGACATACTTACCGTTTCTGAAAAAATCGAACTGAAACAGTATCTACAGGATTGCAATCAAAGATTTAGATTGATATCCAAGCAGACGCAGTGGATACAAGATCTGATTGATGGGTTAGACAAGGTTAAATTCAGTCCGCAATGGCGGCAACAGTTTGTGGATAGATTTTCCAAACTTATGAAACATAGGAAAGTTGATATACCGCAAATCCAAAAACATTTGGGTATTTTCCGTAGCCTGTTTGACGAGGTCCTAACGGCAATGGATGCACATTAATCAAATTATTTTGACACACGTCAAAATTAGTGTATAATATCACAATGAGAACTGCACGACTAAGCATACGAGATGAAGTCAACGTCAAGATAGAAGGGCTAGAACTGGATGCACGTCGCACTCTAGTCAACAAGTTCAAATATGATGTTCCTTACGCCAGATACCTACCAGCGGTAAGATTGGGGCGATGGGATGGCAAGGTCTCCTTTTTCCAACTGGGTGGTAGCACCTACGTAAACCTCTTGCCTGAAATCATACCAGTGCTGGAAGAATATGGTTACGACATAGAACTGGACGATCAAAGAGAGTATCGCACCACCTTTGAGTTTGAGCAAGTGCAAGAAGACACTTTCTCTAACATCTCTTGGCCCAAAGGACATCCCAATGCCGGCGAACCTGTCATGATGCGAGACTACCAAGTTGACATAGTCAACAACTTTCTTGCCAACCCTCAATGCCTGCAAGAAGTGGCCACTGGCGCCGGCAAAACAATCATGACTGCCGCCCTGAGCCATGCTGTGACACCTTATGGTCGTAGCATAGTGATAGTTCCTAACAAAAGTCTTGTGACACAGACAGAAAAAGACTACATCAACATGGGTCTGGACGTGGGTGTGTTCTTCGGAGACCGCAAAGAGTTTGGACGCACACACACCATCTGCACATGGCAGAGTCTCAATGTGCTGTTAAAGAACACCAAAAATCAATCAGCAGAAATCACCATTGGTGAATTTATCGAAGGCGTAGTGTGCGTGATAGTGGACGAGGTGCACATGGCCAAGGCCGATGCACTGAAAACTCTGCTCACAGGCGTGATGGCGCAAGTGCCAATCCGTTGGGGATTGACAGGAACCATACCCAAAGAAGATTTTGAATTCCAGGCCTTGCATGTGAGTCTAGGACCAGTGATATCTCGACTGGCCGCCGCTGAACTGCAGGATAGAGGAGTGCTGGCGCAGTGCCATGTCAACATCGTGCAACTAGTAGACCATGTGGAATACAACAACTATCAAAGCGAACTGAAATATCTTTTAGAGGAATCAGGGCGGTTGGATACCATGGCCAGTTTGATACGGCAAGTTAACGAAACAGGCAACACTCTCGTGCTGGTAGATCGTATCACAGCCGGACAAGAACTAGTAAAACGACTGGGCGACCGTGCTGTGTTTGTTTCAGGCGCCACCAAAGCAAAGGACAGACAGGATGAATATGACGAAGTGGCTGAAGCTACCGATAAAATTATTGTTGCTACCTATGGCGTGGCTGCTGTTGGTATCAATATTCCTCGTATTTTCAATCTGGTGCTTGTGGAACCCGGAAAGAGCTTTGTCCGAGTTATACAATCAATTGGGCGCGGCATTAGAAAAGCTGAGGACAAAGACTTCGTCCAAATCTGGGACATCACCTCCACCTGCCGATTCGCCAAAAGGCACTTGACCAAGCGCAAACAGTTCTACAAAGAAGCCCGTTATCCTTTCACGCACGAGAAACTGGAGTGGATGACCATTGGGTAAACTGTATCAACAAGTGGGAGAACACCTATTGGGCAAGTTCTCTGGTGAGGTTATCGTAGAGATTGGGTCGGATAGATGGGAAGGCAGCAGTGCCTATTTCGCAGATCTGGCCCACACACATGACATGAGATTTGTGTCTGTGGATCTCGATCAAGATGCCAGACATAGATTGCGCAAAACTATCGCTCCGGAGCACAGCCATCTTGCTGAATTTGTGCAAGCCGAAGGCACCCAATGGACAGCTCAATATTCCGGGTCAAAAATACGGGTGCTGTATCTGGATAACTTCGACTGGGATTGGCGCACTGATAGACAGCAACAAATGATCCAGGATCAAATCGCTTGGTATAGTCAGCAAGGCTTGATCATGACCAACATCAACTGCCAAACAGCACATGTCACTCAAATGGTCAATCTATTGCCGCATATGAGTGATCGATGTGTGATATGTGTTGATGATACCTATGAATACAATGGCGTGTTTATTGGCAAGGGTGGCGCCGTGGTTCCTTATCTTTTGGGGCAAGGATTTGGGGTCCTTGTCGCGAGAGATTATGGAGTCATACTCGGTCGCGGATACAGAAATTATATCGTATAATGGATACTATGAAGATACTCACACTAGACAACACAGCCTATGATCTGGATGCGCTACCCGAAGAAGTGGATGACATGCGTTTCGCGATATTAGATAACTCAGATCCCGCAGATCCAGACTATCACTATATTCCTCTGATCTTCCTTGAGAGTTTCAACTCACCGGCCTTGGTGCTACAGATCGGATCCCACAGGATCAAAATGCCCATAGACTGGCAAGTGCTGATAGGTGAGCCCGACTTGGGCGATCTAGAGATGTTGCCGTTGACGTCGATCAATGATCGCGGATTCAAAGTGTTCCAGTTCAATCCACTGACGTCATTCCGCCCCAGTTTCCTGGACATAGAGATCGTGGATGTCTATCACGACGTGGCATGGTATTGCCCTAAACTAAAAAATGGTCAGATGCTGTGTGTGCCACTCACAGAGGATCCAGAACCTGATTGTGTGTATTTTGTCAAGGACATCTCCAGGAACTGTGAGATCGTTGACTACAACAAGGCTTGGTGATGGATAAGTTAAGCATCGGCAACGAAATGTCCGAGTTTGATCGTAAAAACAGATCATTCTATGATGAACTCACTGACGAAGAACGCAAGAAGTTTTCAAACTATCTCATGATACGTTGGGGATCTGCCATACAAGGCGGTCAGGAATTGCAGGAATACTATGTGCAGAGCACCAATCACTATCTCAACAAAAACTTCTTTGCCATCAATCGTCACCCCAAACTACAATGGTTATGTGCCACGGCAGTGAGTCCTGGTCTGGGCACACAACGGCATCAGTGGATCGCTCCCAAGAAGAAAGAAGCCGGCAACAGCGAAGTAAAGAAAACGTTGACAGACCTCTATCCTAACTGGAAGATGTCTGACATAGAAGTCATGGCCAAGTTGGTCACCAAAAAAGAACTACAAGAGTATCTACGTGAGCACGGAAACAAAGACTGACCACGTCTGTAGATATTGTGAAAAAACTTTTGCCAGGCCCGAGAGCCTGGCTGTGCATGTGTGCGAACAAAAACGCCGTTATCAAGATCGAGAGGAGCCCGGTGTGCGGTTGGGGTTACAGGCCTATCTGCGTTTCTACGAAATGACGCAAGGTTCTGCCAAACTCAAAACCTTTGATGATTTTGCCAAGAGTCCTTACTATCGAGCCTTTGTAAAGTTTGGCCGTCATTGTGTGGCCATCCGTGCTGTGAACACTGCCAGATTCATTGATTGGGTGGTAGAGAAAAACAAAAAGATCGATCATTGGTGTAGAGACAGCGTGTATGCAGAATACCTCGCAGAATACATGCGCAAGGAAAGCGTAAATGATGCCTTGGCTCGGGCCATAGAATATTCTATCGACTGGAGTGAAACCCATGGGCACCCGGCACAGGATTGTTTGAGATATGGCAACAGCAATGCCGTGGCCTATGCTGTGTCCACCGGCCGCATCAGTGCTTGGGTATTGTATAACTGCGACAGCGGACAAAAATTGCTGGATGATCTAGACCAAGAGCAGATCGCCATAGTATGGCCTTGGATCGATCCTGAATTCTGGCAACGCAAATTCCGCGATTATCCGGCAGATCAAGAGTATGCCCGCGAAATGTTACGACAGGCAGGTTGGTGATGAGCGCAGACATTGACATAGATTTCGCTGATAGAGAAAAGATCCTGTCGCTGATACAGCACAGATCTGCGAGACAACATGTAGAATCTCAAGTGCGACGACACAACTCCGGAGTATATGTCACGGATATACCTTGGGATCCTATCAATCAATGTGCGTCCATAGACTATCAAGAAGCCGAATCTAGGGGTTACTTCAAACTGGATTTTTTAAATATGAGCGTGTATTCTTTGGTCCGGGGCCCGGATCATTACAAAGACATGTTGGATCGATCGCCCCCTTGGACAAAATTATGGACTGATACAGACTGGGCCAGCCGATTGGTGCATGTGGGCAATTACACTGGCCTGCTCTCAATCATGAGACCCGATTCTATACCCAGGATGGCAGCTTTTATATCTATCATACGCCCTGGCAAGGCCCATCTACAAAATCTCCCATGGGCCGAAGTGTTTGAGTCAGTGTGGGATGGTGACGACAGCCGTGGTTATACTTTCAAGAAAAGCCATGCTATCAGTTATGCGGCTTTGGTAGCACTGCACATGAACTTAATCGATCCTGCGAACCAGGGTGATTGATTTGCGTTTGGATTTTTTGCGGGCTATGTCGGTGAGGCTGGTGCATGGTCCATGCACTATTTCCAGATCTTTGTTGGTAAATGTCCTGAGATAAGGGCGGAATACTTCCCAATCTTGCTTGAGGAATATATTGATAGGTATGCTACGATTGCTTTCCCACCACCAAGTATTGGCCAATTCTAAGAACAGTTTCTTGAGATCTGCGTGGGGAATATTGCCAAAATCATAGATGGTGGTCACAGCATCATCGCGGTTCTGTATCACACCGATGTATTCATTGCCAGCATAGGTGCAAAATGTTATGAAAGGGTAGCGTTCGGCTATTTTAGCGAAGATTTCAGAGCCCATAAATATCGTTAGGAAAACCTTATGTATTCAACCACTGCCTATTTATATCAACAGCGACAGCAGGTCATTTTGATCGACACCAGTGGTGCCTATTTTGACCGGAGGTGGCAACCCGTGTATGCTAAAAATTTAAAAATCCATCGTGGCGTAGACAACGTCATACTGTTTGAATTCGTCAATCAAGATCAGAAACCCGTGAACATCACTGGGTCTACCATCACTTTCCGATTGATCTCGACCAATGGTGATATACTTTTGTTGAGCAAAGACCTAGAAATACTCAGTGCCGCTTACGGCCGGGCCAAGGTCACTCTGCTCAGCACCGATCTAGACGAAGTTGATGCACAGCCCGTGGGCTGGAGCCTTGAACGTAACTCAGCCACCAGCGAACTCTACGAGCCTGTGTTTACCAATGCCTACTCCGGCGGCCGCGGCACAGCCGATGTAGTAGATTCAGTGTATCCTGCATTTGTGCCCAGTGAGATAATGACTGTTCCTACCAACCCGGAAATCAGCCAGAGCAATCCCAATCGCAATCATACATCTGCGGTGTATACACAAGGTCGCGATCTTGTAACCTTCCAGATGGACTTTGACAATTTCTCGGGCAACGTCAAGGCGCAGGGTTCCAGCACACAATTGGGGCCATGGTATGATGTTGGCAGCCAGCGACAGTATATCAACAGGACAGCACGTGATTATTGGAACGTAGAAGGATACCACAATTATCTCCGTTTCGAAGTAAATCAATATGGCTACAAGGCCAAAATTGGCAATGCAGTGGTCAGTGGTGGCACCGTGACCAATGTTACCATGAACAATTCTGGTAGTCAGTGGATTTCCACGCCATTCCCTAATGTAGACTTTGTGGGCGAAGGCACAGGTGCTGAAGGATATGCCGTGGCCACTGCAGGTGGCAATGTCAATGCTGTGATAGTCACAGCCGGTGGCGCAGGATACGTCAATAATCCCAATGCCAAAATCAACAACGGATTCATTACATCCATCGCCTATAGATGAAGATTAGGAAGTTAGTGGCATTTGGCTGTAGTTGGACCTATGGCGATGAACTCATCGCTCCTGAATTCCGAGACTTGTCTGAAGAAGCATTCCGAGATCACTACGATCAAAATCGTCCTTACAGGCTGGCCAATGGCTTTGCGGGTCGTATTGCCAAAGAATTTGATCTTGAACTAGACAACATGGCTTTTCCGGGATCCAGCCTTGAAAGCATGCGCTGGAACTTCATGTGGTATCTGCGCAACGGTCAGAGCACCGACGATGTTCTGTTTATCGTGGCACACACTGATAGCACACGGCAAAGCTGGTTTAACCCACAGCATCAAATTAGCATGAAGGATCCGCAATGGAATCGACACATGCACGGAACTTGGTTGCTCCAACCCAACCCCGACATAGATGACAACTGGTTCTCTTTGCAACGATTATGGCTGGGCATGAGTTATCATAGAGAATGGGCAGAATACAATTTCCAAACATCCATCAATCTATTTGATCAGGCCGAGAGCAGGTATGGCATTCCGATAATACAGGTCAGCGCATTGCCCAATCCTTATTCTCTACGAGTGCCCAGTCTGATCTATCCAGGACTGAGTTTCAAAGAAATATTATACAACAAAAAGAAAGAATTGGGCATAGAACCGTTTGCTCGCGGCGGACATCCCAATGAATTGGGTCATAAAATCATTGCAGACCACTTGATCGAACACATAAAACATAGTAAAATGTTAGAGTGATCGACATATTTTCTTATCTACCAGCCAAACGCAAAAGCACAAGTTCTGGCTGGATTTCATTCAATGCTCCGTGTTGTGTTCACAATGGTGAAAGCCAGGATCGACGACAGCGCGGTGGAATCAAGGCCACTGACCAAGGTTGGAGTTTCCACTGTTTCAATTGCGGATTCACTGCCAGCTTCATCCTGGGTCGCAATCTTTCATTCAAGGCTCGCAGACTGTTGCAATGGCTTAATGTTCCACAACAAGAAATAGAATATATAAATCTCGAAAGCCTCAAACATCGAAACATCCAAGGCATACTGGATGATCGACAGCGCACTGCCAATGTGGTGCAGGGCATCGAGTTTGAAGATCGAGAACTGCCGGAAGAATTCGCATTGGTGGATCGCGACATGTCAGTGCATTGGCAGTATCTCAGAGATCGTTGTGTGCCCGAGGATTATCCCATAGGTATGATCCATGGCCGGCCTGATGACAAATTCAGTCGTAGGCAAGGTGTGATCATACCGTTTACCTATGATGGACGCATAGTAGGACACACACGTAGATTTTTTGATGATCATAATCCTCGCTACGTCCACGACATGCAACAGGGCTATGTGTTTGGCACAGATCTACAGCGACCAGATTGGCAGCATGTGATCGTGGTGGAAGGCATATTTGATGCTCTCAGCATCGGTGGATTGGCAGTATTGCATGCTGAAATCAATGATACCCAAGCGAGACTGATACGCAGTATTGGTCGAGAAGTCACAGTGGTGCCCGATCAAGACAAGGCCGGTCTCAAGTTGATAGATTGTGCTATAGAACTGGGTTGGGCAGTGAGCATACCAGACTGGCCAGCGGATGTCAAGGACGTTAACGATGCAGTGATACGCCAAGGACGATTGGCCACGCTGTTGAATATTTTCCAGCATCGATGCACCAGTAAAATAAAAATTGAAATGGCTCGGAAGAATCTCATGAGGAAACTCCATGTCTAGATTGATCGTGTATGGCGACAGTTATAGCACACCAGGATTCTGTGTAGATGTCAAGGATTCTTGGTGGGGCTTAATGGCTGCTGCCTTGCAAGTTGATAGTGTAGAAAACTACAGTTGGCCAGGAAACAACGTAGATAGCATATCACATCTCATAGTGGCTGGTTCTGGATTTAGTCCTAACGATTATGTAATAGTGGGTGTGCCCCCTATCGAGAGATTTACTGTGTATGATTATGATGGTATGGCTCCTAGTTATCATAGATTTTTTGGCAATCTAGAACCCATAGATCAACCATGCTTACGAGAACATGATGGGCTCAGGCAAGTCACTACTCATCAGCTGGGCCAAGGCTATGTAATGTCATGGAATCGTAGTTGGCAAGAAGCACAGGCTCTTAGAGAATTATTTTTATTGACTAGATATATCCAAGGATGGACTAGCAATTATCTCATCGTGAATCTCGCCGAACCATTCCAGCCCAAGACCGAGTGGCCAACACTGGCCAGTATACAGAGAAGATTTTTAGCAGATCCGCACAGTATCCTGTTTGAAGATACCTACTTCAGCACTAACAAAAATGTCCATCGTCCCGTGGACTTTGATACTCACGGATGGCACGGTCACTATGGATCTGCGGGCAATCATCATTGGTATGAAAAAGTATTGTGTCCTCGCATGCAGGAGTTAGGATGGCTATGAATTATTTTGGCGGCTGTAGCATCACCATGGGTGCAGGTTTCGAGAGCCAACAAAATGATCCCAGGATCTATCCCAATCTCATTGGCCATGCAGACAACGATGCCGAAGGTGGATCCAGCAATCTAAAAATTTTTACCCGAGCAGCCAAGGCTTTATTGGATCGTCGACATGATCGATATTTTGTGCAATGGAGTGCTTTGCACAGACACTGGGTTTACCCCAGCGCCAACCAGGGATTTTATATCGGTGCCGACACTGATAGCAATCTAATAGATAAAAAGTTTGTGGCCCAATATCAATTGCTTAATCACGATTATAGTAATATAATGTCATTGATAGACTATACCAGGATACTGCAACAGATGTCCGATGATGCTGGAAAAGATATATGGTTTATCAATGGCATGATTCCTTGGACCCAAGACATGTTGACCAATCAATCTCACAGTGACTATGCCAAGACCTTATATCAAGATCTAGATGATGATCAAACTCGAGATTTCAGTGAACGGTTGCGCAATAATCTTGAATTGATAGACTGGACACAATGGGTAAACCCGTGGCACAGCATCGTGGATCTCAAACTGGACCATGCACCGTTGGATGATCATCCGGGCGCTGCCACGCATAGAAAAATCGCTGACATGATACAACAACACATAGATACATCGAGAGAAACCCAATGAAAGATTATTCCGTAGAAGTCCAAAAGTTGTTCCTGGAGTTTATGATGCAGGACGCACAGAGTTACGTGCGAGTGCAGAACATATTCAATGAAGAAAACTTTGATCGCAGCCTGCGTAGTGCCGCGAAGTTTATCCGAGAACACTGTGATCAACACAAAACTTTGCCTGATCGCAAACAGGTTCGAGCAGTGACCAATGTTGACCTACAAGAAATACCCGATATCAATGAAGGGCATCTCGACTGGTTCATGGAAGAGTTTGAATCATTCACTCGTCGACAAGAATTGGAACGTGCGATCCTTAAGTCGGCGGACCTTTTGGAAAAGGGCAATTTTGATCCTGTGGAGAAGTTGATTAAGGATGCCGTGCAAATATCATTGACCAAGGATCTGGGCACAGATTACTTTGAAGATCCGCGATCGAGACTGCTGGCCTTGAAAAATAATAATGGACAGAACTCTACTGGATGGCCTGCCCTGGACAAATTGCTGTATGGTGGATTCAACCGAGGTGAATTGCAGATTTTCGCAGGAGGTTCAGGTTCTGGCAAGAGTTTGTTCATGCAGAACTTGGCAGTGAACTGGGCACAGGCCGGGCTCAACGGTTGTTACATCACGCTGGAACTGTCAGAAGGTCTTTGTTCCATGCGCATCGACTCCATGATGACCAATACGTCTAGCAAAGAAATTTTTCGAGATATCGATACAGTGGAAATGAAAGTCAAGATGATGCAGAAGAAGGCCGGCGCCTTGCAGATCAAATACATGCCAGCACAGAGCACAGTGAATGATATCCGTGCATATCTCAAAGAACTGCAAGTGAAGACAAAGAAACGTGTGGATTTTTTATGCGTAGATTATCTAGACTTGATCATGCCGGTGAGTGCCAAAGTTAGCCCCAATGATTTATTCGTCAAAGACAAGTATGTTTCAGAAGAACTGCGCAACTTGGCTAAAGAACTCAATGTATTGTTTGTCACTGCTTCGCAGTTGAATCGTGCGGCAGTGGAAGAGATTGAGTTCGATCATAGCCATATATCGGGTGGTATTTCCAAGATCAACACAGCAGATAATGTGTTTGGTATCTTCACAAGTCGAGCCATGCGTGAACGTGGTCGCTATCAGATACAGTTGATGAAGACTCGTTCATCGAGTGGAGTGGGACAGAAGGTAGATTTAGAGTTTGACATTGAAAGCCTGCGTATCAGAGATTTAGGCGAAGACCAACAGCAAAGTTCTGGATTTGTCAAGAAACCCAACATCTACGAATCAATCAAGGCCAAGTCTACTATGAAGGATGACAACAGTGAACCAGCTGAAGATGTTGGCAAGGTCACAGCCGATGTGCAATCAAACAAACTCAAACAGTTATTAGGACAAATCAAACAGTCATGATAGATCAGGATTTGATCGAGAACAACAAGAAACATCTAGCGTCTTGCATCTCCAACAGACTGTCTACCCCTATAGCAGATTTGTATCAGATAACAGATGTCTTAGATCTTGCGATATTACAAAAACTCAATCAGTATGTTTCATCGGTTTCCAATGACAAATGGCAAACAGTGGAAGGTCAAGAAACTCTTCCTAGACAAAAAATCACTTGGGATTTTGATACAGTGATAGAAGAGTTGCATGAAATATTTGATTCTGCGACAGATCTGATCAATGAAACGTTTACAGACCCCTATAAACATTTCTGGGGAGTATCGCTCTGGAAAGATGAAGCGGGATATGAAATTGGTTGGCACACTGATAATCCTGACATCGATGTTGCCATGCAAATATATCTCTACACTTCATCTGGGGTGGGAACAATCTTTGGATCGGAACACACTCCGATCCTGATACCCAGTGAGCACAACTCAGGGTATCTAATCCAACATGATAGAACAGACAAAATCTCTCATAGGTCAGAGAGTGTAGTTTCAGCCGGAACTACCCGCTACATCTTATACGCTGTGTGGAGTCGCATCTCCAAGCATCTTACCGATACCTAACGATTGTCCTGTTTTATCTTTGGCCACATGTATTATTTTTGTTGGCAAGATATCTAAAGTCCTACAAATTTCTTGATGTTGACCGCCATAGGAATTCCATAGATAATCTCTTTCAAAATTATCAATCCAATAGCAACCGATAGAAGTGATCACTGTGTTGGTATCTTTGTAGTAGTCGTTGAATATTGTCACAGAATCCATGGATTTTTGCCTGCTGAATCGTAGTCCTACTCGATTCCATTGTAGGCTCAATTTGCTGAGACTCACACCAATGCTTTTGATGCAGGGATGATTGAGATCTAGATGGATATCTTTGGCAGTGACAATCCATGCCATATCGATGTGGATATCAATCATCCTCTGTTCGCAGATTCTTAGAACATCCTCCCACTCCGGTCTGACATCGCAAAAAGTCCAATGGGGCATGGTGATGATCAATGGCTTGTTGGGCTCAAGGTCATTGACTTCTACTCCATGTTTGCCCATTAGGGTATAATAAGCATATTCGTTCTTGAGTATCTGAAATCCATTCCATCCATGCTTTTGGACAAAACTTTCTATATAATGTGTGCATCCCATGGTCACGTCCACATGAGGGAAAGCGTCCCACCCTTGTATATCGTTGATCTTGGTTGATGTGAACCATTCTTTTGCCATCGGGAAAAAGTCTTGATAGGTGCTTTGTCTTTGAGCATCGTGATACCATGACTGTCGCAATGATATCATTTTTTGATCTTTCACAGGAAAGAGAGTTTTTGTTGTTTTAGTTAATTGCCATGTCATGATGATTTACTCAAATTGTGAGATAATAAATTTATAAAAAGGACTGAAAAATTCAAACTTCCATGTCCCATTGTGACTTAACCAAGTTTCTCCGATGATTTTTTCTTCCAACGCAACTCCAGCATCTATCTGTTGTTGTTTCCATACTGTGGAATAGATAGGTTCAAACCAACTGCGGTGCCAGATGAGATTCTGCACATCGATACCATCAATACAAACTTGATTCAAGATAACATATTGATCGAACCGAGATCCATTGTTATCAATCACGCATTGATCATCTGTTTTGTTAAATCTCTTTAAAGATACTGTGTGTGGGCGATCAAATTCTAGATCATCCTCAAAGGATAATTTGCATTGCTTTTGATCTAGAGTTTTTGTGCATTTGATACGATCATCAACGGAAATTTCTATCATGGGAAATTTATCCCAAAATTCTGATCTTATGTCGAATTCAAAACGTATTCGTTCTTTCATTTACCACTCCGTTATATAATAGATGCCGCTGTCCCCGCGCTCAGGCCAATAATCCTCCCGGCCCCCTGATCGATGTATATCACTACAAACGCAGTGTATTCCGGCATCCCAAAAATATCTAGATTGAAATTCTACCAAATGCGGAGTGATACCTAGAGATTCAAAATATTGAAAAGCCATTTCATCGTAAGCGCCACATATGATATTTTTTTCGTCTACTACCAACATATTGACTTCAAAAACAGTTTCTTGCGGATTGCCTAACCATTGTTCTGCCACGGCCATTATATCTGCGTTGAAATGCCCGTAGTCTACTCCGGGTAGATACCACTTGTCGGCTATACCAACGTGTTGGAGATTTTTATATGTGGTGTCTGGCAGATGGAACACAGACCATCCTGGAAAACTTGAGTCATAGACCTTTCTATAATGAGACGTAAAAATATGCCCTGGCCTAATCGGACAAAAAACTCCGTCGTTATGATCTCCAGTGCCACTGAGATGCACTCTATAATCTTTGGCTAATTCCTGTGCTACCAGATACGTGTATTTTTTTGATTCTGGTATATTTGGCTGATAATCTATCAGTATATCTTTTCCGGCCCGCACCACGCTGGCAAAAATCATCCAGGCCCATGGTTCTGGTGTAGCACGGTCAATGACATGTATTTTTTGTCCTGCTTGGCGATAATCATCTACAGCACGTTGATAGGGATTTACTTCGGACGTGTATTGAGGCATGAGATGCAAAGTATCTCCTAGTGTCAGTGCTATGTCGCATGGACTTACCGGTGGTTTAAGCAAATGATCATGTTCGTCTAAAAAGTCGTCTATACGATCGAATTGAGGCCTGACTACTGTGACACCTAATTTTTCCAATGTGTCTGTTAGATTGTCAAAATCTTTGTTGGTAATTTCAGTGATTTTTGCAAAAATATCGTGGGATTTGTTGCCAAGATGCTGGTAAAAATCTGCAGGATAAGTGCCACCTACCCATACTTCTTTCAATGGTTGCCATTGGCTGTGACTTGAAACTTTACGTTGACTTATCATATAAGGATATTTACAGATACGTAAAATCTACTAAATAATTTAAAGGTTCGGATCATGCACAAAAAGACCCGCAGTATATTAGAAGAACTCGATGCTATGTATATCGAGCGTGATCGCAGGCACGTGATAGAAAATCGTGCTTCAAACATCATTGCCGGCGCCATCAGGCTCATGGAGCAGATCGATGCCACTTATGATCCAGAGCAGGCAGAAAATCTCCAGCGCAAGCTACTCAACGCCATACGCATGCGGGATGCGTCAAAATTCACGAGGACCGTGAGACGCACCGATGAAAGTTAAACAGGTCACTAACGAAGGTATTTTCCAAGATTTGGCCACCATTGGGCGTGCCGAGCAAGATCGCATGGCCCAAAGCCGTTCGGCCATGATGGGCAAGGCCGGAGCCGCGATCAAAGGCGCCATGGGCAAAATACCCGGCGTCAGTGCCATCCAGCAAACAGCCGCTGCCATCAAACAGGCCGCACAAGATACTACCATCCGGCAACTGGCAGATAAACTGGCCGCCGCATGGGACACAGAAGCCAAGAAAATAAACGCTGGCAAGACTGCTGGACAGGTCATGGATGCGGATGAATACAAAAAACGAGCGGCTGCCTGGTTAGAGCAAGCCATGCAAGGACAGGTCGCTGTGGATGAGCGCAACATGGACAAGTATATCACCCAACCAGCCATAGAACAGATGCGTGAATATCTGGCCAAGCATTTTTTGCCCGCCTACAAAGTCAGCAAAACCGCAGTGGCTCCGGAAATACCTAACGGATACAATGTGATGGTGCGTGGCGGCAGGGCAGGAACTACCGAGATTCCTGACGAAATCTACACCTGGGCCAATGGTCGTTGGACCAGTGCCAGCGGCCAACAGGTCATCGCCGGCACACCATTGCACAACAGTCTTTCACAGGATGCCGCAGGCAAAATCAAGTCCACCACAGTTTCGCAGGCCATATGATGAGATTACTAGAAGGTGGCAACGTATTCAAGGATGATCAAGGACAGGTCATCACGCAACGCATAGCGCAAGCCGACATCATGCCCACTGTGCAGTGGCTAGAACCCATCACTGGCATTGACTTTACCACAGAAAAAGACTCCATAGATGGACAACCGGCACGCTGGTTGGGTTCCACCGGTCGCAAGGAATCATCAGGTGATCTGGATCTGCAGATAGATGCCACAAAAATCTCCAAAGAACAATTGATAGATCGACTGCGAGATTGGGCCAAACAGCAAGGAGTGGATCCACAACGCTACATCAAGAAGTCCGGAATATCTGTGCATTTCCTCACTGCCATTGGTGGTGACCCACGTCGTGGGTTTGTGCAGACCGATTTCATGTTCGCAAATAAACCACGCTGGAATCAGTTCGTGTTGCGTAGCGATCCGGCCAGTGCCTACAAAGGTGCCCTGCGCAACATCATGATCAACTCCATGGCCAAATCCATGGGTTTCAAACTCAATCAGAATGATGGTATCGCAAATCGCAACACCAATGACATTGTCACCGACGATCCAGACGCGGTGGCCAAACTGTTGCTGAATCCCACCGCATCGGCCAAAGACCTCTATTCCGTGGAGAGCATCATGCGTGCTCTCAAAATGGATCCAAACAAAGACAGCAAGATAGCAGACTTCCGTGCGCACATGGAACGTGAAGGCCAGCCCTTTGATGAAAATTTAGAAGAAGCCGAAGTGCATTTCTTGGCTCGCCTGCGCGACAGGATCGTGAATCAGGGCATGCAAATCATCGCTGAAGGTGTGCGCATCGAGCATCCCGAAGACATGGTATTTGACATGGGCAGTCGCGGCGCACAACAAGCACTCACAGGCATTGTAAATACCGCACAGCAACCAGACACTGCCACTGTGAAATGGGATGGCAAACCCGCTATCATCTTTGGTCGCAAATCCAACGGTGATTTTGTGCTCACTGACAAGGCCGGTTTCCTGGCCAAGGGCTATGATGGTCTGGCCACTTCGCCTGATATGATCGCCCGCATCATGACTGCCAGAGGCGGCGAGCGTGGCGAACTCATAGGACTATATCAAAAACTGTTTCCGTTGTTGAGAGCAGCCACACCTCCAGATTTCAGAGGCTATGTTCAAGGAGACTTGCTCTACAGCGCACAACCTCAACAAGAGAATGGCAAATGGGTGTTCCAGCCCAACACAGTGAAATATTCAGTGGATGCTGACAGCGATCTTGGTCGCCAGATCGCGGCCAGTGATGCCGCAGTGGTCGTCCACACACAGTTAGATGCGCCAGGTGCGGCAGCCACTCCCATACGTGCGGCGGCACTGAAGCCGGTTCCGGGCCTGTTGATCTTGGACCCCAGCCTGCGAGAACCACAGCAAATAAAACTCGACGCCAAGACCGTAAAGAAAACACAGGATCTACTGAAATCCAAAGGTGCGGCCATAGATGCGCTGTTCAACCCTGCAGAACTGCGTGCCCGCAAGATCACCAACTTACCACAGTTGATGAAACAGTATATCAACACCCGTGTGCGTGCTGGCAGTTATGATAACTTGATACAGGGATTTGGTCCCTGGGTGCAGGAACGAGAACCAGCCAAGGCACCGCGCATATTTGAGTGGGCCAATCTCAACAAACAGGGCGTGGCCGCTGTGTTCCAGACATTCTTGGATCTCAGCGCCTTGAAGAATCAAGTGGTGCGACAGTTAGACAGCCAAGCACATGATGTGCAGGCATCCATCAACGACGAGCCCGGACACGAAGGTTATGTGGGCCAGGGCATGAAATACGTGGATCGCATGCGTTTCAGCCAAGCCAACTTTGCCCGCAACAATCCTGATCTAGCCTGATAGCCCCCGATTTCACCATTTCGGTATAAATAAAAGTAGGCCCGCTAAGGCCACTTATTAGGAGATTTAAAATGGCACAATTTACACGCACCAATGGTGATTCGCAACCAGTATTCGCGCTAGACACACAGAATGGTCCAGTCGCACCTTCCACTTCGTTGGCCGGTGTTCCTGTCCAGCCTCAAGGTCCAAAACTTGACTTCTTCCGTGCAGTTGCTAACAACAGCATCAACGGCGAAGGCGGTGTAGCAGAATACGTTGCAAACGTGATCCAGGCTATCCAGCAAACATCCACAGTTGCTATGTATCAAGTTGACGGCGTAGCATTGTCAGTGGCTGTATATCCTACAGGCGCATTCGCAAACGCTGCCGCTTTCTTGTCAGCAGCCAACATCACCTACACAGGTTTCCAGTTAGACTCAGCCACAAACGCTGGTTTCAAACTCACAACCTAATCTGTAGTTTTGGTATAGAAGAAACCCTAGTTCTTTAACTAGGGTTTTTTTGTGGCTTAAATACCCGCATGGCAGATCAACGATACGTATATGAAAGTCCTGATGGTGGACACACTATCTATCGCAGGCATCCTGGCAAACTGGATAGAGAATTGGTATCCATCGATCAGGAAACCCAGGACAAACTGGCTGCCTTGAAAGAAGACAAACTGTGGGGCGATATACGGCGCAGAGCCCAGCAAGATCCTGCCCTACAGCAGATGTTGGATCAACTACGGATCTACTACAGTCTCAAGTATGCAAAAGATTGAATGCTATACCTTGTTTGATATCACTGCTACTGGGATAAATGGGCACGTCAAAGCCGCACAGTTTCCTTATGTGAGTCGCAACGGACTGACCATGGCAGACCCAGCGTCCTTGGCACGAGCACGCAATCAACAAAGGAATTTTGACACCTTATTGCAGTTGATCGGACTGCGCACCCAAATGTTCAATGTCAGCGATCCCACTGTGCAGGACACAGGGCCCTTTGGCAATCAACGAACCTGGCACTTTGATTTTGAGATAGAACCGCAGGCGCAATGGTTGGTGGATGGTGATGAATTTTGGGTGCTTAAACAGGACAGTGACAGCACACCCATGATCATTGATCTAGAAGAAACATCTGATCTCGAACCCAGGATCATAACATTAGGGGACAGCCCCAACACCATATATCATGCCTAAATCTATAAATAAATCCATAACGAAGGAAGATCATGGTCACGACCACGGACATCGAAAAGAAAAGCCTAGAAACTCACGTGGAACTGTGCGCGGAGAGATACAAGTTTCTGGAAGAAAAACTGGAAAACGTGGAGCAAAAGGTAACACAGACCGAAACCGTGATCAGAGAGATTCACGACATGATGCAAAGAATGGCCGACAAGCGCACGGATCAGATCATATCGTGGGGCATAGGAATAATCGGGTTCCTGCTGGCCAGCCTGGGCTGGATGATAACCACATACGTGATCAAATAATCATAGACCGCGTGGAATCCACGCTGGATCGCATAGCAAGACAGGTATTTGCCAATCCCAACTCAATACTGCCAGTCAACGATGGGTATCAAGCATTTGGACGCTATACTATCGTCAAACAGGCCCAGTATTTTGAAGTGTATCGTGGAGCCACATTGGCCGCATGCCCCAGTTCTGCACGCCTGGCCCTGGCATGGTGCATAGCCGACAAACTGGGCAAATTCACCCTCACACAAGAGATCATGCTGTTTGATCAAGAAATAGAACGCCGCAGAGATGAGATCAGATATTTCCGGCACATGATAGAAACCACCACAGACACTGAGCGTAAATATGTGCTGGAAGACAGATTGCAACACAGCCACACACGCTTGAAGTGGTTGCAAGAACACTTGGACAAATGCGTAAATCTGGCTAAATACTGGCAACAAAAAGGATTCAAAGATGAAACTGCAAGAATTGGACTCAAAAACCAAAACACAACAAACACGCAAAGTGCTTGAAAGTTACTTTGGTCAACAGTTAGACGTCGGCGCTGTCAGCGTCAAGACGGCCAAAGAGATGTTGAAAAAAATCCGCGGGCTGATCCGTGAGCATCGTGGCACACCACAATTCCATCGCAGTGAAAAGAATCCTGCTTATCTAAAGATGGTGGTCATGGAACAGGCTCTAGAGTCCAGGATACGAGAATCTCAACCTGGTGCCGCTCCTGGCATGGCCATGGCACAACAAGATCCACGACAGGCCGCTGCCGCCGCACAAGCAGACGCCAAATCTATGTCGGGCGGAATACGCAAAGCCGCTGCCGCCACTGGCACGCAGGCCAATCCTTTGGCTCGCGCAGTATCACAGGCCGCCCTGGGCAAGACCTTGGATCAGACCCAAAAGAAAGCCATGGCAGGTTTTGCCGCTGGCATTGGTGCTGCCATGAAAGATCCTCAGCAGGCCACACGTCTACAACAGATGTTGAAAACAGCCACGGCATCAGCCATGGAAGGCAAACGAGCACGCCGGCTCAAAGAAGCCAGCGAGATACAACAGGCTCAAGTGGTATTGGCCGCACAAGACATGGTTGACCAAGTTCAAAAAATGATTGAACAAGTTTCGGCCATGCAGTTCAAAGATTTGCCAGCACTTGTAGATTCGATCCGTAACGATCTTGGTATGGATCAAGCACAACAGTTTAACAATGATTGCACAGCCGCACTACAAGGTCTCATCCAGGGCCTCCAGGGTTCCAAGACCCAGCTGGAAACCGCACAAGGTGTGCTCACAGGTCAAGCCCCAGTGGTTCCCGGACAAGATGCTGGCGCCGCAGGAGCCGCTACCCTTCCTACCGGAGATGTATCCGGTGCTGACACCGGTGAAACTCCAGACCTCAGCCTAGATGCCAATCTCGATGTAGATGCTGAAGAACTACCAGCCCGAGCATTAGGCCGCGAGCGTAGATAACATGCTGATCCGAGAGTTCCAGGATCCCTCAGTGCAGAGACTGGCCGCCATAGGCCAGTTTTTGCTCAAACGAGCCCAGGACACAGCCGCGGTCAAACCTTACAATGTAGATGCCTTTATAGATCTAGCCAGAGAAAATGGTATCAACATGGATCGGGAACGCTTGATGACCTTGTCTACGCAACCACCACTCAACAATATCATCGCCAATATCCAGGGTGATGATATCATCTGGAAAGGTTCCCAAACCATCACACCAGATGGCGAAACCATGTCAGTGGATCAAGCCCGCAAAAAAGTCAACCAAATGGCCAAACGGGCCATTGACATCAAGTAAATACTACTGTATACTAACATAGGAGGTAGATATGGCTTATTCAGAAAAGGTCATTGATCACTATGAAAACCCCCGTAATGTTGGTGCTCTTGATAAGTCTGATCCTACCGTTGGCACTGGTATGGTTGGGGCACCTGCTTGCGGGGATGTAATGAAATTACAGATCAAGGTGGACGATGATACAGGTATTATTACAGATGCACGCTTTAAAACGTATGGCTGCGGATCGGCTATCGCGAGCTCGAGCCTGGTCACAGAATGGGTCAAAGGCAAAACCCTTGATGAAGCAGGAACAATCCGAAACAGCCAAATCGCAGAAGAACTAGCATTGCCACCAGTCAAGATCCACTGCTCCATCTTGGCCGAGGATGCCATCAAGGCTGCCATAGAAGACTATCGCAAAAAACATGATCACAGTCACTGATGAAGCGGCCTGCCGCGTTAAGGAAAACATCGCCCGACGTGGACGCGGCCTAGGCATCAAGATTGGTGTGCGCACCACAGGCTGTTCGGGTCTGGCCTATACCCTGGAATACGTGGATACGGATCAAGGGCGAGAGCACTGCGTGGCACACTATGACATCAACGGTGTGCGCATATATGTGGATCCCAAGCATCGTCCTTATCTCGAAGGCATGACCATGGCATGGGTCAAAAACGGCCTCAACGAAGGATTTGATTTCATCAACCCTAACGAACGCGACCGCTGTGGTTGCGGAGAAAGTTTCCGAGTCTAATATTGTATATTCAAAAATTTAACTACGAGCCCTTGAATCGCACCAGCGAAGATGGGCGACGACTGTATCTCACTCCCGATGGTAAAAAGTTACCATCAGTTACTACCATACTTGACCGTACCAAGCCCGAAGAAAAGAAACAGGCTTTGGCCAATTGGAAAAAGCGTGTGGGTGAGGCCCAAGCACAGCAAATTACCACGGAGGCCGCCAATCGCGGAACCCGTATGCATACATATCTTGAGCACTATGTCAAGACCGGTGAAATAAAACCAGCGGGCACTAATCCCTATGCCTGGAGCAGTCATGCCATGGCCATGACAGTGATTGAACAAGGACTTAAAAATGTTGAAGAATTTTGGGGTGTGGAAATACCGCTTTACTTTCCCAATCTCTATGCAGGAACTTCGGACGGTGCTGGAATCCATCTTGGCAGCCAAAGCATCCTAGATTACAAACAAACCAACAAACCCAAGCGCCGGGAGTGGATCGAAGATTACTTCCTGCAACTGGTGGCCTATGCCCTGGCCCACAACGAAGTGCATGGCACCCGCATACGCAAGGGCGTGGTGCTGATGTGTGTAAAACCTGAAATAGACACACAGTTTACTATCACAAAACCCCCAGAATATCAGGAATTCGTGCTGGAAGAGGCGGATTTTGATTATTGGGAACAGCAGTGGTGGCGGCGCCTGGAGCTCTATTACTTGACCGCATAAATAGGTAATCGGAGAGTGGAATGGCAATAGTTCAGATATCGCGTATCACGCAACGCAAAGGTCTAAGTGAAAATCTACCGCAACTAGCGGGCGCAGAGTTTGGCTGGGTCATCGACCAGCGCAGATTGTTCATCGGCAATGGCACCATACAAGAAGGTGCTCCTGCCATTGGCAACACTGAAATCCTCACCCAATATTCTGACATATTCGCCATAGCTGGAGCCTACACCTACAAAGGTGAAGCCGGTGGATACACTGTGCAGACCGGCCCCACACCAGGTGACCCCATCGAGCGCACACTGCAATCCAAACTGGATGACATGGCATCGATCAAAGATTTTGGTGCCACGGGCGACGGAGACAGCGACGACACTGATGCTATCAACCGTGCCCTGTTCCAGATGTTCTGCCGCGAACAGAATCCACAGGTGAGACGTAGCATATTCTTCCCTGCTGGTGTGTATCGTGTGACTTCCACCATAAAGATCCCCCCGTTCTGTAAATTATACGGCGAAGGTGCCCGCAGTTCGGTCATATTCTTGGACACCACTGGTGACAGCACGTTGACTGCTACTTATGTGGCCCAGACCGCAGACAGTCTACAGCAGGTCTATCCCAACATCGGCAACAACAATGCCACTGCACCTACCAACATAGAAATCTATGACATGGGCTTCCAGTCCGCAGAAACACTCAACATAGTGTCGATCCAGGAAGCCACCAATGTGTTGTTCCAAGACGTGGCATTCATTGGACCATTGGTGCAGGCCGAACTTGACACCGATGTAGACGACATCTCAGGTGCCACATTCGGATCCACGACAACTTATCCCACAGAGAATATTTCGTTCACGGCCTGCGAATTTTCAGGACTGACCTATGGTTTATCCAGCGATGCTGCCATCTCTGGTATCACTGTCACTGACAGCAAATTCAACACGCTGTATCAAGGTGTGCTGTTGACAGGAACTGGTGCTGGTACTGCGGGCTATATAGGACCGCAGGGTTTCCGCATCACACAGAACTTGTTCGACGCTATCTATGCCGAAGGCATCGAGATCGATGGTGCGCAAAACAACATGTCTGGATTCAACATGTTCCTGGACGTGGCCACCAAATTCCGTGGCGGCGCCTATCCTGCCGCCGACAATTTCAACGTCATACTGATCGACACAGACAACAATGTAAGTTTTGGCGATATGTTTGAGCGTGATTCTTCAGCAGATGAATTAAAAGCACGTATCAATATCGACAACAAAAAAGTCTTTGCCATGGAAGCCGGCGAGAGATATCGCTTTGGCACCTTGGTACAAGAAGCTGGTGTGCTGGTAGACAAAACTGTTGGTAGTGGCACCTTGTTGACATTGCCTGCCGCGCTGGGTTCAGCATTTGAAGTGCGATACAATTTCAAAGATCTAGTAACCACTCAGGTCCGTTACGGCACCTTGGTCATTGTATCTGAAGACATAGATGACAGTTCTACTTTTCCTGTGTCTTTCACTGATGACTATACTGAAAATGGTCCTGTCGGACTCACGCTTTCTGTGAGCCAGGTAGGTTCTGACATCGAAGTCTCTTACACCATCACGGCCAATGGCCGTTTCCGATACGCTGTTAGCACTCTAGGATAACTGTGTGGCCCAACCGGTATGAAGACCGATTGGCTTCTTGGTATCAACTGAGAGAGGCCAACCTCAGCAATGACTTAGATCAATGCCTATTGGCAGTGAATGATTGGTGGCAACAGTGCCCATGGGTTCCGTATTACCTCCACTGGGATGACATGGCCGATTGGCCGGACCCCTGGGATCTTTTGTCCGATAATCATTTCTGCAGTCTTGCAAAAGCACTGGGCATAGTGTATACTCTACATATGATGGCAAGATCAGACATAACCCAGGTGGAAATAGCCGTAAATGGCGAATCAGCGGACAATTTAGTCCTGGTCAATGAGGGAAAATATATACTGAATTGGGAAGCCGGGCAGTTGTTAAATATCACATCACCAGCAGTCAATATCAAGAAGAGCGTGGATTCACGAGCAGTCACAAAAAAAATCAATTGAGGTAGCGATGAGCATACAAATCACAAAGAGAGACGGAAGCAAGGAGCCTCTGGATCTCGAGAAGTTGCATAAAGTAGTATTTTGGGCCACAGAAGGCATCACAGGCGTAAGCGCCAGCGAAGTAGAAATTAAAAGTCACATACAGTTTTACAATGGAATGAAAACCGCAGACATCCAGGAGACTCTGATCAAGAGCGCCGCGGATCTCATCACTGAAGACACTCCCAACTATCAGTTTGTGGCCGGCCGACTGATCTGCTACCATATACGCAAACAAGTATACGGCCAGTTCCAACCTTGGCCAATCCGGCAGCTGGTCGAGAAAAATGTCACCGCAGGATTCTATGACGCGGAACTGCTCACTGCCTACAACGATGATGAGTGGGATCGCATCAACTCATTCATTCGACATGATCGTGATGAACAACTGACCTATGCGGCCATGGAACAGTTCCGTGGCAAGTATCTGGTGCAGAATCGTGTGACCAAGGAGCTGTTTGAAACTCCGCAGATGGCCTATGTGTTGATAGCGGCCACGCTGTTCCAACACTATCCAAGAGAAAGCCGCATGATGTGGGTGCGAGATTATTATGACGCTATTTCCACACATCAGGTATCACTGCCCACTCCGGTCATGGCCGGCGTGCGCACTCCTATCCGTCAATTCTCATCATGTGTGCTGATCGAGACCGCTGACAGCCTTGATTCAATCAATGCCACTTCTTCCAGCGTGGTCAAGTATGTGAGCCAAAAAGCCGGTATTGGCATCGGCGGAGGACGCATACGTGCGTTGGGGTCACCCATCCGCAATGGAGATGCTTATCACACAGGTGTTATTCCTTTTTACAAAATGTTTCAGGCGGCTACCCGCTCGTGTAGCCAAGGCGGCGTGCGCAATGGAGCCGCCACTCTTTATTATCCCATCTGGCACTACGAAGTAGAAGATCTCCTGGTGCTAAAGAACAACAAAGGCACTGAAGACAATCGTGTGCGCCACATGGACTATGGTGTGCAATTCAACAAAGTCATGTATGAGCGACTGTTGACTGGTGGGGATATCACGCTGTTCTCACCGCATGATGTGCCCGAGATGTATGAAGCCTTCTTCACTGATGTGGAACGTTTCCGTGAACTGTATGAAACAGCCGAACGCAACACCAAACTCCGTAAGAAAAAGCTCAAGGCCATCGACCTGTTCACGGCATTCATGCAAGAGCGCAAAGATACCGGACGCATCTATCTCCAGAACGTTGATCACGCCAACACTCACGGCTCGTTCAAGCCAGACTTGGCGCCTATTAAAATGAGCAATCTCTGCTGTGAGATCACCTTACCTACCAAACCACTCAATGATGTGCATGACAAGGACGGCGAGATCGCGTTATGCACACTCAGCGCCATCAACTGGGGTGTGTTCCGTGATCCTGAAGACATGGAACGTGCCTGCACTTTGGCTGTGCGAGGTCTGGATGCATTGTTGAGTTATCAGAACTATCCTATCCTGGCCGCGCAGATCGCCACAGAAAATCGCAGACCTCTAGGAGTGGGCATCATCAACCTGGCCTATTGGTTGGCCAAGAACGATCTAAGTTACAGTGACCCCGGAGCACTGCCTGAAGTGGATCGTTGGGCGCAACACTGGTCATACTATCTCATCAAAGCATCAGCGGATCTAGCACAAGAGTTTGGCGCCTGTCCTCGCAGTCCTGAAACCCGATATCACGATGGCATCTTGCCCGTGGATACCTACAAACGTGATGTGGACGAGTTGGTGCCGCATCGAGATCTAGTGGACTGGAAAGGTCTGCGTCAGCAGTTACAAAAACACGGCATCCGGAATTCTACCTTGATGGCCTTGATGCCAGCAGAGACGTCAGCACAGATATCTAACTCTACCAATGGTGTGGAACCTCCTCGCAGTTATGTTTCCATCAAGCAGAGCAAAGATGGTGTGCTCAAACAAGTAGTGCCCGAATATCGCAAACTCAAAAATAAGTATGAACTGCTGTGGGATCAGAAAAGCCCCGAAGGCTATCTACGCATCATGGCTATCTTGCAGAAGTATATCGACCAAGGCATCTCTGTGAATACATCATACAATCCACAGCACTTTGAAGATGAGAAGATCCCTATGAGTGACATGCTCAAGCACATGATCATGTTCTATAAGTATGGTGGCAAGCAGTTGTATTATTTCAACACCTATGATGGCTCGGGGGAGATCGACGCAGATCGGATGAACAGACAGGAAATCCTGATCGAAGCCCCCGACACTTCGATACAAGCAGATGAAGACTGCGACAGTTGCAAAATATAAAGAGAATAATAAATGAGCGTATTGAATCTAAAAAAGAATCGTGACCACACCAAGAGCTTGGCTTTTCTTGATCCTCAAGGCGGACTAGGCATGCAAAGATATGACACACTGAAGTATCGTCAGTTTGACAAACTCACCGACAAGCAGTTGGGATTTTTCTGGCGTCCAGAAGAAATAGATGTGCTACGTGACTCCAAGGATTTCAAGGATCTCACACCATGGGAACAGCACATCTTTACCAGCAATCTCAAACGCCAGATATTGCTGGATTCTGTGCAAGGTCGTTCACCCAATCTGGCCTTCTTGCCTTTGGTTACACTGCCTGAATTAGAAACCTGGATAGAGACCTGGGCTTTCAATGAGACCATACACAGCCGTAGTTACACACACATCATCCGCAACATCTATTCCGACCCCGGCAAGATATTTGATGAGATGTTGGACATCGAAGATATCGTGACCTGCGGAACAGACTGTTCCAAATACTATGATGACCTCATACAATACTCCACTGCCTATCAACTGTTGGGAGTTGGCCGGCACACTGTCAACGGCAAGACACTGGAAATCACTGAATATGAACTGAAGAAACGACTATGGTTGGCTGTGGCCTCGGTCAATGTGTTGGAAGGCATAAGATTTTATGTTTCGTTCGCTTGCTCGTGGGCATTTGCTGAGTTGAAAAAGATGGAAGGCAATGCCAAGATCATCAAACTGATCGCACGTGATGAAAACGTCCATCTAGGATTCACACAGACTCTGCTTAAACTGTTGCCACAAGACGATCCAGATTACGTGAAAATCAAACAAGAAACACAGGCCGACATGATCACCATGTATGAGTCAGCTGTAGAACAAGAAGAACGGTGGGCTGAGTATCTTTTCCGTGACGGAAGCATGATCGGTCTCAACAAACAGTTGTTGTGCGATTACGTAGAGTGGATCGCCCACAAGCGCATGACAGCCATTGGTTTGCCCAATCGCTATCGCGGCGGATCCAACCCTTTGCCATGGACGGCCAAATGGATCGCAGGTGCTGAAGTGCAGGTAGCACCTCAAGAAACTGAGATCACTTCCTATGTGATCGGCGGCACCAAACAGGATGTCACAGATGCTACTTTTTCTGGTATGAGTCTATGATGTTGACTGTGTATTCAAAAACCGTTTGCCCGTTTTGTGTCAATGCTAAAAATTACTTGAAAAGCAAAGACATACCCTTCGAAGAAATCAACATCGAAAAGGATGAGCAAGCACGCCAGTTCATCCAGGAAAAAGGTCATCGCACGGTGCCGCAGATCTATTTTGAAGGCAAATTATTTGTGGAAGGTGGGTTCCAAGGTTTAAGTAAGTTGACGCGAACGGACATCCGCGAGCGCATGAATCTTACAGACCTAGGAACCATATGAACGTATTCCAAAGAAGCCAAATATACACTCTAAAATTAATCAGCGGTGAAGAAATCACCGCCAAAGTCGTAGAAATCTGCGGCGATGTGATAGAAGTTACCCAACCCATCAGCATGGTCCTGGGCCCACAAGGGCTTCAGATGATGCCCAGTTTGTTTTCAGCAAATCAGGACAAAACTGTGCATATAAATACTGCTACGATAGTGATGCAGGCAGAAACACGCGAAGACGTCAAGTCCAAATACATTGAGGCTACCACAGGAATCGCCACTCCGCCTGCTAAACAAATCATAACAGGATAACATCATGCCACCATCAGTAAGAATCGGAGACCCAAACATAGCCGGGGGTCTCGCAGTATTCCCCGGCGCTCTCAGCGTGCTGATCAACGGTCGTCCGGCCTGCACCACAGGCACTTTAGTCACACCTCATCCTTGTTGCGGTGCACCTGGTTGCGAGATTCATTGCGCCGCTTTGACCACACTGGGCAGTCTTTCTGTGCTGGCCGAAGGCAAACCCATTGTTTATGTTGGGTCACCTGACACCTGTTTTCATCCTCGGGCATTTGGAAGTCTCGATGTTATAGTAGGAATCTAAATGGCCTGCGCAGGCGCACTCACCTCGATCATAATGACTGCGGTTGGCGCATTTATCGCCAACGGAGGCCTCGCAGAAGTGTTTGGTGGAGCACCTGTGGCCGGCGCAGCCGGTAGTGCGGCCGAAGGTTTAGTCACTGTGTATACTCCATCGGGTGAAATCTTTTCCATGAGCACTGCTGAAGCAGTGGCGTCGGGCATCATTGAAAATACTGCGAGCCAATCGTGGTTCAGCGGTCTCGGAGGTCTGGGAGACACTCTCAATTCCATGACCAACAGTTTTTTAGAATTCACTGCGCCCATGAGAGAAGCCTGGAGCAATCTAGCCACCGCCCCGGCCGCAGCCGGCAAACAAGTATTCAATTCAGTTTCTGGAACCTGGGGACCAAAAACAGCACAATTTTTGTCATCGGTCACAGAAGGGGTGTTCAAGACCGCTATCCAAGAAAGTATCACTTGGGCTAGCCAAACTCTTGGGGGCACTGGTACATTGGTCGCAGGGGCGTTGGTTGGCGATCCCAAGATCCTAGGTCAGGCTTTCAATGCTGCCAATTCTTTCGCGCAGACAGCCAATGGCTTTATCAACGCAGCCGAGTCGGCCGGAACCTATCTCAACAAAACCTTCACCAACATGGAAAATACCATCACTGCCGGCGTGGATGGAGTCAGCAAATGGTTTGAAGGTCTGGGCGATGACATCAGCAAACTAGGCAACACCGTGGACTGGGCCAAACTTGATTTCCTTGGCTATCCAGGACAACTGATCGCCAACCTTGAAAACAGTGGAACACTGGGCCCATTCTATGACAAACTGGGCAACATCCAGGTAGATCCCCGCACCGCACAGCAGTTGGGAGTGAACATAACCAATGCTTTATTGGGCCGTGAAGAATTGCGTCTCAAGGATCTCGGCATTGATCTCAATCAGATAGCGCGACAAGGTGCAAATCTGCCCGCCGGCATACAAAAAGAAATATACACAGAACTGACCAAACTCACGCCCACTGAAGTCACACAGGTCAAAGGCATATTGAACAACACACAGGTCGCTGTGCAGAAAGGTCAAGACCTACTTGATCCACAAAAACTTTTTGCCTCCAGCTCCAGCACACTGACCACGCCTATCCGTGTGGGGTCTGTTGGCTTCCGTGGTATCTATGAAGCAAGTGGCAGCATCAATCCTGAACTCAATGACTTAGGAGAAAATCTCAAAGGTATCATACCCGATGACCTGGCAGTGGCCAATTCCGCATTGGGCCGCAGTTTCCTACAGGTCAAGGGTATTTCAAATACCAGCAGTGATTCATTGGCCGCAAGTGTCCTGGAATTGGAAAACCTCAGAGATTTGCCTTTGATAGCCGGTCAGGAAGAATATGTGACCCAACCGGTGATTGACTATTGGAAAAATTACTATGGCGAAGATTTTGGCATACAGTTGACCACTGGCAACAATGGGTCATATGTAGTTTCAGACATCGTGGGATTTGCCGCAGGTTATAATTCAGGACAGCCTCTCCAGGACAATGGCCCGCTGTTGACCAGCCTCAACGCCAATGGTGCCTTTGCGGAATTCACACAAAGCCAGGGCATCTACGAAACCATCCAGCAATTCTGTCTAGGCACATTTGGTCCAACTGCCAACCCCACACCAGTGGATCCGCCCAATGATGATTACCAGATAGAGATCCCTGTGGGATGGGCAGCCGCGGGCATTTATTATGGCGCTACAGGCAATATTGCCTTTCAAGATGCATGGCTAAATGGAATCATTCCTTATACCGCTGTGGCGTCAACAGACATCTACGAAAACTATCCAGATGCGCAAACAGTAAACGCCAACGAAACAATCTGGCAAGAGCAGTATGGCAGAGAATATCTCAACAGACAACGTGCAGATCTCATCGTCACAGATATCAGAGCGTCTGACACAACTGCCATCAATTTTGGACAGTCCTTGCCTCAATTTGGTAGAAACACTGAATTCGGCGGACCGGCCATGTGGTTAGAGCGTGTGGCCAATGCCAACAGCCTAGGAGGGCAGGCCTTGATCGCTGCCATGCGCGAGGGTCGCAATCAAGCTAGATTGGATGATGCAGGCATCAAGACGGACACAGCACTGGCCACAGAACAACCGCAGTTCCCAGGAACGCTGGCGCCGAACACTTTGACCAAAGAAGAAGCCGACGCCCTGGTGATTCGTTCCTAGGTCAGTGGGCACTAACCTACGAAAACCCTACAAACAGTAGGGTTTTTTTGTGGTTGACCAAAAATCGCCATTTTGCTATAATATGAGTTATAGTAAACAACTTGGAGCCACAGTATGTCTAAGAAACACTTTGAACTACTCGCCAAATACATCGATTCTATCATGGATCCGCATTGCCGTTTGCAAGCGGCTATCGCGGTGGCATCTGCTTGTAAAGAAGCCAATCGCAGATTTGACTCGGATCGATTCTTTGCCGCTTGCAACATCGGCGCCGCCGAGGTCAAATAACATGGCCTATCACGTTTTCCGACACAACCAGGACTATGGTCCACGATCGGGGCTGGAAGGTCCGTTCCACTATCCCAATGGCCGGGTGCTGTATTATGATCCCAAGGCCGGTGAATACTGGGATCCACGCACAGATTTTTATGTGCCAAGAGATGAAGTCGCTGAATTACAGCAAAGCATTTTTGATCAGGTGGCGGCATGACACAACGAGATGTCACCTTATCGATCACGTTCACACTGGATGACATCGAGGTGCTCCAGCGCATCTGGAATCGGTATGGTTATGTCATGGACGAGACCGGCATCATCTCTCACATATTAAACGAATATGAAATGAAGACTGCTGACAGTCTAAATACAAAGGTAAAGGCATGACACAGGCACGCGATTGGCACAATGATGAATTCAATGGATTAAAAGTGGCGGCAGATTGGATACAAGATCTCGAAGGCTCAGACTCTAGGCTACACAAAGAAGCAGTGATCGAAAAGGCTCTGGTAGCGGCTCGATTAGGGTCGGCAGGGGCGCAGTGTTTTTTATACAACTGCTACCTGACCTACAATCCTTATTTCGTCTATGGTGTGAAGAAGGTTCCAGAAACCCAAGGACTCACAGGAAAAGACAATCCCTGGACTGAGTTCTGGGCTCTCACAGAAGGCCTCCGAACCCGTAGCATCACTGGCAACAAGGCACGTGATAGGATCGACGAACTGGCCGGTCGTTTTGACTCAGACGAGTGGAACGGCCTGGCCCGTCGTGTGCTGATCAAAGATCTCCGCTGTGGTATTTCAGAAAAGACCTTAAACAAAGTGCTGGGTAACTCGGAATGGAAGATACCGGTGTTCACTTGCCAACTGGCGCAAGACTCGGGCGATCATCCGGCCAAGATGAAAGGTCGAAAACGTATCGAATGTAAACTGGATGGTGTGCGTGTGCTGGCAGTGGTCAGCGGTAGCACAGTGAACCTCTACAGCCGCAACGGCAAACCCTTTGACAACTTTCCGCAGATCGCTGAAGCCATAGAAGATTGCAGGGCTGTGTTCCGTCACGGACTGAACTCAGGTGGTAGATTTGTGTTGGATGGTGAGATCGTGGGAGAGTCATTCCAGAAACTCATGCGTCAAGCACATCGTAAAAGCGATGCCCAAACTGATGGCATGGTTTATCATATCTTTGATATCATTCCTCTGGAAGATTTTGAGCGTGGGTTCTGGAACGCACAACAGCACAAGAGACTGGACATACTTAACCGGGCAATGGAACCGCTACAAGAGCAGACCGATTGCCTCCGTATCATGCCCGGACTGGAAGTGGATCTCGACACCGGAGAAGGTCATGACATCATGGATCGATTCGCCCAAGATGCTGTCACGGCCGGCTATGAAGGTATCATGATCAAGTCGGTGGATGCGCCCTATGAGTGCAAGCGAACGTCTTTTTGGATGAAGTGGAAACCCACCATAACAGTGGATTTGGAAATCGTGGGTTTCGAACAAGGAACTGGTCGCAACGAAAAGCGATTGGGTGCTATAATTTGTGAAGGAGATGACAATGGCAGAAATATTCGTGTTAATGTTGGCAGTGGTTTGTCTGATAGCGATAGGGATGACTTCTGGACCGCTCGCGATGACCTACTTGGTCGATTGGTTGAAATCCAAGCGGACGCAGTCACACAAAACCAAGACGGATCATACTCACTGAGATTTCCACGATTCGTGAGATTCCGTGGGTTTGAACCTGGAGAAAAAATTTGAATCTGATGATTTGGTTCGCAGTGGTCATATTATCAATGGAGTCATTGATATCTGGCAACGGTGCGGCATTGGTGGCCGGTTTGACACTGGCTGTAATTGGTATTGTCGTGGAGGCAAGACGAGCATGAGACATATTCCCCGTTCTGAGTGGTGGGCTTACATCAAATGGCGCATCCGTAAAATGTTTGCCCGACAGAGATATGAAGTTTAGGATCTATTGGCGCATACTGAGCCCGTGGTTATTGATTCCAGCGGCCTTGGTGGCCGTTCCCGTTATTGTAGCCTGGATGTGGATACGTCATCCCCGTCAGTGCTTTGAGGCATGGCGTAACGGCAAAGGAATCTATTGATGATAGAACTCGATATACGGCTTCGCAATCCATGGCCGCCAAGGCCTTTCCGCAATATTGCCTGTTGGTCTTGGCAGATGTTCCGCAATAAAACCTTTGAATTGCAGTTCAGCCACTATGCATTTAATTGGCTAGAAGCCAAACTAGATCTCAACTGGCGACAGACTGATCATGCAGGTCCGTGGCTCATGATCAATGTTTTTGGGTGGACCATGGATGTCAGGATCTATGATCGTCGTCATTGGGATGATGTTACCAACACCTGGAGAGATGATGCAACCCTGTAAAACTGACTATTATACCTGTTCGTGCCATTCGGCCGAGCACACTTTGAGATTTGACTATGACCCTGATGATGGTGAACTCTACACCACGGTGTATCTGCTTGCATACAGACCCTGGTATCAGCGTGTGTGGTTGGCTGTGAAATATGTGTTTGGACGCAATCGCCGCTATGGTGACTTTGACTGTTTCACTTTGGATCCTCGAGATCGCGATCGTTTCGTGAACATGGCAGTGACGTTCCAACGATTCCATGATCGCAACAGCACAGCGGTGTGATGCGAGAAGTTTGGCTAGATGACGGCGGTATAGGATACGAGCAGGCTGGACAGCGTTTTGAATCAGCGCATCGCTGGGCCAAAAAAAATTGTGTCAGTTATCAAAAACATGAGGTAGTAGACGTGACGGATGTGTCTCATACCCATGATTTGATCGCTCGGTATTTGTTCCGTGACGAACGGGATGTAATTATGTTTGAATTGAAATGGTCCTGATGAAAGCATTGGAAGATCCCGATCTCTCTGCTGAACAAAAGCAGTTACTTAATGAAATACAAGGCATCCGCTATGTTGTGATCAACAAACAACATGGCGGTTTTGGTCTCAGTCCAGACGCTATCAAACGCTATTTAGAAATCAAGGGCATAGAATACTACGTCGAGGAAAATGATCGATTTGGTGGACTCGTAGGACCCAAACACTGGTTGGTGCCCAAACAACAGCAACTACAAGAACCTGATGCTGAAACTTGGCATTCGATGACCATGGCCCAAAGACAACAGCATAATCAACTCTATGATCAACAGGTATTTTCTGATCGTGACGTAGATAGAGATGACCCTGTGCTGGTGCAAGTGGTGCAGGAAATGGGCGCTGATGCCGGTGGCAGATTTGCGGCATTAAAGGTAGTTGAGATCCCCGCCGATGTAGAATGGCAAATAGAAGAATACGACGGTCTGGAGTGGGTGGCCGAAAAGCATAGAACTTGGGATTGAATTGTGCTATAATAATATCATGGAACCAGGACTACATCGAATCTACGTCAGCGTCACCACACAAGAGCAATGGTATTCGATCATGCGAGAGTGCCGAGATTGGTTTGGAAAAAACTGGCGCACACAACCTCGAGTAAAGAGAAAACTCACGGAAAACTCTCGCTACGGGAAAAATCGTCCTGGAGTATCCGTATGGTTTGAAGTGCCTGATCTGCGTTTTGCTACCTGGATCTCGGTCAAAATGAGTCTACAAGTGGCTGGGGAGGACAAGCATAAAGCCGGTAAATAGTTCTATGTTTCTCACATACTTGATGCTGGCTGTGGCGCTGTGCCTCAGCGCCATCGCCGCATTCTATTCGATCATAGGTCTCACTGCCATATTTGCCGCGGCTGTGATTCCTGTGGCCGTCATGGGAACCATATTGGAGATAGCCAAACTAACGGTCACTGTATGGTTGCATGAATACTGGCATCGTTGTAAACGAGCCATGAAAATATACTTGGTGCCTGCGGTGGGTATGCTGATGTTGATCACTTCCATGGGCATCTTTGGCTTCCTGTCAAAGGCCCATCTAGATCAAGCAGTTCCCACTGGGGATGTGGCCGCACAAGTGGCCTTGCTAGACGAAAAGATAAAGACACAGCGAGACAACATCGAAGCCGCCCGACGTGCCCTGGCCCAGATGGATGCGGCTGTGGACCAAACACTCAGCAGATCATCTGACGAGAAGGGTGCTGACAAAGCCGCGGCACTGCGCCGTGCTCAGGCCCGTGAGCGTGGCAACCTGCAAGGAGACATCTCTCGCGCACAGACCGAGATAGCAAAATTAAACGAACAACGGGCACCCATAGCCGCAAATCTACGCAAAGTAGAAGCCGAGGTAGGTCCAATCAAATACATAGCGGCCTTGATCTATGGAGACAATCCTGATGCCAACTTACTGGAAAAGGCCGTGCGTTGGGTGATCATAATACTTGTGGTAGTGTTTGATCCCTTGGCCATATTCATGTTGTTGGCCGCCACTGAGAGTTACAAGTGGGAAAAATACGGTGCTCGAGATGATCCCGATGAACCAGAAAATCCGCCACCTGACAGCCCAGTGATGGATCGCATAAACGAATGGCGCGACAAAATAAAAAAATGGAGGCAACCCAATGGTACCAATGCTGATGATGGCCAACCTATTGCCCAGGATCTGGCTAGACAACCTGACAGAGATGATGCTGATGTTCAACCCACCGCTCCGATGGTGGCTATCCCACCTACGCAATGGGGCGGGCAAGATCTAACAAAACAAATCGTTGAAAATAATCGGCCCGGTGAACCTGTTTATGTCGACATGCCGGACATTGTCACTGTGCGTCCGGATGTGCAGTATGTAGGTGATGCCGATGAAGAAGAAACTCCTGAAGAAAAAGATCCTGTAAAAAGGGCCAAGCGCCAATGGAAAGCGGACAATCCTGATGACACTTTACACAGACACGAAAAATTGTTGGCACAGGGCAAGATAGAACGACTACCATGGGAACAGAGTCTACAACTGCAGGCAGATGATCAAGAACAATATGCCAATGTTGATTTTGGAACACGATTCCCTACAACTCCCGGTCGTGGGGATGCGTTTATCCGTGTAGATTTCCTGCCAACTAAACTGTTCAAATGGAATGGTGCGAAATGGATTGAAGTGGACAAAGAAATCACTGATTCATTCACCTACAATGATGAGTATATCGAATATCTAATCGCCAAGATCGGTTCTGGTGAGTATGATGCTGATCTGCTCAACGAAAACGAAAGACAACAAATAGAAGCTAGGCTACGAGATGATCCCAAATTCAACGGTCCAGCATGAAAGAAGATACTTCATACGAACTTTGCAGTTTCTGCAACAAACACAAAGACGATGTTAAAAAACTCATAGTGGCCAATGATGTGGCCATCTGCAACGATTGCGTGGATCTTTGCCAAAAACTCTTGCAAGAGGATCCGGTAACGAGAGAACACAATCACACAGACATTGATCCTCAAGAACTCAAACGTTATCTAGATCAGTATGTGATAGGGCAGGACCGTGCCAAGGTTGTCTTGGCAGTGGCCATCGCCAATCATTACAAACGCATACAGAATCGCGATCCTGAAATAGAACTAGACAAGGCCAATATCCTGATGCTGGGCCCCACAGGATCGGGCAAGACCCTGCTGGCTCGCACCGTGGCACGTTATCTCGACGTGCCTTTTGCCATCGCAGATGCCACTAGCATAACCGAAGCCGGATATGTGGGCGATGATGTAGAAAGTCTCATACAGCGATTGCTCACTGCCGCTGGTGGCGATGTGGAAAAATGTCGTCGTGGTATAATATTTGTTGATGAAATTGACAAGATCGCTCGAAAAAGCGAATCAACATCTATCACCAGAGATGTGAGTGGTGAAGGTGTGCAACAGGCCCTGTTGAAGCTGGTAGAAGGCACAGTATGCCGAGTTCCGGCTGGTGGCGGCCGCAAACACCCTGGTGGCGAAATGATCGAAATAGACACTGCCAATATACTGTTCATTGCCGGCGGCGCATTCGTGGGCCTAGACCAGATAGTGAAGAAACGACTGTTCGGGTCCTCCATGGGATTCAATGCTGAAGTCAAAGTATCAGGTGACGTGGATCTACAAAAGACCATGCCCGATGATCTGGTAAAATTTGGTCTGATACCTGAATTCGTCGGCCGTTTCCCTAGTTGGGTCAGCCTAGATGAACTGACCACGGATGATCTGGTGCATGTGCTCACAGATACCAAGAATTCATTGATACGTCAATATCAACACCTGTTTGCTTCAGACAGCATAGATCTTGATTTCGAGAACGAGGCCTTGACCACCATAGCACAGCGTTCTGCAGATTTCGGTACTGGTGCCCGCGCCTTGCACAGCGAACTTGAGCGTGTGTTGATGCCACACATGTTCGCTATCAAACGCTATCGTGATCGGGGGATAAACCGCGTAGTTATTAACCGAGAGCAAATAAATAACCCACAACCCGTTTACAAGGAGGAATAGTTTGGGTAAAACAGTGATCGTTCCGGATGGCAATGTAGAAAAGGCCCTGCGCCGATTCAAAAAAAAGATACAGAATTCAGGTCTGTTGTTCGAACTCAAAGAACGTGAGACCTATGTCAAACCCACTACCCGCCGTAAACTCAAAGCCTCTGCCGCTAAAAAACGTTGGCAAAAATATCTACGTAGCCAGCAACTGCCTCCCAAAAAGTTCTAATGTATATCCGGTTCCGGTTGCCACAACACGGCGACTATCACCGCACCCTGGAATTCATCAAACAGCAGGTGCAAAGTTGGGCTGAACAATATGGTGTGAGATACACGCAAAAAACCATAAAATACGAACATCGTGTGGCTTTTGATCACGACGAAACCTATACCATGTGGGCCATGACATGGAACCCACCAGAACAGTTCCGGCGCTGGTTGGAATATGAATTGGTTAATGTGGCCGGCGAGCGATATTGACAACTCTCAAAAAATCCTGTATAAATATATTTGTAGGTGCCGATGGTCGGGCCTACATAGTCAACTTGCTTAAAAAAGGAGAATGTTATGACTAAAATCACATCTTTTGATCTCACCCCCTTCTATCGTAATACCATTGGCGTCGACCGCTTGTTCGACCGTATCATGGATCAGTTTGACCATGCCGCGCAAAGCCAGAACTACCCGCCTTACAACATCCTGAAAACAGGAGAAGACACCTATGAAATCCAGGTGGCAGTGGCTGGGTTTGCCGAAGGTGAAGTGAATGTAGATTTCCATGAAGGACAGTTGGTGATCACCGGTGAAAAGAACACCGATGACTCAGAATTGAACTATCTACATCGCGGTATCTCGGCTCGCAAGTTCCTGCGCACATTCCAACTGGCTGATTATGTAGAGGTTCGCGATGCTGTGATGAAAGACGGCATCTTGAACGTGCATCTACAGCGCATCGTGCCCGAAGAAATGAAGCCAAAGCGTATTGCAATCTCATACGCAAAATAATATAATAGCGTAAATACAGTGGAGGGCACCCGCCCTCTACTGAGGACAAAGGGAACGACATGTCAGAAACTGCTACACAACCCAAAACTAAAACAACCGTCAGGCCCAGAGAGGTGCTCAAAGAACCTCCCATGTTCAAAGTTATCTACATCAATGACAATAAAACTGCCATGGAATTCGTGATTGAAAGCCTGGTAGAACATTTTGATTACAGCCCCTCAACAGCAGAAAAAATCACTTTCGACATCCATGAAGCAGGATCTGCAGTGGTGGCCGTGTTGCCCTATGAGATAGCCGAACAAAAAGGCATCGAAGTCACTGTGATGGCACGTGGTGCCGGGTATCCTTTACAGGTCAAACTAGAGCCAGATTCGGCCTAGAGACTTATTTCAATCCTACGAGGGTAATACACAGGCTTGCACCAAGGTGTGTTGCCTCTTCCTCTACAGTTGTTGACATATCTGATGCCTTGTATGGTGGTATCAACATCGCCGTGGTAGTGTCCAAAACACCAAGTAGAGATCTTGCTCTCGGTGTCCTCGCCCAATACCTGCGTCATATAACTGTTGCCTGAACAGTTGATCCTATAGCTGTCGGCTATCTCGATGTCATGATGTATGAGATCCAAACGCGGTGGAGTATGGGTGATCAACACTATTTTTTTCACGTCTTGATGCGTCTGCAATCTACGCACTGATCTGGCCAGATAAGCGAAATCCTGCATGCTCATGGATTCTATGGCATCCGAAACTGTCCTATCAACTTGGTATCTGTCTTGGAACCACAACCGCGTCTGATCATAGTCCACTCCAGGTTCAAAATCGAAACTCCACCAACCATTGGTACCCAGGAATGCTACACCATCAACGATGACTACATTGTCTTGGAGATAGGTAACATTGGGTATGTCGCTTATTTCTTCCACTAGACTGCGATAACTGTCCCCAAGATCGTTCAAGGTCCATCGATGCTCGTCGTTGCCATCTATGAACATCACTGCACGATATCGTTGGCTGAGTTTTTCCAAAGCATCTTTGACCAAGGCACGGTCTCGAGACACATCTCCGGCCACCACACAAAGAGTAGCAGTGGCCTGTCCTTCCCAATCAAATGGTTGATCCCAAGTTTCCACATGGAGGTCTGAAATTAAATCAAATGCTATTGGCATGATACATATTTAAAAGGATTTTTTATGCACATAATATTTGGCAAAGAAACAGCAGAGGGGTTGAAGGACAAATACACGGTGTTGGAACTGGATCAGATACAGATACAATCCAATGGTCCGATTTTGGACAGTTTCTGTGTGTTGGACACTGATGCAGTGAGATTGGAAGAAATAGGTACCATGCCTAATATCATCAATCTCCATGCCAAACTCATGGAAAACTATCGCAAGCGGAATTGGGGTTTCTGCGAACAGGCCATAGAACACCTACACGGACGCTGGGGCGGCACGCTGAACAGCTTCTATGATGAAATTTCTCAGAGAATCGCTAAGTATAAACACAAGGACCCAGGTCCGGATTGGAACGGCGTATATGAAAAATTTAGTAGCGACCGTTAGTGTCGCTTTTTTACTGTCGGCTTGTGCTTTATTCCCTAGTTATTTTGACTATAATGAGCAAGCCCGTTTGGTAGACATCATCGAACTGACCAAGACAGATGCAGTATGTGCCACTGAAGAAATCAGAACAGTGAGCAGAGATATACGCCACAAAGTAGATTGGCTGACCACATACAGTGCCAGCTTGCCTGACAATTCCAAGATACAAGAGATGAATCGTAATCTCAGTGAAATAGTGGGAGATTTTGATCAACGCTATCGTGGAGACCGACCACCTAGTAAATTTTTCTGTAGTGCCAAAATTAAAAACATAAACGAAGCCGCTCGCAAGATGTTGTCAGTGAGTGGAAGGAGACCTCGAGCATGAACATTCAACAAGTGGTAGAAAATTTCTGCAGACAAAACAATGCCTTGGGATATCGAGTGCAAAAAGCCTTGGAATATCGTGATGCATTGTCGCGAGGTGATGTCAACTCAGCAGAATTCCAGGAACTCATGGAAGATCTGCAACGCCTTGACAACATCCAACTGTCAGCAGATGAACTGGATCAACAGATACTGTTCAACGACTGCATCAATCTGCTAAAAAATATACCAATCTCTTAGTAACAAATAAAACTACCGCTTATTTTTTGTCTTGGCTCCGTTAAATATTATGTCGCCTAAGGAGCTAGACAAAAGATGTTTTATAACTATAAAAAACTCTGGGCGGGCGTAGTTTTATCACTATCTATGACCGCAGTAGTTGCACAGACCGATCCAATCATCACAGATTCCACCAGCAGGTCTACGTCGACTACCAATTCCAGTTCTACAACCACTATCAAAAGTCCGCCACCAACGGCAGTGGCACCCGCTGTGACCACCATCAACAATGATGTGTGTGCCGTGGCCGCGTCAGGTGCTGTGCAGACTCAGATCCTGGGTATCTCCATGGGGGGAACCATGCGTGACATGAACTGCGAACGCATCAAACTGTCAAAGAATTTATATGACATGGGCATGAAGGTCGCCGCAGTGGCCACGCTGTGTCAAGATGAACGTATATTTACTGCCATGATGGCCGCTGGCACACCCTGCCCAGTAGAAGGTAAAATTGGCGCCGATGCTCGTGCTGAGTGGGAACGTAGAGGTGTGCTAGATTCTACCAAGAAAGAAAACGTGGGGCATTATGCTACCAAGCCGCCCGTGATTGACTTGAGCAAGCCCGCAGAAAAATCTCCACGCCGAGACGATTTTGCCTGTAAAGATTACGCCGGTAACGACCCTACAATCAAAGAAAGAATGGGTTGCAAATAAATGAACATCTGGTTGCGGTTCTGGATCTTCTGGTCAGTGGCCACGTTTGCGCTATGGTTGCACCAGCCGGCACGGGCACAAACAGCTACATCTAATCTGATCAATCCTGCGGGCACAGCCTGGGGTATACCTAGTGCCCAGGTCCTGAACACAGCAGGTATCACTGCTGTGGAAGGTGGTGGTGTGTATGTGCCAGGCAGTCCTTACTACAACAGTGACACCAACACCATTAGATTCAGTTATATCATGGGCACAGTGGCACAGAGCATTGCCATCAACTCGGCTTTGGCCGGCACCGGCATCAAATGGGTGGGCTATGACTATTCTTGGGAGATACAAAATTCTCCGGGACAGTATGGAGGGACTCTGTTCAGCACTATCTCGCTAAATGGCAACAATGGTAAGGCCTTGGAATCATATACTTACAACTATCCGCAAGGTATCACACCAGCATCCTCATGGTTGCTGGATTCAGGACGCAAATTGTTTTCTCAGAGCGGCGGCTATACTACCGGACAGGTAACCAGTCTCGACGTTACCTGGACTGGCAAGGACAGTCTTTTCTGGATGGGTCTTTATGGTCCGCGTGTGCGCAACACTGATGTGAGACTGTTGTATGATGCGGACCAGTGTGCGATCAATCCCATCAGTGATCCCACTTGCCCTGGCTACCAGACTGCGATGTGTAGCGCCAATCCTCTTTTCAGTGCTTCTTGTCCGGGATATGCCCAGGCATTTCTCACACAACAATGTAGCATCTCTGCCTTGTATGATCCTTCATGTCCGGGCTATCAACAGGCCTATTTTACGCAACAATGCACGGCCAATCCCTTGTATGATCGTTCCTGTCCTGGTTACAACACAGCCTACGTCACGCAACAAAACACACAGGCCGCATCAACGACCACGACAACCACATCTACGACCACCAGCTCGGTATCATTGACTGGAACTGTATCTACCACAGAACCTACCTTGACCATAGCCACTGACGGCTCGGTATCTACCGGCGTGGCAGTTGTACCTGACAGCCAAGTCAACACTGTGGTTACCAAGAAAGTTGAAACCACTGCCAGCCCTACTGGCACATTGAGCATACAGATCCAGACCAAACCCTCTGCCGAGTCAGAACAGCAGAAAAAAGGTCGAGAAGCCACTGCGGCCGAGCGTGAACTCGCACTGAAAGAAGAAAAGAAACGCGAAGAAGAATCTAGCGACCGACGCAAACAATTGGCCGAACGCCAGCGTCGTGCTGCCATGGAAAATGCTGTGGCACGTGGTCGCGAAGCCATACGTGAAGCCGATTCGGCCAAGACCTTGGATGAGCAGATGGCCAATCAATCTTATGTAGTGGCCACCATGAGTTTTGTGCCGGGCTTTGAAGCCTATGGTCAGGCTCGCCTACCAGATGCACAATTTTACGCACCTAGAGAAATCTATCGTGGACAACAGAACGTGGATAACCGCAGATTGTTGCAGGGACTCACTGGTGCTTCGGACCGACGCCATGCAGACATGGTCGACAGACAGTATGCGAGATGATCATGGAGATACCCAAAGATTTATCCGGTGGCCTGAATGCCTTGAAACAGGCCAAGAAACTGGGAGATGACACCAGTAAATTTGTTGGCGAAATACAAGGCGACATGGAGAAAACTGTTCAGAATGAACAGAAAAAGCGAGTCCAGGAACGGCGCCAACAAGAACAACTCTTGATCAATGCAGAACTCACAGCCATACGTAAATTTGAAGAAGAACTACAACGAGAAGAGTTAGTAAAAAAATTAAAAACAGATTTGACTGCGAAGCATGGCAAGGATGCTTGGAATCAAGTGCAGAAGATCAAGACGGAGATACAGACGCAGAATGCACAAGACATGAAGTTTATTGACAGAGATCGCCATCGGGTGCAGGATCTGTTCTGGTACTGCGTGGGCGTGGCTGCTTTGCTCACATATTTTTTCAAACTATATAAGGTATGATCGTGGCCAAATTATTTGCCGTGGTAGCAGTGCTAGTGGGTTTGTTGGGCATCTGGTTGGAGCATCAGAGCATAGCAATAAAACAAGGCACGATACAGAATAGATCTCAATGAACAGAGGTCTGATCAAGTCGCTAAAAAATTACAACGCCAACGAGGCGTGCAATAAAAGGAGAAGGAAATGGGAGAAGAAATCAAAGACGTAAACAAAAAGATCGATGACATGGATGCGGCGGTGAAAAAATACGCCAGCAAAGACACAGTGATCTCCATTGGAGGTTATGAGTTTACGCCAGCTAAACTCATGGTGGCTGCCACCATAGTATCGTCTGTGTTGGGCGGATTGTATGGAGCTTTTGAAGTATACAAAGACTACCAGAGCATGAAGAAAAAGATCGCTGAGTATGTCACGCCAGATCTAACAGAAATTTACAAGAAACTGGAACTGGTGCAACAGAGTTCAGAAAAAGGCACACAGTATACGCAAGACATCAAGAACGATCTCAAGCAAGATATCCGCAGGCTAGAAAATGTGGTAGAACAAGTAGAGCGCAGTAGCAAACAAAGCCAGCGCGAAACTGAAAAAGATGTGCGCGAACTGCGACGAGAAGTAGACGACAAGATCAAAAAAGCCCTAGATAATCCCTTGGCAGGCAAATAAGCGCTCGACCCGCTTCGGCGGGTTTTTTGTTAAATACAGCAAACAATAAACTAGGAGCTCGAATGAACGATCGTAAACTGTTCAAATGGTTGGCCTTGCTGATTTTCATGCCCTTGATGCTGGCCATATTTGGCGGTGATAGATTCCGCTATCCCTGCCAAGATCCTGCCAACTGGGACAAAGACATGTGTAAGTTACCCGCTTGTGATGTCACAAGGACCTGCCCAGATCACATATTCAAAGGTGGCCGCGATCCACGTCTAGGCCCGCCCAGTGCTGGAACTACGACTGCATCGGCACCCCAAACAACTCTAGGAGCGAATTGCAAATGATTTTTAAATTTTTCAAAGAAAAAGATCAAGAAGATCCATTTATCTACACCGAAGATCAGCTCATGGCCCGCCTGCGTTTTTTCATAGGTGTTTGCTTGGCGCTGACACTGACAGGCATAGTGTTTGTGGTGCTGTATTCAATCATATTCGTCACCCAGCCACTCAACGCTATGAGCCCCATAGATCAGAAGTTTTTTGAACTGATCATACCCATTGCTACGTTCCTTACCGGTACGCTGTCGGGCATCATGTTGGCCGGCAAAGACGATAAAGAAGCCAAGATGAAAGCCCTGGAAGCGGCCACGAGATCTACTCCTGTGAGTGGTAATCCCAGCAACAGCGGCACCAGTGGCATGGGAGGCCTGAGTGCATCTGCCAGTTTTGGCGGAGCATCAATGAGTTTTAACAAGCCCATGGGCGGATTCGGCGCACCCGGTGCCGCACCTACAGCACCCAGTTTTGGAGCACCTGCACCATTTGTAGCATCCTCGGGCAAGATGGGACCAGCACAGGATCCACACCCTGAGATCTGATGAGCTGGTTCAAACACAGCCCTCACAGATATGAAAAAAATCATCGCCCTCATCCTCGCCATCCTACCGATCTCAGCGATGGCGAGCGAGTGGACCGAGCGGGACAAACCAGTGACCTGCGGCCCATTCCGGGAGATAGTGGAAACTTTGATGAAAGACAAGTATCGAGAGTTTCCACTGTGGATCGGAAAAAGTAGTCAAGACACCAGCCAATTCAGTCTTTTTCTCAATGAAACCACCGGAGCCTGGACTCTGGTGCAGTATGGTCGCGTCACCGGTTGTATCTTGGGCGTGGGTGAATCCTCTGACATCGTAAATGGGAATTTTCTTCCAAAATCTCAGCGATTTTGATTCTGAAGAAACTTTTTTTGACAACCACCAAAAAATACCATAAAATAAACCTTGTATGAGACAAATTCAGGGCCGGTTGGTTAAATATAGCCCATTTTGTAATATACGCCGATATCTGTGGTAATATTGGATTTACATATTACTACGGTTCGAAACCTGTAAACAAGGAGGAAGTTATGACAGAGACAACATCAAAGTCAAGAACGCACCAAGTTGACATGGCCAAACTTTTTGTAAGTCTGCCCCGTGTGATCGGCCTAATGATCGTAGCATCGATCTTGATCACAGTCACCAATTTGCGTCTGGATGCTCTTGCATCTGACAACGAAGCGGCCTCATGGCGCCAAGGCTTCGTGTCCACAGCGGATCGCTCCAAGCAACTAGAATGCTTGGCCCGCAATATCTATTGGGAAGCCGCCTCTGAGCCTTTTGAAGGCAAAGTGGGTGTGGCCCAAGTCACTATCAATCGCGTAGAAGACGGTCGTTTTGGCAAGGACGTCTGTGGAGTGGTTTATCAAAAGAACGTGGTATACGAAAAGGTCGTATGCCAATTCTCTTGGTACTGTGAACCACATCACAAGGTCCGACCCATACACCCTGCACTATGGGATGAGAGCATGGAAGTGGCCAAGAAGGTCCTATTAGAGGGATTCCGACTGCCCAGCCTCAAGGAGGCCCTGTATTTCCATGCTGACTATGTAAATCCGGGTTGGCCCAACATGCAATACGTGGGCAAGTTTGGAGCACACAGATTCTACAAGAAGAAGGAGAAGGGCGCATGAGCAAGTTTTTCCAATTCATAGGAAATGTCCGAGCAGGATTCAGCCAATATCTCGCCAATCAGTTACACACGGTCTCAGCCGAAACACTGGGATGGCTGGCAGTGATCCTGATCCACTCGGCCACCATACCCACATTGCTGGCCATACTCACGGGACTCAGTGATCGCACTCCTTCTGTAGACGTGGTGCTGTTTATGTGGGCTGGTCTGGTGCTGTTGTTTGGACGAGCAGTGGTGCTCAAGGATACGTTAAACATTGTCACAATTGGTGCCGGATTCATCATCCAGGCTGTGATCATGGCGCTGATATTGTTCAAGTGACCCTTGGTTGAGTCGTAGATGTCTGACCAGGTGCAAGGTGTATTTGTTAGATCGCGGACTCTGAGGCAAGTGTTGCTTTCGCCATTGACGCACATACCACCAGTATGAAGGATCCAATTTGTTCTGGGTCCTTCCATATGCTTGCATGACGTTATGGTAAAGTTCATCTTTTATGAATTTCAGGAAATTATCCGAAAAGAACCGTTGTTTATTTCTCTGGGCCACGGCCCAGCAATGAGCAAGTATTTCATTGAGTTGTTCGGGAGCCATTGAAGACAACCTGTCAACCTCTTTGAGTATGAGATCAAGGCGGGTGGAATGATCGGACTCATGATCGTATGACTCATCAATCCAAGGGCTAAAAGTCTCAAATCCATAGTATTTTAACACTGCCAGGGCGCCGGGTCCGGCAGCCAAGATAAATGGATGTCCGCAGGCTATGGGCCTGAGTGTTTTCTCAGTCAAGTGTATCCTTGGATCTTCAAACAGAGTTTCCAAGATCAGGCTTATACCAGTCTTGCAAAAATCTTCACTGTTATAATAGGCGCTGGCCATGGCATCTGCTGTTGTAGGATTTGCAAAATCACATTGTCCATTGTGTTTTAGATGATCCATGACCTGTTGGCGATATTGTCTGGTACCAGTCTGATCTCTGCAATATATCAAAAATATTTTTTTGATCTTTTTTCTCTCGAGACTTTGATCATGTTGGGCAAATCTATACCAATCACGGGCAATCAACGCATGGCTCCACCAGTAAGCGCCGCAATAACGACCAGTGGATTCATATTTTTGCAGTTGAGGGGAATTGATTTCAGAATGCAATAGGATCCATTGTTTTTGCCAAGACCATACTATGGTGTTTCTGAGATTTTGATCCTGCACAGGAAAGTTATAATCCTGTCGATTGAACTCTTCGGTTTTGTGTAACAACGGCTGTCCATCTTGATACAGTTCATAATTCAGTGGTTCTTGATCATGACAAAACAATACCGGTTGGAAATTCCTAGCCAATGAAAATCTGCTTAGTCCTATCTGATCTGGATCTAAGAAGGTTTCTCCCAGCAGATTATCTATGCCATTGGGTCCTTTTGTGTGTTCATAGTCCTTTTGGTAGTCCAAAACGTTCTTGAGATCTTTATTACCCCATTGGTAAAAATACAACAACCAGAAACGTTTTTCTGTGACCTGATGTATAAAATCGTATAAATTATGAGCAGGCACTGTCATTTAATGGAGGAAACAATGAATATAGGTTTTATTGGTCTAGGAAAACTGGGTCTAGACTGTGCAGAGGTATTTGCTGAACGTTACACAGTCCGAGGGTATGATATATATCCGAGGTATAGTGATACCGTTGAAGTTTGTGGCATTGACGAAGTGGTCAAAAAAAGCGACTGGATCTTTATCGCTGTGCCAACTCCACACGCCGAGGGCTATGATGGATCAGTGCCCAGCTCGCACATGGAGCCTCGAGACTTTGGGCATGATGCGGTGAAAGACGCTATTAGTCAGATCAATGAACATGCTGACACACCCAAGCGTGTGGTATTGATCTCTACAGTGTTGCCGGGAACCACACGCAGACATTTTGCCAACTTGTTGGGTCCACAGCATCAGTTCCTTTATAATCCTTACCTCATAGCCATGGGCTCGGTCAAATGGGATATGGCCAATCCCGAAATGGTCATGATCGGGACAGAAACTGGTGATGCATCTGAGATGCGTGATCTAATCGATCTATATCGCCCGTTGATGAAAAACAATCCCCGTTATGTCACAGGTACCTGGGACGAGTGCGAAGCCATCAAGATTTTCTACAACACATTCATTTCTGCCAAGGTTGGACTGGTGAACATGATACAGGATTTTGCGCTGAAGATTGGCAACATCAATGTGGATGTTGTGACCGATGCCCTTGCCCAATCAACCATGCGTATCATGGGACCCAAATACATGACCGCGGGCATGGGCGATGCAGGTGCTTGCCATCCTCGAGACAACATCGCCTTGCGTTGGTTGGCCGAAGAGTATGACATTGGCTATGACTTGTTTGACACCATCATGCATGCTCGAGAAATACAAGCAAAAAATCTAGCACACTTTTTAGTAGACCAAGCCAAAGAAAAGAATTTGCCTATAGTCATACATGGCAAGGCATACAAGCCTGATGTTGCCTACTGTATCGGTAGCTACTCCACGTTGATAGGATTCTATATCAAGGAGGCCGGTTATTCTGTGAAATACTTAGATCCCTTGGCAGATGACAGCGACGATGTAGTCCAATCGATCACTGGTCCTTGTGTATTGTTGCTGGCACACAATCGACAAATCACCTATGGATACACTGGTGATGTGAGAGATGACACGTTCTATTCTCCCATAGCCTATGGTTCTGTCATTGTTGATCCTTGGCGGAAAATGCCTTCTACACCACAATATAATGTGATCCATTATGGCAACACACGAGATGGCCGGACTGGATTATAAAATTTACAGTTTGGATGTTTTTTGGGATGATGAATTCAAGCATCTAGATTACATCCAAGAGCCGTTCAACGATTCAGAAGATGTGAGACGATGGATGGCCCAAGGATATCAACCCAAAATATGTGGATCCATGGCAGACATGAAAGGACGTCAACCCAGTTGGAATCATCTTTTCGTAGACTATTTTTCTGCCATGGGGTGGAAAGATATTGGAACATCTTACTATAGAATGACTTCCGGAACAGTGATGCCAGTGCATCAAGATCGTTATGTAAAGTATGTAAAATTGTTTGGACTGGAAGGTCAAGAATACAACATACGCCGGGCATTGGTGATGTTGGAAGATTGGCAGTCGGGACACTATCTAGAAGTGCAGGGCGATCCTGTGGTCAAATGGCATGCAGGCACAGTGGCAGAATGGATTTATGATGTGCCGCACATGGCAGCCAACATCGGTCTTGAAGATCGTTACACTCTACAAATAACAGGACATCTGTGAAAATATCTAGCTACAATGAATGGGATCCTTTGCGATCCATAGTGATAGGATCTGCCAAGCATGCCAATTGGCCTAGCCAAGATCCTGTGTTTGCCCTGGAAAGTGAAAAGACCTTGTGGAAAGAAACACCAGTTCCATCAGGTCCTGTGCCACAATGGATAGTGGATGAAGCAGAATCTGAACTGGATGATCTCGCACACAAACTCACTGGGCTAGGTGTAGAAGTATACCGTCCACAAGAAATAGATTTTGTTGCCTTGGGAGGGATGTATAACTATTGCCCCAGAGATAGATTATTGGTAGCCGGCGAAACCATAGTGGATCCTGCCATGATGTATCCTTGCAGAGACATGGAATTGGCGGCCTATCATGATGTAGTTGATTCTTGTGAAAGATATCTGCACATGCCGCGCAACGAAGGCATGATATTGGACGCAGCCAATGTGTGCAGACTTGGCGATACTTGGCTATATCTAGAAAGTGCATCGGGCAATCGTAAAGCCTATGAATGGCTGTGCGAACAATTTCCACATATCACGATAGAACTTTGCAATTTTTATTCTGGCGTGCATATAGATTCTACCATAGTCCCGATCAGAGAAGGATTGGTCATTGTCAATGCCGCACGAGTCACACCAGAAAATCTGCCTAGGGCCTTGAAAGATTGGGAAGTGCTCTACGTTGACTATGTCAAAGAACAGGGATTTTATCAATACCCCTATGCTTCTAAATGGATAGCCTTAAATATGCTCGTGGTAGATCCTAACACAGTGATCATGGACAGTGATCAACGGGTGCTACAAAGAGAGTTAGAAAAACACGGTATCACAGTGATAGGACACCGATTGAGTCACAGTCGCACCTTGGGCGGTGGTTTCCATTGCGTGACGCTGGACCTATGGAGAGAGCATGCTTGACGCACAACAACTGGCACACATAGTCGAACAAGAAATACGCAACGAAGCACGACTGCAGGTGCAACAGGCAGTGAGTCAACCCGAATGGCTCCAGGATCTCGAACAGCAGATCATTGGGTTCGTGCAGGATCGTATCACGGCTAGATTCAGCAATATCGGAACCTTGCCTGATCTCGTGACCACTGTGGAACACAAAGTAGGCGAAATGTTTGCCAGCGGATTTGTTCCTGATTTGAATTCCTATGTTGATCAGGACAAGATCCGCCAGACAGTGGATCTAGCCGTAGAACGTTTTGTTGAAAATACCATCAACAATCTGTCTGTGGATCCGCAATGGGTTACCAAAATTGAAACGCTGATAGCACAGCGCACAGAAGATCGCCTACGCAATCTCTTGAGAGATATAGATCTAAATGCCAAGATTTCTCAGGCCATAATGGAAAACAAAGACCAGTTGATCACTGCTATCAAGAGAGATTTCCGCACTGCGGGCATAGTTGATCAATCCGGCTCCACCCAACTCACAGTCATGGACGGAGTGGTGGTCATCGAGCACGAAACTGTCACACACGATCTCACAGTGGAACATAACGTGAAGATCAACGGAGATGTCTTGGTCCAAGGTGACCTGGGCATACAAGGTCGCATCAACACTGACAACCAAACCTGGCAGGATCTCAGCCGCCATGTGGGCAATGTTACCTATGACCGCATCAAACAGGATTTCGCCAGCGAATTGATCGCCACAGTGATTGATTCTACCAAATCCGGCATTGAAATCGAAAACATCACAGTGGATGGGCACCCATTGGTCACGGGCAACACTCTCAGTGCCGGAGTGGTCAATAGCAATATCAAGAAACTAGGCACAGTGGAAAATCTCGAAGTATCGGGGACCACAAATCTAGCCAAGACTTTAACTGTGCAAAAAAATCGCGTTGGCGTCAACACACAAGAACCTGACAGCGCACTCAGCGTATGGGACGAAGAAACCAATCTCGCTCTGGGCAAATACAGCAAGAACACCAGTTTCATTGGCAGCAATCGAAAACAAAATTTGGTGATCGGTGTCAATCGCCAGAATCACATAGAAGTAGACAGTGATGGCATGGTCACTGTGCAACAACTGCGGATAGCACGTAATCGCTTGTCATGGAGCACTGAAGTGCCCGGTTACAGTGGCACCAAGGGTGACATAGTGTTTAATACCAATGCCAGTGATGGTATCTTTGCATGGGTATGTCTTGGTGCATTCCGTTGGCAAACTGTGAGGATGTCACAGTGAGGATAGTGTGTGTGCTGGCCGACGAGTTCTCGGCAACTCATATCGAGCCTGGGCAACTCAAAGACATAGGGGCTCTCTGGGGATCTTGGCGCACATGGCGTGCCTGGCAGACAGACAATGTTCTGTGCCACGATTTTTCCAAGGCCGACGAATTGATAAAAAGAGCGTTCCATGCTGTGTGCAATCTCTACATACCCAACAAGAACTATGGTGCGTTGAACAGACCTTCCAAGGTAAATCTATATGATGGAGATTTTCCAGGAGAGTTCGACCACCCTGAAGAGATCGTGTCCATGCATCTCGTGGCTGACTCCGCAGATTTGGTTTTGCTTTTTGGTTACGATGTCAGCAAGATTACCGAAACAGACAAGTTCCAAAAGCATAAGAAAACCAATTACCTTAATGCTTTTCGGGCCACCCTAAATACCTATCCTCAAACCCAATTTGTCTTGATTGATCATGCCAATGATTTGGATGCAAGCCTGACCAAAATCCCCAATCTCACTTGCGATAAATTTGAAGCCGTGTTACAATTACTTAATTGATAACTCTTCTAGGCTTTCATGACTGCTCGAATTGGTTTTTGTTGTAAATGGTTAGACGATCCCAGTGAAACTGCTGGCATGAAAGTCAATGCCAAGAATCGTGAACTCAATGGGCGGAGCACTACCATGCGTTGGTTGCGTGAGCATGCAGACCAAGCAGAACAGCGCCAGTGGGACATCATGAATCACAATGCACAGGCCGCTCTCAACATGGTAGAACGTGTGGGCAGTCTACCTCATCATCTACGCATGGTTCGACTGGGGTCTGAAATGCTACAAGGCTACACAGAACCCAACTGGATTGACTGGTGGCAACAAGCAGACATCCAACGACACCTAGAAAAGATCTTTGCTCCTGTGGGTGCCCGTGCCCGAGAGTTGGGAGTAAGACTTTCATTCCATCCTGGACAGTTCTGTGTGTTAGCATCAGAGAACGACGGCATCGTGGAACGTAGCATCCAAGAGTTTGAATATCATGCAGACATGGCCCGCTGGATGGGCTATGGCGCCACCTGGCATGATCATGGCTTCAAGATCAATGTTCACCTGTCGGGCAAGGGTGGGCCTGAAAAATTCTTGCGTAGCCTGGGCAAACTTAGCCCCGAGGCACGCAATCTCATAACTATCGAAAACGACGAGATATCAAATGGTTTGGACCTTACTTTGCTTGTGGCTGATAACGTGGCTCTTGTGCTGGACATTCATCACCATTGGGTCAAAACAGGAGAATACATCGATCCCCAAGATGATCGTGTTCAGCGTGTGGTTGAGTCTTGGCGTGACGTTCGCCCTGCTATGCATTACAGTGTTAGTCGCGAAGATATTCTTGTTGATCATGATCCCCGAGTTCGCCCAGATCTTGCTGGACTTCTTGCACGAGGTCATAAAAAACAGCAACTCCGCGCCCACTCGGATTTCTATTGGAATTCGGCTGTGAACGACTGGGCCGCTGGTTTCTCCGATCAGTTTGACATCCAGTGCGAGGCCAAAGGTAAAAATCTAGCAAGAGATGGTTTCGCCAAGCACGTCACTGTGTGATATCCCTTTTGATGTAGAAGTTCCCTATGCCATGCGGCCGCACATGCGACCTTGGCAACCCGGTGAGTCCATACTGACCACGGACAGGGATTTTGATCGATATCAAGACGCCAAACTCAACAACTACAATCCGGTATATGGAGATTCAGCCAGTCGTGAACTGGTTTATCAAGCCGTAGATGCACTGAGAAAATATGATCCCACTGCACCTGTGATCCAAGGAGATGCTCCTGTATGGCAACTAACTCGGGCACTACAGGAAGACTTTGTGATATGGGCACCCAATCGTGCCGGCGAACTCTCTGCACAGATACTGAGTGTGTGCTTGCCATCGGGGTGGGATCCTCAAACCAAAGTCAACAAGACTTTCCTTGAAATACATGAACCCGTGCCAGACTTTGACATAGTCAACAAGGCATCTGGACACATCGCACGTATGATCACTACCCGGGGTCCTTTCATAAGATCAGTGTGGAGTATAGCCAACCGTCCTGCGTTGAGCAGACATCCCAGTGGTGTAGAAGCATGGTCCACGGAGACAATAGATGACATGTGGTTCAGATCGGAACGCCAGACCACTATACCCATACACAGTCAAGCCGCGCTGTTTTTGATCAGAGTCTACATGATACCACTACGGGATGTGTTCCAAGACGCAGATAAAAAACAAAGGATCATCAGCAGTGTGATGAGCATGACTGATGCTGTGATCGAATACAAAGGCCTAGGATACTTGCGGAGTTATTTCGCTAATCGGCGTGTCTAGTCAGGAAATTGACACGCATCTTTCTGGGATGGAAATATTCATCGACCACGGCCTTGGCAGTTTCAATATCAAAAGTTCTGCAACTGAACACATCAAAATAGGCCGTGCCATCTAGTTCCATGAAATGGCCACAGATATTTGATGTGGTGATCAACTGCATGAGGCTGTAGCCCTGTTTGGGGTCTCCGGGCAGGAGATGTTCGATCACGGGTTCTCCGTGTGCTGTCATATCGATACGATCCACTAGATCCTTGACGAATCTATAGATGTTGTCGCGGTTGGATATAGATTCAATATCACAACCACTACAATCCAACATCAGATGATAACCCCAGTGGGAACTCATTTGGCAGCAGGTTTCTTGGCTCTCACTGCTTTGGCACGGACAGCAGGTTTCTTTTCCCCAGCAGGTTTTTTGGCAGCCGGTTTTTTCTTAGGCGCCGCAGCCTCGGAGTATTGTGTGGACATAGGTATCACACCAGGTGTGGTCTGTGGTGCTTCAACTTTGTAAGGGGCCTCTGGGCAAGGACTTACGGTGGGCTTGGAACCAAAAAACTTTTTTAAAAATGCGAGCATTGCAGTCTCCTTTGTTTTATATAGTGTATTTACACAGCATATTATCGAAACCTAGCATATTGCACTGCAATGTAACTAAATATCCTGGCTCAACAGGAGGAAACACCATGCAAGACCGTAGATGGAAGGTATACAAACTGCAACAAGAATGGACAGAAAACCCGCGCTGGACCGGAATCAAACGTGATTATTCAGCCGAGGACGTGGTGCGTTTGCAAGGTTCCAACCCCATAGAATACAGTCTGGCACGGCGTGGCGCCGAAAAATTGTGGCGTTTGCTACATGAACAAGATTATGTCAACACCCTGGGAGCACTCACGGGCATGCAAGCCCTGCAACAGGTCAAGGCCGGTTTGAAGGCTATATATTTGAGTGGGTGGCAAGTGGCCGCTGATGCCAACTTGGCTGGCGCCATGTATCCTGATCAGAGCCTGTATCCCGCAGACTCTGTGCCAGCAGTGGTGCGTAGGATCAACAATGCTTTTACCAGAGCAGATCAGATCGCCTGGATGGAAGACCAAGAAGATCGAGATTTTTTCGCACCCATCGTGGCTGACGCAGAGGCAGGATTTGGTGGTGTGCTCAATGCGTTCGAACTCATGAAGGCCATGATCGAAGCCGGGGCCGCAGGTGTGCATTTTGAAGATCAATTAGCGTCCGTAAAGAAATGCGGACACATGGGAGGAAAAGTCCTTGTTCCAACACGAGAAGCCATCAATAAACTTATTGCCGCTCGTCTCGCTTCTGATGTTATGGGAGTGCCTAGTCTTGTTATTGCTAGAACAGATGCCGAAGCCGGCGATCTTATCACTTCAGATATTGATCCTAACGACGTTCCTTTTCTTACTGGTGAAAGAACTGTGGAGGGTTTCTATCGGACCCGAGCAGGATTCGACCAAGCAGTCAGTAGAGCCCTGGCCTACTGTCCTTACGCAGATCTCGTATGGTGCGAAACAGGCAAACCCGACCTCGACTTCGCCAAGCGATTCGCCGAAGCCATACACCGACAGTTTCCGGGCAAGATGTTAGCCTACAACTGCTCACCATCATTCAACTGGAGGAAGAACCTAGATGCAGACACAATTGGCCGTTTCCAACGTGAACTTGGAGCAATGGGTTACCGTTTTCAATTCATCACACTTGCTGGATTCCATGCTCTTAATCATGGCATGTTTGACCTTGCTCATGGCTATGCTAGGGACGGCATGTCTGCTTTCGTGGAGTTACAAGAGCGTGAGTTCGCGGATGCGAGCCGTGGTTTCGAAGCTGTCAAACATCAGAGAGAAGTAGGAACCAGTTACTTTGACCGCGTGACTACCACAGTGGAGGCTGATGCTTCCACCCAGGCTCTCAAAGGCTCAACAGAAGAAGAACAGTTCCACTGATGGCAAGCACTTGGTCTAGAGTATCTCGACGCAAAAAGATCAAATACGCTGTGATCTCGGTATTATGGTGTGCAGGTCTGGCCATTGCGATATGGATCAATCTGCAATGATGCGTAGCATTGAACGCATCTGGGCTCGAGCCACAGGTCATGTCATGGGCAACACTGACGAAGACCGCCCTAGAGTGCCCATCTTGACCATGAGAGAAGCAAGGGTAGCACTCTGCCTCAAAACGTTCTGGATAGTGATCCATGTGATCACTTGCGGATTCATAATAGCAAATGTCATAAGGCACTGGTAAAATGTTAGAAACCATATGTGAAACATTAGTAGAGGCATACCGCCGCAACTGGATCACCAGTCGAGACGGCAACGTCAGCATTCGGCATCATGATCGAGATCATTTCTACATCACACCATCAGGAGTGAGAAAGCAGACCCTACAACCAGACCAGTTCAAGAAGATCATGATTCTTGAAAATGGTCCAGTGTCTCTCTGGCGAGAAGATTATTACACTGACATCAGCGCCAATCTCAAACCCAGCGGCGAGATTCCTTTGCACTTTGGACTGCAACGACGCATGGGACAACATGCCTCGGAGGTGCGTGTGGTAGTTCACTTGCATCCAACATACTGTGTGGCGGCCATGCACCGTGGCATCAATTTAGGCGACATTGTTGCGGACTTTCCAGAACTCAGTAGATATACCAAGGTAGCACCCAATGTGGGAGATGTGCCGCCTATAAGCCAAGAACTGGCAGATCGTTGCCACGAAAATTTACAATTAGATCAACAAGGCAACATCGCCTTTGACATCGTGGGCATCCGTGGACATGGTGTGGTTGCTATCGATACCTCACCGTGGCGTGCGTTTGAACACATAGAACGGCTGGAACATATCTGCAAGATAGTGTTGGCCTCGGGAGCGTGATGCAGTTCGTCAGCGATCGCGACGTGTATGACTCATGCCCACCACAGTGGTTGTGGGTCTATGACAAACTCATAGTGGCACGAAGACAGGGCATCGCCGCTGGACCGGCTGGTATTCCCGTACCATGGTCCGGAGAATATGTGATAAGACCTATCACCAACATCCGCATGATGAGTCGAGGTGCGCAGATCGTGTGGATGGAAAAAGGTGACAGTGACACAGTGCCCGATGGATTTTTCTGGACCCAGGTGCTCGAAGGTCCGCATGTGTCAGTGGACTACCATTGGGGCCAACAGCATCTCACGGTGCAAGGTTTCAGAGATGATCCTCGGAGATTGGATCGTTTTTCACGGTGGTGTCGAACGGATTTAGATCGGCCTTTTCCTGGGATGTTGCACGATCTCAAGTATTATCAGGAATGGATCAACGTAGAATACATCGGCGATACAGTGATCGAAGTGCATCTACGATACAATGATGATTTCGCCAATCATGATAGTGATGAGATCTGGCCTGTATGGCCCGAATCCAGCCAACAACAGCCTCCCGGTACACAGTGGTATCACAGCCCTGCTGGTAGTAGATTGGGCTTCTGGATCAAGGATAAGTAATTTGATGCTCCTATTCATATACATCCTGGTGATGACACACATCACCATAGCTTGTGTCACACTTTACTTGCATCGTAGCCAGGCACATAGAGGTGTGACATTTGATCCACGTGTGGCACATTTCATGAGATTTTGGCTGTGGCTCACCACAGGCATGGTCACCAAACAGTGGGTGGCCACACACAGAAAACATCACAGATTCACTGACGCGGAAGGTGATCCGCACAGTCCGCAAAATGAAGGAATTTGGCAGATTTTATTAGGCGGTGCTTTTTACTATGCCTGGGCCGCAAAAGACAAAGCCATGGTCAACCAGTATGGTGTGGGCACGCCCGATGACTGGGTAGAGCGTCACATCTATGCACCATTCAACTGGTTGGGGGTGACCTTGATGTTCTTTATCAACTGCATGATTTGGGGCTGGGACTGGGGTTGGTTGCCTTGGCTATGGCAGATGATTTGGATCCCACTGTGGGCAGCCGGCGTCATAAACGGCCTGGGACACTGGTGGGGTTATAGGAACACTCAAACCAAAGACTATTCCACTAATATTGTGCCCTGGGCATTCTTCATCGGTGGTGAAGAACTACACAACAATCATCATGCTGATCCAGCTTCGCCTAAACTCAGCCAAAAACCCTGGGAATGGGATCTAGGATGGACTTATATCAAAGGGCTAGAACGATTTGGTTTGGCCTACAACATCAAGTCTTAGAAAACTTCATATTGATCGTGCCACCGGATTCAAATCCGTTCCAAGGCACCACAGTGGCTCCACCGTTTTGGGTCTGTGAGAATCCTGTGCCATTGACATCGGCATCCAAGCGGATGGTCTGATCCGTGGGTGCCATCCAGCCACGGTCCATGTATACTCCGGCCATGGGACCATAGGCCACTGAACCTTGCATATACCACTGTTCCGGAACTGTCCAAAAACGCAAGGCGTTGGTATTGTTTGGATCAGATGTGGTCCAGGACCATGACTGACCAGGTGCGATAGTAGTTAAATCACCCACTGTGTTGTGGTTAACGGTTAGGTTATATTGGGTGTTGTTGACGATGTTGAGTGTAGCAGTCCAAGCCATGCAGTCCTCCATTTTGATAAAATTACTTAGCCAAAACACTATTATCTGGGTAGATTAATTATTGTGCAGTGCAATAATTATCATATATAATAGTTCAAAGGAGATGCCGCATGGGGCGGGTCTCTAGCAGTAAACTCGCTTAACTCAAGGAGAAACACTATGTTTACATTAGACGCGACCATCGATGCAGTCCAGACCGGCAAGAAGCAATTTGTCAAGACTTTCGTAACTGACGAAAAGATTGCCACAGCATTGAATGAGTTCATTGACAACCAATCCGAATATACCAAAAAAGCCGCCAAGGCCACTTTGGATGCTGGCACCACGGTTGTGCAAGAAACCATCAAGCATGCCCAGGAAGCCGCTAAATTTGACTATGTCAAATTCGGTGAGGGTATCATGAAAGCCTACACATCCCAGACCAAAACCAAGTAATTTGGTAAAAAAACGGTTAACCGGTCACTAGACCAAAAATCCTACTTGTGTAATAATACACACATAGTAGGATTTTTTATGACCAATCTTTAAGGAGTTCGCATGAAGCACTTGGTTTTTGCAGTATTGGTGGCCAGCCTTTTGGTTGGTTGTGGCACGATCGGTGGCGCGGTTTCCGGCGCCGGCCAAGATCTTTCCAAAGCCGGAGAATGGATCAAAAACAAATGAACAAGTCAATCCTAGCCATGGCCTTGATCGCCGCCCTGGGTCTTTCGGCCTGTAGTTCTACCAAGACCACAGACGTAGGTCCCAATCGCACAGTGAACCCAGGCCCACAACAGGCTATCTCTGAGCAACGTGCCGCATCGGACTTCAAACGTGAAGGTGTCAAAGTCATCTATTCACTGTTGGGTGACCTGGATGCTGTAGAAGCCACTGGCTATGCTCCAGTTCAAGGCAACTCGGAACGTGCAGTGCAATCGGCCACCGAAGCGGCCTATGTGCTGGCCAAAGATCGCATGAGTTCGTTCTTGCATCCTGAGACCATCAATTCCAAAAGGTTCCTGGACACAGTGACCAAGAATTTAGAAAAGGCTCGCGACAACAAGACCAACAAGTTCGCCACAAACAAGAATCAGGATTTCGCTTTTGAAACATCTGATGAAGAAGCCGCTCGATCTGGCGAGATCAATCGCGAAGAGAACACAGCCGTGCGCAACGATGCTGTGAACATCCAGAGCAATCTACGCAAAACAGTATCTATCCAGCGTTCAGGTATCTTGGGCGGTGTGGTATTCAAAGAAGGCCGCATCATCAATGATGGTCGCAACGTGCAGGTAACAGTGCGTTGGGATAGGAAAGACAACAGCCAGCGCCGGATCATACTCAATGAAATGATGCGATAATGCGTATTGTCGCTCTAGCACTGGCCACTACCTTGTTGGTCAGTGCGCCAGTGGTGGCACAGAGTGCCCCTGATTCGCTGAAGCCCAATCCTGTCAGCATCATCATACAGGTGGTTCCTTGGTTGCTCAAAGATGGCCATCCACATTACTTCGTGACCGCACGAGGGCATGGGCGCACCACAGAAGAAGCCCGCATACAGGCCCTGAGAGCCGCGGTGGATCAAGCAGTGGGGTCGGTCATAGCATCCGAACGCGAAGTGCAAGATCGAACACTGACAAGATCTGAAGTGGTAGCCCATGCGGCCGGTTTCGTGGACAGTTATGAAGTCAAAAGCGTAGAGCAACAAAACGGTCTAGTGGTCATGACCGTGGATGTGTGGGTGCGCCGCAGCCGATTGGCTGATCGTTTGTTGGGCGAACATCGAAAACCCGGACACATAGACAACGATCGTTTGACTGCCCAGGCCCAAACTCTAGATCACAGCCGCAAAAATGGCGATGCTCTGTTGCGCCAGGTCTTGGTGGATTTTCCGCACCGGGCCTATGACATAGAAAAACTGCCATCCAGGGTGTATTACAGTGACGATCGCCAGAAGAAACTGGAGTTGAATTTCGTGGTGCGCTGGCGCCCCACCTATGTGCAAAGCCTCAACGAAGCACTGGGCCAGGTGAGCCAAAACGCCAATGCCGGAGACTGCCTGGGCAGATATCGCCGTGATTGCCAATATCAAGGCTACGTCACTATCAAGGCCCGACCGGGCACACATGGATGGAGCCGGACCGCGGCTTTTGATGATTCCATAACGCTGGCCTTGGTGCGCCAACACTTGATACACAGCAGACCCGCGGTGTTGTTTACTTTTTGGGACCAAAATCGCAACATGATCTGGCGTGGATGCCATCGTTATTCGGATCTGGACAATCAGCAAGCGGGCATGCTGAACAATGAACGCTTGGCGCAACCCACGGATCAAGGGGTGCAGATCAATACCTATATTGGATGGGCGGGCCGAGCAGGATTTAACCTTGACAGCGCCAACCCACCCGCTTTAGATCGCTACGAAATCGCAGTGGTGCGCGGAGATCAGTGCCCTAATTAAACTAGCCTATTTTGGATTTGCTCATAAGTAGTATGCAATCCAAAAAAATTTGTTATAATATGCGTATATAACGAATTCACTACTCAAAAATATGTCGACCATGATCCAAGACAAAGACGATGTTGCATACTCGCCAGGTGACGATCTCAAAAAAAGTGGCATCTACACTTTTATGGGTGAAGTAGACGCTGAGTCCATGTTGCCCATCATTGAGTGGATCTTGCATGAAAACTACATAGTCAAGAAAAAGAAAAAAGAACTCATACTGATGATCTGCAGTCGTGGCGGAGACATGGAAGAGGCCTTTGCGCTGATCGATGTCATGAACAGCAGTTCGATCCCCATCAAAACCGTGGGCCTGGGTCAGATAGCCAGTTGTGGTCTGTTGATATTCCTGGCAGGCACCAAAACTCGCAGAGTGCTCACGCCCAACACTTCCATACTCAGCCACCAGTATTCATGGGGCAGTGATGGCAAGCATCACGAACTGTTTGCTATAACCAAGGAATTTGGATTGGCCCAACAACGGATGATCGATCACTACAGTGCTACCACTGGGCTGGATGAAGATACCATCAAAACCAAATTGTTGCCTGCCAATGATGTTTGGCTCAGCGCCGAGGAAGCACTGGCACTGGGCATCTGTGATCACATAGCCAACGTCAGCCGTTAGAAGTTCTTGCGGCGTTTTCTTCCTAGACCTCGTTCATCACCCACTGCCACTGTGTCTGACGCTTTGATGTCGGATCTTGGCGCTTGATAATCGGCGATGTCCTGATCGCTACCGGGTTCAGTGCCGCCTGATGTGTCTGCGTTGGCCACGGCCTTGGGTTCTTTGTTGATGTTGAACACCAACTTGCCACCCGAACTTGAAGTAGAACTGTAACTCTTCTCTGCTTCTATGGTCACTTGTGTGAACAATTTGCTGGGCCACACAGTGCGGAAACCCTTGATGATGATGTCCGTGCCTTTCTTGGCAGCTTCAGTATACATCTGCACAAAGGCCGAATTGTTGAGGATGTCTGCGGCCGCGTCAGAGAAATTGGTTCTTGTGTTGATCTCGTTGCAGACTTTGTATGCCAGGCTGGCCACCATGTGCTCCAAAGGAACCACCTTGCTGGCATCTTTGACGGTTCTGTCATTGTAGATCTGGCGTAGATTGTCAGTCAATCCTTGGACCTTGCGGATGTCCACAGACTGGGTCAAAGGCGTGAGCGTGGGTATGATGGCACCGGCTTCGGCTTCGTCGATGATACCCAACTGTGTGGCCAGTTCAATGGGTCCGCTCCAGTGATTGCCTTGTTCTATGGTTTCCAAGATATCTATCACTGATTGATATTGATCCACTATGTCTCCAAGGCCTGCATCGCGCAGTTCTCGGGCAGACTTCAACAAGTTGATCACTGATGCCATGGCGCCTTTGGCGCCTTTGGAACTGAGTTTGATCTGCTTGCCATTGGGAGCGATCAACAGACTGTCAAACAGGCCACCACTCACGCCTTCGTTGAACGATACCACGCAATCAGAATAATTTCCACCCAAGAACACTTCGGCGGCTTTGCCAGCGTTGCCTGTGATGGGTTTGCCCTGGATCAAGGCCACGGGCTGTAGCATCTCGCAGAAGTAGTCCCGGAATCCGTTGAAATCAATGCCTTCGCCGGGCACGATGATGGGAAAGTCTGTGGCTTGGTAGAATATGCGAGTGGCTTGACCAATGGGGCTGTCTTCTCCGAACTTGGCCATGATCTGTTGATAGATAGATTCTGGTGTTTGGCTCCGGAATTCCGTGAGCACTTGGCTGGGCTTGTAACCCACAGTTTCTTTTTCGCCACGTGCTGTCTTGTAGGTAAACTCTCCAGGTATGTCTGCGGTCTGGAAAAATGTGTTCTTGGTCCGTATTGGGTTGATCTCTTTGGCAAATTTTACCAGGTATCTGCGGCCCACTGCTGTATCAAAAGTGGCCAAGCCAAATGCTTTGGTGCCGGCTGTGGGGCGATTTATGGGCTCTACACCGGGTTTTAGTTTGGCCTTGAGTTTGTCAAAAACCTGCATCATTTCTTCAGAACTGTCATAGGCACCAGATTCGGGATAGAATTGCAGGCCCTGGAACACTATGAGATCGTCTTGCTCTTTGCTCCCGGTGCGCACGAATTCCTCACCGGGATTCCTGGCGCTGAGTCCACGTGATTCTTCTAGGTTTTCTATGATATCGATTAGGTTTCTCATTGCAGATATTTTCAGTGTATGCTATACTTATCTAGGATACTTACTTACAACAAGGAGAAACAATGCCCAATCTAGTGCCTATCGTGCTGGAACAGACTAGCCGTGGAGAACGCAGTTATGACATCTACAGCCGCCTGCTGAGAGATCGCATCATCATGCTGGATACAGACGTAAACTCACATTCAGCCAGCCTCATAGTGGCGCAGATGCTGTTCCTAGAAGCGGAAAATCCTGACAGAGACATCTTGTTCTATATCAACTCACCAGGCGGGTCAATCACAGCGGGCATGAGCATCTATGATACCATGCAGTTCATCAAGTGTGATGTTTCTACCATAGTGTGTGGATTGGCCGCGTCGATGGGCTCCATGCTGGCCTGCGCCGGCACTGCTGGCAAGCGGTTCATCCTGCCACACAGCCAGCACATGATCCATCAACCTCTGGGTGGAGCTGAAGGACAGGTCACTGAAGTGGAGATCCGTTACAAAGAACTCATGCGCTGGAAGAAGACCTTGACTGAACTCTATGTCCAGCACACCGGCAAAGACTATGCGACTCTGGAGAAAGATATGGATCGAGACAACTGGATGACAGCACAACAGGCCGTGGAGTATGGCCTAGCTGATCGCATCATCACCCAACGAGATGTCTAATCAAAGAATATTCTGCAACAGCCCGTGGTATGAATTACATATCTACTGGGACGGCGCTTTGGCGTTTTGCTGTCATGCCACTCCCAATGTTCCCTATGATACATCGCTGAAACAGCGATACAACATCAGGAACATGTCCATAAAGGAGTGGTATGATTCTGTGCCCATGCGTGAAGCTAGATTACAAGTGCTAGGGGATCAGCAATGGAATCATTGTGCTAGATGCTGGCACGAAGAACAGGTCAGTGACACCAGTCGTCGGCATCGTAGCAATCAGAAATCAGTGATATTCACCAAGCAGAATTTTGCAGAAAGTTACCAGCAAAGTCCTGGGTTCGAAAAATTTGAACACAGTCGATCCAACGCAGGTGCATATGATGGCATGCCAATCGATCTGCACATTGATCTTGGCAACTACTGCAATCTCGCCTGCAAGATGTGTAACCCGTCAGCATCCAGCCGCATCGCCAGCCAACATCGTCAATGGAACATGATCAGTGCTGTATCACAGGATTGGACCGCTGATCCAGAAGTATGGAATAGATTCCGCGAGGAGTTAGTATCAATATCCAAACTCAAGAACATACATTTCATGGGCGGGGAGACCATAATACAACCTCGGTTCCATGATCTAGTGGATTTCCTGATCGATCATGGTCGCACAGATGTGTGCATGAGTTTCGTGACCAATGGCACTTCCTTTGACAAAAAGATCATCGAAAAACTCAAACGGTTCCCCAGGGTGGGTCTTGAGATCAGCATAGAAACTCTGGACACGCTCAATGAATACACTCGCCAGGGCACAGATAATAGCATGGTGCTGGCCAACATCGAGAATTACATCAATGAGTGCAATGGCACCACGATCACAGTGACCTTGAGACCAGCACCGGGATTGCTGACAGTGCGCAGTTATTGGCAAGTCATTGAGTTGGCTTTGCAAAAGGGGTTGTTGATCAAAAGCAATCTCTGCACAGATCCAGATTTCCTTGATATCACTGTGGTACCCAAAAACATAAGAGATCAGTATCGACTGCCATATCTTGATTTGTTGACAAGATATGCACTGGATGAAGCCGATGTGTGGTCTGACTATAACGAAAGTGACCCCAACAACTTCCGCAGGGTGGCCAAAAATCAGATATTACAAATACTGCGGATATTGGATCTACCAGAACCTGATGATCGAGATCGTCGTTGGTCAGCATTGGTACAGCATCTCGATCGCTGGGATCGTGTGTTTGGATTTGACGCTCGTGTGTTGTATCCAGAATTTGCCCACATACTTGACAAGCATGGCTACCTACAGAACTAAGATCGATATCGAAATCGATTCTGTGTGGCATGAGGAACTGCCTGAGATAATCGTGAAGATAGGCCCAGAATGGCGCTGGGCCGGCCCTCTCGAAAAAGCCACCCATTTTTCCCATACATGGGAATCCGGCAAAGGTGATGCCAAAGTTTCAGTTGAATTGCTCAACAAACAAGATTCAGACACAGTGGGGAACAAAGACAAAGCCGTGGTAATAAAGGGTGTGAGATTAAACGATATCAGCACTGACAAATTACTATGGCAAGGACGTTATCGTCCTCGATACCCAGAACCCTGGGCCACTGAACAACGGAAGTCTGGACAGGATCTACCAGAATATCTATCTGCTCACACTTACCTGGGATGGAATGGAATCTGGACACTGGATTTCGACATCCCAGTGTTTACTTGGATACACCGGATCGAGGATCTGGGTTGGATCTACGATTAGTTAGGTTTGCGACTGGGATAGTTCAATTGTTCCCACTCTTCGTCGGTGTAAGGCCACCAATTTAACAGCATTGGCTTTTTTCTCCCATTATACGCTGAGCCGTTTTGTAATTTCCTTGTCGGGCGTGGAAGCTGGCCGCTCTGGCCCGTGCTATGGATTCAAAAAAACAATATACAGAATTCCAAAAATTTTTCATCTTTATTTCCTTTCTCATGGTTTCTACTGATATTTATATGTTGCACTACCACAAAATGTTAAAATATTATGACAACCAAGGTTAGTGCGCACTAACCCAGTGTTTTTGCCCAGGTTGACCAGAAATCGCCATTTTGCTATAATTTGGGTATAGTGATACACAAGGAGCAACAATGAGCGACTTTAAATCTTGGGAAGAAATGTCAGATCTAGAACGTGCATCATGCACTTTCTGGGACATGTATAAAGACGCCTACGGTGTGCGCCCACGTGGCATCGACACCAGCGGCTGGACCTTGGCGGATTTCGACCGCGAGTTTGCATCCCTAGGTCAGGTCATCGAAGCCGAAGAAGCCCAACGCCGCGAAAGCGAAGCCGAGGCCACGGCCCGGGTGGAGAAAGCCATTGACACCCTGATGCGTTCAGGTGCCCGGGATCGTGCGACAGCGATACGTTGGTTGCATGAATCACACGATACCCAGGGAGACGATGAGTATCTCTGTTTCCAACTGGGCCTGCCTTACGGTTATTTCCGTAAGGCGGCTTGATGTTTGAGGCCGTGATAGGCAGGTGCCTGCCTTGGGGAGCCTTGATACCCCAGAACCCGAAGCAGTCTATTTTTGCTGATTATAGACTATAAAGAAAAATCAGCACTTATTATATCACAAGGAGATACACATGCCCACAATCAGCGAAGTCAATCACGAAATCATGCACGGCGATTTCACCAATGATCAACTCAATGCCATCGCCCTGGCCATCAAGTATCGCCGGCGCCAGATTGGACAAGAAGTAAAAGTCACCATCCGTGTGGGCACTCCGGTGAAGTTCTATCATCCCAAACTGGGCCAGGACATCTTTGGCACCGTGGACCGTGTGAAGCAGAAATTTATCCTGGTGCAGACACTGGGTGGTCGCTACAATGTTCCGGCCAACCTTTTGGAACGAGTATGAAACAGCAGATCCGATACGATCATACCTTTGAGTTTGACCTCACGGGCCGGGTGCAGTTTGGTGATCTGCCCATAGATACCGTGCATGACTTGTTCCAGGATGGTCGTGTGGCCAGCAAGTTCCTGGAGAACATCTTGCCAGTATGGTTCGAAGATCTAGAATACGTGGATCAAGACGGCTATGATCATGTGCAGACATCCACTGGTCGCAGGCTGGACCTCAAAGGCTTCACCCGCGGTGGTGCCAGTTATGCTCCCAGCAACATGCTGGGTGCCGGGCGCAAGATCGATAGAGAGAAATTGCATGAGCATGCTCTCACCATCGACTACATACTGAGTGATATCACAGAATTCCCCCGGGTGCGCATCGTGTTCAAACGTGGAACCGAATTGGTAGAAAACTATCCTGCGGGCAAGATACCCACACAAGAACGAGAACGACTGTTTGGATAAAAATAACATCATATTGCAGGACTGCGTTACAGGCATGCAGGCCTTGCCCGAAGCCAGTGTCGATATCTGCGTGACTTCTCCGCCCTACAACCTGGGCATTGGTTACAGCACCTATCGCGACGACCGGCCACGGCAGGACTATCTCCGATGGCTGGGGTCGGTGTTCGGCGAGATCAAAAGAGTGCTGACCGATGACGGACACTTCTGGCTCAACGTAGGTTACAGCAATCAAGATCCCTGGGTGGCACAAGACGTGGCGCAGGTGGCTCGTGATCATTTCGTGCTCCAGAATTCCGTGATGTGGGTCAAATCGATCTATGTCAACGGAAAGACATCGGGACACTTCAAACCAGTGAACTCCGAACGTTACATCGCTCCCACATGGGAGCATGTGTTCCATTTCACCAAGGCAGGTCGGAGCCCATTGGACAAACTCACCATTGGTGTGCCCTACGAATACTATGCGGAGAATCTACGCAATCCCAAGACTGCCGGAACCAAACCCAATCTACGCTGTCGTGGCAACACCTGGTTCATACCCTATGAGACCATCAGCAACCGGGCCAAGCATCGAGGCGATCATCCGGCCACTTTTCCTGTGGCCTTGGCCGAAAATTGCATCCGTGTGTCAGGCATCACATCAGGCACTGTGCTGGACCCATTCATGGGATCAGGCACTACTGCCATCGCGGCCCATCGCTGTGGTCTGTCATGGATGGGCTTTGAAATTGATGCAAACTACAGGGACTTTGCCCTGGATCGCATAGCCGCAGAAACCGCTGGTTGACCAGAAATAGTGATTTCGGTTATAATATGGGTATGCTAAGAAATGACCGAATCACCTGGGGCCTCAAATGGGCCGGAACTATCGTAACCCTGGCTGGAGCACTCTGCACCAGCCTCCGCATTGATCCTTTGAACGTATATCTGCTGAATCTAGGCAGTTTGGTTTTTGTGCTATGGGCCGTGCGTATCCGCGACCGTGCCATGATCACTGTGAACGTGGGCTTATTGTCCATATACCTTGTAGGGTTATTTTTCACTAGGTAAGTGCGCACTAACCTAGCGGTTGACCAAAAAAGCCATTTTCGGTTATAATATAGGTATAGTAAACATCAAGGAGCAGATATGTCATATTACATCATAGTCAAAGCCACAGGACTCATCGTTTCGGATGGCCCAAATCGCACTCGTGCCTATCGCACTCAAGGTGCCGCCAAGGCCACCATCACTAGATTGGTCAAGAAAGCCGGTTGGAAGGGCAACGAGTTTGAAATCACTCACACCCGCGATTACCAACCACGCATGGTCACTCGTCGGAATTTGATGTCAGGCCAGGAGTTCCAAGAAGATGTGAACACTCCTTACTTCTGCTCGCCTGCATCCGAATCCTACTGGAGCATGTGATCGTGGCGCTGAAGATCATGCGCGAAGTCACTGAATGGAAGGGCGTGGAATATCGCCTGCCCAACCATGTGTATCTCATGGATGGCGACAAGGTCTATGCCTACTCCAAATGGGGTCAAAGCGAGCCCCAATACATGAAGACCTTTCTCCGCATGGATCGCAGGGGCAGAAAGTTTGAAGAAGTCAAAAAGAACACCTGGAAGTTCGATCTATCAATACAGACCGAAGCCCCTGCCAAAGAGCCAGAACCTCAAGGTGAGATCTGGACTGTGCAAGGGAGCAAAGGCAACCAATATTTTGTCAATCTTTCGGCCGGACACTGGTCATGCACCTGTCCCGGATTTGGATTCCGACGCCATTGTCGGCATGTGGACGAACTGCAAACTGCCCAAAAATAAACCGCCTCAAGGGCGGTTTATCCTTTCGAAAACCCGGTGAGCCTGGATTACTTCTTGGCTTCTTTCTTTTCGTCTTTCTTGTCCTTCTTTTCTTCTTTCTTCACTTCGGCTTTTTTTGGCTCTTCTTTCTTAGCAGGAGCGGGTGTCTGGGCGACGGCCACACCAGCGGCAAAAAGACCAGCGATAAGAGTTGCGATTGCTTTCATGATTCCTCCAATTGGATAAAAGCGGTGTGAGCAAGACCATCCTGCCCACAATGCTATATATCACGTTTCAATGATACAAGATGGGTAAACTCACAGCAGTAATTCTACCAAAATCGTAGATCTTACTGCCGACATAGTGTATTATTATAACACGCTGTAAAACACAGCGACTTACTATAGAAAGGTAATACTGTGAAATTTATCAATCCCGAAACCAAGACGTTCCGTGTGCTCAAAGCACTGCAAAATGGTCAACCCGTGACCGAATCCAAGGCCAAGAAAATGGGCATCGGCAATCTCAACGCCGAAATCCATCGCATCCGCCAGCATGGATTCGCTGTCTACACCAACCGTCGCACCGCAGGTAATGGTGTGAACGTGACTGAGTATGTGTTGGGCAAACCAAGCCGTAACATGGTTGCTTTGGCATACAAAGCACAGGCCATGGGTATCACGGTCTAATCAAAGGTTCGCTGGCCAACCCAAATTGGTCACCCTTGTCCAAAAGGCTACCACGGTAGCCTTTTTTTTTTGATTGACCGGTAATTTCTTTTTTGCTATAATTAGATATGCTAAAAAAACTCATGCAACGATTAGGACGACATCGGGTGATCATGGATCGCCAGGACGACGAACCTTATCTGGAAAGATATTATCTATTCCTCAAGGATCGCCAACGGTTTCCGTTCAATGTGTTCTTGCACCGATTCCTCAAGGGTGATCCCCACGATGTGCATGATCATCCCTGGCCCTATGCCACTCTGATATTGAAAGGCGGATACTATGAATGGGTTCCACAGTTTGATAGCCAAGGGCGCAAATCCAGTGAGATTCGTCACTGGCGTGGCCCCGGACATTTCCGCATCTGTGGTGCTGGCAGTTACCATCGCATTGAACTCAAACCGGGTGTGACTGCCTGGACCTTGTTCATGCCCGGACCACATCGACGCGAATGGGGATTTTTGTTTAACAACAAGTGGATCCCCCACAACGAATATTTCCAACTGAGACGTTTGCTAAACAACAAGGAGTAAGGCCATGCCCAACTGGTGTTCCAACACTTTGACCCTGTCGCACGAAGATCCTGCACAAATACGTCGCGCGGCCGATGCGTTCCAACGCGGAGAACTCCTACAAGAATTGGTGCCCAATCCCAGCAGTGAATGGAACTATGAATGGTCATGCGAACATTGGGGAACCAAATGGGACGTGGGCGGCAAAGATTATGGTGAACCTGACATCTCTGATGATGGTCGAAGCATGACCGTGAACTTTGATTCGGCTTGGGCACCGCCCACAGCGGCCTATGATGTCATGCTCGATCAAGGATTTGATGTGGAAGCCATGTATTATGAGCCTGGTTGTGCGTTCGCAGGGATCTACTCTGGCGGTTCAGACGACAACTACGATCTCACAGACATGGACAGCAAGGCCGCCAAAGAAGCCTTGCCCCCGGATCTAGACGATTGGTTCGCCATCTCAGAAACCATGGCCGAATACGAAGACGAAGAGCCCTTGACAGAATGGTATATACAAGGTGCCAAAGACAAAGGACTGATCAAAGATGAGTGATTTTATTGTAGGTGGTATCCTGGGCATGCTCCTGGGCATATGGCTGTTCTATCTTGTGATGAAAATGGCCGTGCATATCACTGTGGCCCGAGCCAGCAAAGAATTACAGGACCTAGAGAAGGCCATAGAGCAATATCACGAAGAAGACATGATACCGTGCCGTGTGGAGTCGCATCAAGGCATGTTTTTCGTGTATAATGATCAAACCAATGAATTTATGGCACAAGGCAATACCTTGACCGAACTGAGAGAGCGCATCAAAGCCCGCTGGTCCAACATACGTGTGAGCGTGGTGGCCGGTGACGAAGCAGTTCTCCAACAACTGAAAGAGCAATTAAATGAAAGTAGCAGTAGCCAGTGATGTGCATCTGGAATTTGGAGATTGTGATATCCCCAACACAGAGTCAGCCGATGTGCTGATCCTATCGGGCGATATCTGTGTAGCCCGCGACATCGGTCGCCCGGATACCACCAATTTCATGGAAGGTGCTCGTAGCCAACGCATACGAGATTTCTTCCAGCGTGTAAGCGAGGCATTCCCTCATGTGATTTTTGTCATGGGCAATCATGAACACTATCACGGAGACTTTGCAAAGAGTTACAGCATCCTGAAAAACATGTTGGCCGACACCCATCTCCACAATGTTTACCTTTTGGAAAAAGCGTGCCGGGATATAGATGGTTGGACATTCATCGGTGGCACCTTGTGGACAGACTTTAACGGAGCCGATCTTCAGACCATGCAACATGCGTCATGGGGCATGAACGATTATCACGGAATCCGCAATTCTAATTCTGGGCATGCTTCGGGCATCTGGAAACTGATCCCCGAGCATACCTTGCGAGACCATTATGCCATGCGAGATTACATCCGGGTGGTGCTGGACAACCGCAGAGATCAAGGTCTGCGCGATCGCCGGGTGGTAGTGGTTGGACATCATGCGCCCAGCCGTTCCTCAACACACCCACGCTATCGACATGACATCCTGATGAATGGTTGCTACTCCACACCCATGGACGAGTTCATCCTAACACACCCGGAGATCGTGTTATGGACACATGGTCACACTCACGAAGATTTTGATTACATGATCGGATCAACCCGTGTGGTATGCAACCCACGCGGCTACATTGGACACGAAGAAAGGGCCGACCGATGGCAGGCAAAATACATAGATTTGGACAGTATGTCCGCTACAGCGGAGTCAGTGTCATTGTAGCACTAAATCCACTGTGGTGGAAGGTGTTACCCTGGGCCAGGAATGAAACGGTAGCAGAATGGGGAGCCGCAGAACACACCTACGCCTGCGGCTTCCTTGGTGTTACTATTCGGGTTTGGATCGACTCGGGAGATTGGTAATGGCCACAGAGATCACAGTGGCAAAGAAAAATATTTTAGACTATTTGATTTTAATTGGATATACTGAGAGTTGACAATAATAAATATCTTTGCTATACTAATGGCATAGTATTAAAAATCAGTTTGATACTATTATTTTATTACATCTGAAGATGTAATCTAGCTAGGTCTGAAGATTTAGTTAGTGATACAAGCATTCTACAAAGGAGAAATGATGCTTACTAAAACTACCCCACAATCGTGGCATGCCCACACACCTATCCCGCAAACTCGCATAGTTGATCCTATCGAACTCGACGATGAACTGAAATCATTGCCGCTGTTTGGTGCACCTCCGAGAGGAGTTATGGCCGGTTACGAACGAGTATCAGTTAATGCTCCAATGGCAATAGCTCAGCGACCTTTTCATCCAAAAAATGTTCGCAAAAACATTATAAAAACTAAAGGCCAGATTGATTGGAATTTGTTTGGTGTAGCTACTGCTGTTCGAAACAAAAAAACAGGCGAAACATGCATTATCAACGGGCAACATCGTATTAGTCTTATTAAGACTTTGGATCCCAGCATTAAAGATGTTCCAGCACACATCATCGAAGAAGATGACGAAGTTTATGTAGCCAAATTATTTGGTTATATGAACGGTGGAGCCAGTGATGCGGTTACTCGTGAAGAAAGACTTTGGGCAGATATTGTTGCTCAAGACCCACAGGCCTTGAATATTGAGCGTATATTAGTTAAATGTGGTCTTGGATGCGGAATTGTAAATGAGCTCGACTCCAAAGGAAATAGAAATATACAAGTCAATGTCGCAGGATTTGAAAAATGTATTGCTATAGGAGAGGACGAAACAATCAGAGCACTTGCTTTGATACGCAAAGCCTACCCACAGGAGAAAAAAAATATTGATCAACAACTTCTGGGATTGACTACGTTTCTTGGTATTAGAGAATACGACAAGATCATGGACCCAACAACTAAACTAAGTCAAAGATTTGATGAGTGGTTTATCAACGTAGTTCCTCAAAGTTTATCTTTTGACAAAGGTTTAAAGTTTTTTGCCAACAGAAATTGGGCACCAAGTTGGGAAGATGCGATAGCATACGGTATTGCTAAAAAGTTTAGATTTTGGTTAGGAGTTCGTGGATTCCCTCAAATCGGAATGACTACGTTAAACGATCTTAAACGCCGTCATAGCAAGAAATTTGAAGACGAGGATGAAGAATAATACCAACGATCCATGTTGGAAAAGCCCGGGTCACGAAATGCGTGCCTGGGCCGAAGAATGGGAAAAAGAGATAGGTAATCAAGGTCACGGCCTTGGGGATTTATCTCAACCTTGTCAGGCAAAACCAGGAGAAATTTGTCCAGCCTGCGACAAAGAATGGCAATGGCCGCAACAATTACCTTGACAAGAAAACAGTTAGAACGTATAATAACACACATGGCTCTTGATGATGGCATTGAGAGTGTGACTATTTTTGAAACTAACACATCCGGCATTGGTGCTAGCCATCATGCCTTGTTTAATAAAAGTCAGATCGAACGCAGTTTCGAAGATGATATAACAGACGTGGAGGTGTGGTAATGCACGAAAGATTTAAGCAACTTAGTTTGATGGCAGGCGGCAGCCATTATCCTAGTATCAACCCAGATCTACAGCAACGATTTGGCGAGTTGATCGTGCAGGAGTGCATTGAGCAACTGCTAGAGTGGAAGAACGAACCTTTTCCATTTGATGAGAAAACCGCTGTGTGGATTTTAAAAGAACATTTTGGAGTCAAATGAACCAACGGATTAGAGAACTTGCTGAACAGGCCAATCTGACTATCGCGACCAGTCCACTGTGGGAACACAAAGTTCAAGAATTCGCCCAGTTGATTGTTAAAGAGTGTGCTGAGATTGCCGATGTAGAACGACCTAGTTCGCTTGGATGTGGATATATCACCAAGACCAAAGGCATGTTGATCAAAGAACATTTTGGAGTCAAAGAATGAAAGTTTACATTTCTAACTATCGCCATCACTGGTATAGTCCTTACAAGATCCTAGAATATACATTTTTCTGGACTGACTGGAGCCGTTGTGGTCGCTGGAATCTCACGCAAACTCTTGAAGACGAAAAGAGAGAAAAGAGCCAGTGGGTGGACCATCCTGAGTGGGTGGACCGCTGGGCGGATAGGATCGAACCCATGAGCCGCGCCATCCAGTGGGTGTTGGACAAGATCCATCCGCCCGTGAACTATGTCAAGATCGATCACTGGGATACCTGGTCCATGGATTCCACCCTGGCCCAGATCGTGTTGCCCATGTTGCGACAACTGCAAGACACCAAGCATGGTGCTCCGTTTGTGGATGATGCAGACGTGCCTGAGCATCTGCGTAGCACTGCCGCTCCGCCCCGAGAAAACGAGTATGACACTGATGCCAATCACTTCCTGCGTTGGGACTGGGCTATTGGTGAAATGATCTATGCATTTGAAATGAAGAACAAAGATGATTGGGCCTCAGAGTTTCATTCAGGCGAGATTGATATGCTGTGGGTGCCAGTGGACAAAGATGGCAACGAAGTCGCCAAAGGCGAACACAAATATATGGAGATGCGCCGTGGTCCCAAGGACACACATGAAATCGACATGGACGGCATGAAGGCTGTGCAGGATCGCATCTCCAACGGATTCCGATTGTTTGGCAAATACTATGAGGCACTATGGGACTGACCGCAAACGCACCCCGCACCATCCATGAATTGCTGTCAGAATGGGTGGATGATGTGCGAGATAAAAAACCCGTGCAAGAACTGGCCTTTGCCGATGATCCCATCGCTCTAAGCTGGGCCAGTTATCATGTATGGCAGAAATTTCCTACCAGACGCTGGGTCAATCTCAACGAAGTGGATGCCCATCAACATGATCGTGAGATAGCGGCAGTGACTCGCAGATACTATAGAGATCGCTTTACCATGCAGGTGCTTAGAGGCAAACCATTGACAGCGTTCCAGACCGTGCTGTATGGCATCGTGTCGGGCGAACAGTCTATCATGTCAGACCAGATGGGTGCGCTGATGAAGATTCCATATTTTTACATAGAGGATGTGGCGCTGGACGCCATGGTAACCCAGACCCAAAGCGTTGATCTCCCGGGTGGTTATGCAGTGACCGCCCACGAACAGACTATCACGCCTCTGACCTATGTGTTCGCCAGTCGCAAGAACCAGGAAAGCCATCAATGGTGGTGGACTGATCCCGAAGGTCATGCAGTGCAGTGGTCCGTGAACACTGCAAATCCCTTGGCCAGCGTGGTGCGCAGTCTCTATGAGCGAGGTCAGCCCGTCGGTGTGCGAGCGTCTTGGCATCCCACTCGCCATCGCGGCACCCGGCAGAGCACAGTGTATTTCAGGATCAGCAACGTGGAGTTGATATGAGTTTGAAACATGCCGTGGATGAACTCACACTGGCACTGCATGGTAGAACAGCCCGGCAGACTCTGACACGAGATACATACCAACAATGGGACAGAGGATTCATCTTCGATGCCATGCGCGATCAGCGATATGGCCAGGCGTTCTGCAACGAGTTTGGAATCACGGACAATTTCTTGTATTATGAACGAGACATACAACGTGCCCGAGAGCGCATACACCGGCACTATCTGCTGTGAAATATCAAGTGAGATTCCGGCAACAACAGCAGAACTGTTGTCCACCTAAAAAATATTGGTTGGTAAGGACCGAAGTCGTAGAAGCAGATTCTCCTGAGCAGGCCCAACAACAGGTTGAACATGCATGGAGATACAACCATGCCATAGAAATCAAGACAGTAGAGGAAATCAATGACAAGCAACACAAAGGAATCTAAGTGAAACTGTATTTCGCCTATGGTGCCAATCTCAGCCACGAAAGCATGGCCCATCGCTGTCCTCGTGCCCGCCCATTCCAATCATTCTATCTGCGTGGTTGGCAACTGGATTTTGCCACGCATGCCACAATACGACCCAACCCAGGACGATCGGTGCCCGGTGCGCTGTGGCGCATCACTGACGACTGCGAAGCCAGTTTGGATGCCTTTGAAGGTTACCCTCTCTATTATTCCAAAAGGATCCTGGCGCAGGACGGCTACGAATTCATGGTCTATATCATGAACCGACCCCAATATGGATCAACCTATTGGAGTTATGTAGACCTCATAGCCCAAGGCTATCAGGATTGGAATCTGGATACCGAGCCACTTTGGCAACAGGTTGACCAGATATTGCTTCCTGCGTATAATGAAAAAGAACAGTGGACGAAGTCACCAGACAAAGATTCCGTGCCGTTTTAGCGGCCAATGGTTACCAAGTGCGCGACGGGGACAGTTTCCGCCATGCCACCGAAGTGATCAAACCATTTGGTGCCATAGACGACATCATACGATGGTGCAAGTCCGAATGCCGCGAAGATTGGCGTTGGCAGATGGTGGATATGAGTTCTGATCATCGTCCGGGTAGATATATTTTTTACTTTGACAGCGATCAGGATTATTTTGCTTTTACTTTGAAATGGAGTTGACTATGAACATACGAGGTTTTTTACGTTGGCAGTTTGAAGGCACACTGAGCAGTCCCAGTTTTTATGGCTTTGCGTTGACCATCCTGGCTTTGGTTGCACTAGCGGCCGGATGCCCCAAACCCTGGCCCATGATCATGACGATCCTAGGTGGTGCTATCGTGGTCATTGACGCGGCCCGTGCTTGGTTTCGTTTCAGTTACACTCTATACGATCTAGAGCAGAAACAGATCGAGCGCGAATTGAAAGGTCGACAATAATGAAAATCCTTGCTATCTTGATCGCTGGCTTGTCTGGCGCCATGTTTGCCCTGACCTGGAACACCCCAGCGGCCGTGGCCTGGGCCATAGCCTTCTGTGGATGGGTGCCACACTGTTTCAGTTCCGAGGAGAGCATCAATGGCAACTCGTAAACAGAAACAAGATTTGATCAATACTTTGAAATTCACCCCTCGCACCTATCGTGTGGAGTTGGGTGCCTATGGCGGTGAAGTGTATGCTGGTCGCGTTGATCGCAAAATCTACCAATACTTCCAGAGCCGCAATATTGATTTAGACGAATTCGCATCTGACTGGGACAACGAACTAGAAGTGCCCGATGAAATGCAACCTTTTCCTCCTGGATCGCCCTACGAATGCGATGGCTTAGTGCATGCATCAGGCGCAACCATGGACGATACCAACTATATCACTGTGTATGACGAAAACGGTGAAGAAGTTTGGCGACACAGCCTAGATCTCAATGCCCTGGACGATTCTGAGATTCCAGTCAATGAGTGGGAATCATTTACCATGGACGATCTCAAAAACGGTGAAGTGGCCTACTGGGGAGCACAGGGTGAAAAGGGTCTGTTGTTCGGTGGCGAATTTGAAATCAAGGAACCGTTTGATCCCAAGAAACTCATGTTGAATTTCTCCAATGCTGATGGATGGTATATCTGCAACGGAGTTGACTACGACGGTGAGTCCATCGACAACAACGATCTCAGCACCACAGGCAAGTGGGGCGAGAACAAATGGATCTTTGGTGGAGACGAAGAAGCCTATGATCCCTCTGATGCTGTTCCAGAAGGCGAAGAAAACGGTGGTGCGGGTTGGCCAGCCAGTTACTACCCCGATGATGATGAAAAGATTTCTTTCAAGTTTAAAAAACACAAACCGGTGCATCAAGGCTGGTATGAATGCAACTGGGGCTATGGTAACACCTTTGGCAAACTGTATTGGAACGGCACGGCATTTGTAGATTTTGAATACAACAAAGAGCAATCCATCGATCAGGATGGTGTGGTTTCATGGACAGGATTGAACTGGGACACGTCTGACTGGAACAACTGTCCACAATCAGATGAGCCAGACGAACCATGGGATCCGGCCTTTGAAACTGGCCAAACAGTGGCATCCAAAAAATCCTGGCCTTTTTAAACTTCAATTTAATTTCTCATCATGACATCATATTTTAAAACTGCAACCAAAGGCACCAATCCATTTGCACCTCCTCCCAAAGACATCCAGACACCTTTGGTATCTACGGGCAATATCTACGAACCTCTGGTACAACGTGCCATGGGCATCGCCAACGAAGATGTAATTGAAAAAGCCATTGAATCGCTGAAGGCTAGACTTGGTGGTCAGCGATACAAACAGGAACACTTCGGTCGCCTAGAACTGATTGATCCAAATCTGATTGACATCAACATTGATATCCAACGTCTGCTGGAAAAAGCGCACATCGGTGGCAACATCATTGAACTGTTTGATCCCAGGATCATGCAACCTTTGAACGTGATCTACATCAAGGCCACTGGTCGCTACAGTGCCTGGGAGGGCCAACAGAGTGGAACAGCCTTTGCACTGATGTTTTACTTTGGATTGATCGATCCAGACACACTGATTCAGTGCAAGGTTGTGGATGATGATCTTGAGGTTCCAGGATCCACACTTCGAGGTGAAGCAGTGGGCAACTATGGTTTCCGTTGCATCAACTACAAAGGTCGCAAAGAGCCCGATCTGTTCTATATTTTCCGTAGCATGGTCAATGGTGTCAGATTGTATGACAGTGAACTTACTGAAGACCTGCAGGCCAATGAGATACAGAACATGCTACAATCGCACAACATGTTTGCCGCTCCCGGAGTAGAAGCACAAGGTCAACGAGCCAAACCCGGTATGGTAACCCATGTCAGTAGCATGCTCAAGCTGGCCGGACATGGCACTGAACCTGACCACTTTGAAGTGACCAAGGGTGATCTTGACTGGGTGCTCAAGTGGCATGATCAGTTCTATGCCAGCGAAAAAGGTGTAGATGGCGGCTATCTCATCACGTTTGGTAGATTCGCTGTGCTGTGTCGCAACCAAGGCATAGAAATCACTCGCGAGCATGAACTAGAATTCTACAAGCACATGAAACGCTATGGGTCGCCTAAAGCGTTCCATCAAGACTGCTGGCAACGCTACAAAAAATGGGCCGGATCGGGATGGAAGGATGCCTGTCTGTTGCCCATCTGGATCAAAGACTACATGAAAAAAGGAGGCACACTGCCTCTGCCCACAGTGCCAAACTATGACGAATACAAGTCTCTCTGACGCACATAATTTTTACCTTTGGCGCCATCGTTATGTGGACGATGATACCGAAGCAGTGATCACACGCACCTGTTTTGGTATCACTGGCAATCTCGATTCCAGGCAAAATGGCTATGAAGGTCATGTGGGACACGCAGTGCGCTGGGCGGCCACTTGGTCTGGGCCCGAACGCCCTATCCGAGAACTGGAACATCGTCTCAAGGCAGCCTTCCGTGATTATCTCGTCAGCGGACACAATGACTATGTATATGAGTGGGTGGACGAAACCATACCATTCGAAACCATCCGCAACTGGGTGGAGTGGGAAGTAGAAAACACATTTTCTGATATCCGCCGTGACACATAGCATCTACCAGCAGGACTGTGTAGTGGGCATGCAGGAACACGTGGCCGATGGCACAGTAGATCTCATATTCACTGATCCGCCCTATGGCATAGCCGGTGATCAACTAGACACGCACTACAATCGAGACGACAGCAAGGTCATCGCCGGTTATGTGGATGTGCCCAGAGATCAATATGCCCAATGGTGTCATGCCTGGATCCAGGAATGTGAGCGAGTGTTGCGGCCCGGTGGATCCTTGTATATCGTGTCTGGCTATTCAAATCTACATCATATTCTCAACGCCTTGCACTACACACAACTCGAAGAAATCAATCATATCATCGCCCAATACACCTTTGGAGTATACACCAAAAAGAAATGGGTCTCGAGCCATTACCATGTGCTGTTCTGGTCCAAGCGAGAACGAGGCCAACAGAAGAGGATCTTCAACACACATTGTCGTTTTGCTGATACCACAGAATCATACAACGACCGACTCAGTGTGCAGACCTTGCCTAGAGAATACAAGACGGGCGAGATCCGCAACAACAATCAGTTGGCCGAATCGTTCATTGAAAAGTTCATCGATTACAGTTCCAATCTAGGAGACTTGGTGCTGGATCCCTTTGGAGGATCGTTCTCCACGGGCCGTGCCGCTCTCCGGTTGGGACGTAGATTCGTTGGATTCGAACTCAACCCACACGCATACCAACATTTTGGGCAGACCCTAGGTTAGTGCCCACTGACCCCGCGGTTGACCAGAAATAGCCATTTTGCTATAATTAGGACATACTTTAAAAAGGAGCCCTATGAAACTGGACCCATGGACGCAGTTCAATCTCAGCAGAGAAGATCAACAGTTCTTCACAGCATTCGCCAGCCCCACCACAGAATCCAGCCTAGTCAAAGATGTGCCCATTGGCGCCCTGGAACAGGTGCGCCCTATCCTGGCCCGCATCCGAGCCCTCAGCGGACGCAAGACCTACATCATGTTCCGTGGGCGCAAAAATCGATACCACGGGCAAAGCACCACTTGGAAACAAGATGCCAACCGTTTTGCGGTGTATTTTAGGTAAGTGGGCACTAACCTACGGGTTTTTGCCCAGGTTGACCGAAATTTACCATTTTGCTATAATATAGGTATAGTAAATGATAAGGAGTTAGCCCTATGTTAAAAAGAACACTGAAATTCACCAATGCCGCGGACATCGATGACATCATCCGTGCATACGATTTCAAACCCATGGCAGGTCGTGAAGACTGCTATGTGGAAGGCAAGGTCATCACCAAAGGTTACAATCCTGAAATGGGTTATTCATGTTTCTGCATCAAAGCCACCCGTGACGTGTTCGGTGGTGAAGACCAGCCCGAAGGAACCCGAGGTAGCCGAGTAGGCAAACTGGTCTACGTGCCTTTTGAAGTTGATTTCCTCGAGCACGATGCTCGTATCATGAACCTTTCCAAGTAAGGAGCCCAAAATGGAATACACTCAAGATCAAGTGAACGCAATCGTGGCCGAAGCCAAAAGCGAAGCATTCAAGGCCGCAGACAATTTTTTCCAGACTCGTTTGGGCGGCCGAGACCAGATGGCCTGTGGTTTTGCCTGGGTTGACATCTTTGGTATCAAAGGTAATACCCGATTGGGTCGCATGCTCAAGACAGCAGGTCTGCGCAAGAGTTACTCAGGCGGTCTGCAGATCTGGAACCCAGCCAATTATGGTTGCCAGAACGTTGACACTCTTGAAGCCGGTGCCGAAGCGGCCGCCAAGATTTTTGAGAAGTATGGTTTCCGTGCCTATGCTGGTAGCCGCTTAGACTAAGGAGACAGCATGAAATTTGAAGACATCAAAGCCGAAATCTCCCGTAGCGACATCGTGGTGTTGAAACAAAGATACGAACTGTATCGTGATCTCAAAAGCATGGGAGTGGTTGACATCATGGTGCGAGATTTGCTAGAATTAGAACTTGCTCGCCGGGGTGTGTTTGAAGACCTTGGCCCTTATCGAACCATCAATAGTTAAGGAGACAATGTGAACTGTTCACCTACACTGACCGCAGAAGAATTCAAAGTGTTGCACAACAGCCTCTGTGCTTTGAGCACTATCGACCATCCTCGAGTGTCTGAATTAGTCGAACGCATCCGCGAGGTAGCCCTCAAAGGTGCCTACGAGCAAGATTCGGCGGCATTCGACCGCAAATGGAAACAATATGATCATTGGCGTGGGCACTACGGGCTGACCAGCACCTGGAGCATCTACGAAGTGGACAACATGACCCTATGCCATCCCTACAAGGACGCAGAGTATGTGGTCTATGATCAGCACTGGGGCGACGGTGGTGAAGTGGTTCGCAAGATCGAAGGCCGAGATTGGAATGCCTTGTATCGCGCCGCTGACTCTGCCATACAAGCCTCGGGCGATGGCCATCATTGCTTCATCGAATCATTTGAGCCCATCGCTGATAAACCCGGGCATCTGCGGTTGAGCACCGGCAGTTGATATGAGCAAGACCGTGGCGCTGATGTGGGATTGTCTGGGCTTGGAGGCCGCTGTGAATGTCACTGACATCAATCAGCAAAGAATGTGGGCCGCACTAAAAGGGCAGGATCTGACCAAAGTGCGAACCGAGCCCAACCTCATGCACTGGCGTTTACGAGCCCAGGCCAACACGCAAAGGCACTACGAGATCTATCTCTTGGAAATAGAGGATGACATCACTGTGGAAGATATCACTCAGGCATTCGAAGATGCTCCACAACAGATGGCCGATACTGTGCGGAGGATTGGTCATAAATTTTATTCAGATCGAGCGAGAGAGGATACAATAAAGATTAGGTAAGGAGAAGATATGCAAGTGAAACAAGGAAGTCTGTGGAGCAGTAGCGACGGCAAAGAATTCGTGGTGCTCCATGTGGTAGATGTAGATGGACACACCTGGGTGCATTATCGTGACCAGGAGTGCCCTGAATGTCATGAACATTCATGTTATATAGAAAGTTTCTTAGAACGTTTCACACCAATAATCAATGACCGGAGGACGAGATAATGGGTCTAGACATGTATGCTTACGCGGCCGCCCGCGCTGGACAACAAAAAGAATTCTGGGACACGGCTGAGTTGGCCCAAGGTAGCAACGAATATGAGAGCAAGACCGTGGCCCGACCCAGAGAGATCGCCTACTGGCGCAAGCATCCCAACCTACACGGCTGGTTTCGGGCCGAATGGGAAAGCCTGGGCAACGAAGGTTCGTTCAATGGTGATGAACTGGAGATCACCTGGGACATGCTGGAACGCCTGGAATACGATGTGCGGAATGGCGAACTGCCCCAGACACAAGGTTTCTTCTTCGGCAACAACTCCGATGCTGACTACTACAACGATGACTTAGAGTTTATCAAAAACGCCCGTGCGGAATTGTTCATGGGTCTCAAAGTATTCTACAATTCATCATGGTAAAAGAAACCGATTTCAGACTTTGGTTGCGCCACATGTGGTTGGCCAATTGCGAAGAGCATGATGCTTATGGTGAACCACCTTATTCCATGACGGAATACTGGCGCCAGTATCGATGGTTCTTGCGCACTCAGTATCGCCGACACAAGAATCGCCCGCAGTATATTTCTCCAGAAATCCGGAGCATCATGCGCCCACCGCAGGACGCAGGGTGCTAGAACTAGGTAAGTGCGCACTAACATAGCGATTTTAGGGTGGTTGACCAGAAATGGCATTTTCGGTTATAATATAGGTATAGTAAATGATTGGAGCCACTTATGTATAGAACTTATTTCCGCCCAATGACAGCCCGTAGCCGCAAACCTCGCCAACAGCCCGCTGATGCAGTGGTATCAGCTGAAACAGTATGGGGTGCCGCGGCTCATGCGGACAGGGTCAACGGTGGTGAGTATCGCAAGGAGCCCGAATATCGTGTGCGCGAAGATGGCACCATCACTGACGAAGTGGTGCGCCAGCCCAACAAGGTCCACATGTGGGCGGCCATCCGCGACAACTCCCTGATCACTGACGCAGATCGTGATACCGGTCGTGCCGCTTTGGATTATGTCCGCAAGAATCTGATTATCAAAGGTCTCAAAGGATCTATGTCAGATTTCGATCGTTCTTTGACCTCAGTGGTTGACATCACTGAATTCCAGACCGGTGCAGATCGCTATGAAATCGCTCTTGTGACCAGCCAGATCCGTGCATTCCGTGAAGGCACACGCATCGAAGCCGTGATGGACGATGTGAACCGGGCTCCGTTGGCTGACGTGGGTGCCAAGGTATCGGGACATGCCCGAGTGATCCGCGTGGTCTACAGCACCAATTACAATGTCTACTTCGTCACTGCCAAGACTGATACCAATCACATGGTGTTCTTCAGTTACAGAGAGCGCCTGGCAGTGGACAGTGAGATCGATTTCCGTGGCACCGTGAAAGCACACAGACCGGATGCCACCCAACTCAATCGTGTGCGTTTGGCATAAGGAGACCGTATGCAATTCTTGATAGGTATCGTGGTAGGCATCGTGATCGCCACTGCTGGTTTCAGCGGTGTGGCTCGCATGCTGGACCGTGGAGTAGAAGCAGTGAAAACCCAAACCGAGGAACTTACCAAATGAGTCTTGACCCTTTGACTGACGCCAACTTTGATCTAGAACAACAGATCCTGCGATGCTGGAACATCGTGGATGACATCAGAGAGATCGTGGAAGATCTCCAAAGCGGACACATGGACCAGGCCGAAATGGTAGAGGCACTGACAGCCTACCGACAGGTCTATGCCAACCGTTTTGAGCGCACCTTCCGCACCTATGAAACCGTGTGTCGTGGCCTGCATGGGCTCAGGGCACAGGTCCGAGACTTTGAACTTGCCCAAACTGCTGGCCCAAAATCCGGCAAAATGGGCAAATCAAAGAAGCAGAAACCGGTTGACACAAAATCGGAATCTTGCTAAAATATGGGTATGCTAAGAAATTGGCATATCAAGTTTAATTTAAATTCAACTTTAGGCAACTTAGAAAGGCAATTTTATTATGGCAACTGAAAAACTCTTTACTGTAGCAGGCACAGCAACAAACCCAGATGGCACAACCAAGGCTCGTTTCGCCAACGACATGGTAGCCCGCGTCAAGATCTTGACCAAGGCCAAGTGCTCCAACATCAACCTCGTGGAACTTCCACGTGCCATGACCAAACTCGAGGCATTGCAGTATCTGCAAGAGCAAGGTCAGACTGGTGATGCTGGCTATGCAGTAGCCAACAAGTTGGCTGAGAAGACCAAGATCGCCAAGCGTGGCGAGATCAAGGTCGCGGCCAAGCCCAAGGCTGTGAAAGCCAAGCAGACCACTGCTGTGGCCGACGAAGCCTAATCGCTGTCAGCGATCTACAAAAGCGGCTCCAGCAGGGCCGCTTTTTTTATGACTTCAAAAAGGATTAAATAACTACACCATGGATCGTCAAGAAGATCTGGCATTTGAAATACTCAACGAAGAAGCCGTAAGAGAGTTGGTGGTAAACCTCTGTTGGGTCCTTACCGAACATGGCATAACCGAGATCCACGTGGGTGGGCTCATGCGGTTGGTAGGAATAGATTGCGAAACTGCCTCCGACTACGATGGTGATGTAATGGTCATCACGGACATACAACAAAAAATAAAAGAAGAAGGCGAAACCAGCGAGTTGATTGAAACACGCCCAGCCGACAGCACTTTACACTGATGAACGAACCACTTTATATCGTGATCTTCCGTGGATCCGATGCCCAGAAGCACCTCTTGTCTTGGGCAAAACAACACGGATTGGATCAACGTCATGTTGACAAAAACCGATTGAATCTCTATAATCAAAACATGCTTGATAAATTCCGTATGACCTGGACCCAGACCTGGAGTGCCGTGACCATATGGGATTGCTGGAACAAGCGCCACCTAGAGGTCCGCTGATTGCAACGATTCCGAGAATTCTGGAGTGCCAGTTTGCACTCAGACCCCCGTGCTTTTGCCTTAGAGATAACCAGTTTCGTGTTCACCGTGATAGCCAGCGTTTGGTTGGCTGTTTCGGCAGTGGCACCTAACATGGCCTTGATTTATCCAATCTTTTTTATTGGTAGCGCCGCTGGCTGTTGGGGCTACTACCGGCGCCAGTTGATCTGGCCCATGTTGCTCACGGCTTACTTCATGATCATCAATGTGTATGGTTTTGGTGTGGCTGTGCTCTGGTGGTGATAAAAACCACTTGACAACCCTGCAACATTCATACATAATATCGCAAGCAAGGAGTTGAAATGGACAACGCACAATTTACCGAACAGATCAAGATATTGCTGGACGAATATCGGTCACTCAGTAGATCACTGGCCACGGCCCAAGACCCCGATGCAGTCAAGCAACAGATGCACGACAACGTGCGCAGGCAGAATGCCTTGCGCCAACAAGCAAAAACACAAGGAGAATAGTATGAGCAATCACGACGCAATCAAAACCGCTTTTGAAACCTACATCGCCGAGAACGACAAGTTCGCAGGCAAAGGTGTCAAAGCCGCCGCGGCCCGGGCCCGCAAAGCCCTGCAAGAAATGTCAAAGGCCATCAAGGAACGCCGCAAAGAAATCACGGCTGAAAAAGAGGCCATGGCAGCTACCAAATAAGGAGCATCACTATGTCTACATTATCAGCCGCACAGAGTCTCAACACCGCAGTGGCCGGAGTCTTGGGTCGCATGGCCGGGGGAGTGTTTGCTACCTTGGTATTCGCAGCCTTGGTTGCTGGCATGGGCCTGGTTCCTGTGCTGTTCTCAGGTATCCTAGGCTACGTGATCATATTCGCACCTTTGCTGATGAGTTTATTTCTCATGTGGAAAGGTGACAGTCTCACTGAGCAAGGTATCAAACTGTGGTTCTTTGCCTTCGCGGCAGCCATGGGTCTGAGCCTCAGCCTGTTGTTCGCTGTGTATACCACCGGATCCATAGTGCAGGCCTTGGTTGGCACCACTGTGAGTTTCACTGCGTTAGCGGGTTGGGGATATTTCACCAAACGAGACATCTCGGGTTGGGGTCCGTTCCTGTTCGCAGGTGTGATCGGTTTGATCATCGCCAGCGTGATCGGTATGTTCGTGGCATCCACTGCCCTGCAGATGACCATAAATGTATTGACCATCCTGATATTCCTGGGACTCACTGCCTATGACATGAATCGCATCCGTGACATGTTCTGGTCGGCCAGTGAGCAGGAAATAGGTCGCATGCAATGGTTTGGTGCATTGAGCCTATATATCAACTTCATCAACATCTTCGTGAGCCTGTTGCAACTGTTTGGTAATCGAGAATAGCCATGATTTTTCTCACTCCCGAAGAGTGGAAATCACTCCGAGATAAAATGATCAAAGCCGCACCCAAGACCCTGCTGGTCTTGGCTGTGCTGGTCATTGGTTATTGGGCAGGATGGTATATGAAGGGCAGTGACATCGCTTTGGATTGCAAGTATGCCAATTCATTTAGAGTGGAAACCAGCGCCTTTACCTGCACCAGGAAAATATGACGCAGACAACTTGGTCTGCTGAAGTGGTAGAAGATCCTGACACCGGAGAACTGATGCTGGACCTTGGTCTGGCGCTGTGCGACCAATTGGGTTGGCAGCCAGGTGATGAGGTGGAATGGGTCGACAACAAGGACGGAACATGGACTATACAAAAGAAGACACCTTCTCAATCGATCTAGGCAATATTTCTTGCGACACCTCTATGAGTTCCACTGGTATTGCGTGGGATCCTCATTACGGCGCCATACCTTCCATCACAGTTTCACCCAACACGTGGTCCACAACGTCTGCGGGACAGTGGACCCTGGACGAGTCCAGGTTGGTAGCACCCAACTCAGCCAAGATACAACTCACAGGCGAAAACGCTGACATAGAGATCAACGGACGCAGTGTCATGCAGATCTTAGACGGCATCGAAAGTCGCCTGGGCCTGCTACATGCCCGTGAAGATCTAGAAAACGAGTGGTCGGAACTCCGGGTCCTGGGCGATCGCTATCGCGACATGGTGCGCAACATAGAAGAAAAATCAAAGATGTGGGACACACTGAAAAAGATGCCACCACCTGAAATCAAATGACACCAAAACAACGTATCAACTACATTACAAAGTGGATTAAAAGTTATGCCACCAGACACAAAATCAATACCTTGGTGGTGGGTGTATCGGGCGGCATAGATTCGGCCGTGGTATCCACGCTGTGTGCTCGTGCAGGACTGTATGTCATTGCTGTGAGCATGCCCATCCGGCAAAGCGAACACACACATGATCTCAGCATGCGGCATGGACAGTGGCTGAAAGACACGTTTGAACTGGTGGATCACTTTGTTATCGATCTCACATCCGCCTTTGAACAATTTGAACATGCTACCCGTGTGTTCAGCGATGAACTGGCCTATGCCAACAGTCGTGCTAGATTACGCATGATGACCTTGTATCAATTAGCGCAAGCCAACTCCGGCATCGTTGTGGGCACAGGCAACAAGGTTGAAGACTTTGGAGTGGGGTTCTTTACCAAGTATGGCGACGGTGGTGTGGATATCAGTCCCATTGGAGACTGCATGAAAACTGAAGTGTGGGCCATGGGTCGTGAACTGGGCGTGTTGCAAGATATCATTGATGCCGCTCCCACTGATGGTTTATGGGCAGATGGTCGCACTGACGAACAACAGTTAGGCATGACCTACGCCGACCTTGAAGTGGCCATGCGCATGGACCAGGGCGAAATACAGTGCGATAACAAAGAGCTCAAGAAAAATCTAAAACGATATCGAGAGATCCGTGCTCGCAATCTACACAAGATGCAGGCTATTCCGGTGTGTAAATTCAAAGATCAAGAATGACGCCTTGGCAGGAATTTTATCTAAGCATAAAAGATTCATCATGGCCGGACTGCGACCATGAACAAGATTTTTTATCTCTACCACAGTGGATACAGGATGAGTGTCAACAAGTTCATGGTTATGTGATAGGTAGTTACAGAAATCAGCCTCGATATCAACACAAAACATTTCCCATAAAAACTGCCACAGCTTGTCAACTCAAATGGAACTGGAGCACAGTTTATCTTACGACAGAAAATACTGCCAGTTGTCATCGCACCAATCATCACAAGTTTGATATCGATGTATTTGATTTTCACAACACTCCTAGCAAGTTGGACGATAGATCTCGCATGCTCCAGGGATTTTGGCCCGAAAAAGGTTGTGGTTATTGTCGAGATATAGAAACGGCCGGAGGACAAAGTGACAGGATAACCAATCTTGATATGCCTGGAATGTTTGCTCCGCCAGAACTGGATGATGATCTTGTTGCTATCCAAGTCACTCCTCGTATATTAGAAGTTTACTTTGACAATGTCTGTAATTTGAAATGTGTGTATTGCGGTCCGCATTTCAGCAGTTTATGGGATGCTGAAAACAAAAAACATGGTAAGTTTGAAAAAAATGGTTTGATCATCTCGAATACATTTAAGAAAAGTCCTGATATCGCAAAAAATAAAACCAAGATGTTTGAGTGGATATCGCAACACGGACATAGCCTTACCAACTTTAATTTCCTTGGCGGCGAGCCTTTGTTCCAAAAAGATCTCGATGATTGTCTGGATTTTTTTGATCACAACCCAATGCCGGAACTAGAGTTCCAGATTTTTACCAATCTCAATGCTACTCCGGCTCGAGTGTCTGCGGTGGTAAGCAAAATTAAAAATCTCATTGACAAACAACATCTCAAAACTTTTGTGGTAACTGCCAGTCTCGATTGCTGGGGACCTGAACAAGAATATGCACGTTTTCCTCTCAAACTAGACATTTGGGAAAAAAATTTCCGATACCTGCTTGATCAATCTTGGATTAGATTAATAGTAGGTAGCACACTGACTCCTCTCACTATCAAGACTCTGCCTGATCTTATTGAGCGCATCAATCAATGGAGAAAGATACGCCATGTATCTCATTACATGAACAGTGCAGAATCACCGTTGCACATGCATGTTGATATTTTAGGCGATGTTTTCGTGGATGATTTTAATAGAGCTATCCAGATCATGCCCGAGAATGATGCGGAGCAGATCAATATCAAAAAATATCTGCAAGGCATTGCTCAAGAAAGCGCCAGCAAAGGATTTGACACAGAGGAAATCATAAAGCTCCGAGAATTTTTAACCGAACTCGATCGGCGTAGAGCAACCAATTGGCAACGAGTTTTTCCTTGGTTAGAGCCTATTTTTCAGCAGGTTGACCAATAATCCAAAAGGTATTATAATAATACAATGATAACATTTTGGAGTCATCAATGACCATGCACTTGGAAGGCCCTTGGTTGACCACCACTGGCAAAGTAAAAAGCAAACGCCGCCGGTGGGCATCTGCTGATGCGGCCCGCCGAGCCCGTGATCTCAAAGCCGAGTGGGAGCAACGACAACTGGAATGGGCCAAACTGGCTCCTAATTTTTCCGGTAAAAAAGTTTCTGTGACTGTGAGCAAAAAATTTCCATCCTACGGTCCGCCACCCGGACGCGAGACTCCTTATATCCCCAGCCTCAATGGTGGTGTGGATTCTACCCCGGCAGTGAAAGCGCCGGACAAGGTCTACACTGGCACCAAGATCAAGGGCATAGGTACCATGCACAAATCTAATGCAGTTCCTATCTTTTCAGACGAAGAAGCCGAAGCCATCGCTCACATGAGACGATAATGCCTAATCCAGGACCGTTGATCGCTTATGTGTTGTTCTGTGTGGTCGTGCCCTTGGCCTTGGCCGCGCTTTACATATTTTTGTCATGATCCTATATCCAGCAAGAGTAGAATGGCAAGCCGGAGATACCATACTGAGTTGGGACGGATTCTTGGAGAGCGTGATCGAAGTGTTTGGACTTCCCGGCGATCGTTATGTCACTGAACTGGATGCCAACTACATGGATTTCAAATTTTACACCGAGCAGGACCGCATGTTGTTTTTGACAGGTTGGTCAGCCCGCACTTTACCGGAGCAACGATGATAGAACAAGGACTTTGGGAATACGATCAAGTGGATGCCGAAGAGCGAGAACAACTAAAAAAGTGGTTGCGTGGCCTGCTACAGGAACGAGTGGTCACTGTGGAATTCGTCAAGGCCGATGGTAGCCCCAGGCGCATGGAATGCACACTGGCCGAGAGCGCAGGGGCTAAATATTCCACCAATGAAAGCACACGAAAAAAACCTCATCCTGACACCTGCGTGGTCTGGGATACCAATCAAAACGCCTGGCGCAGTTTCCGCTGGGATCGTCTAAAACGGATCACATTCAATCTTGGCTAAAGAAGAAGGCGTAAAAATGGAAGGCACTGTGGTTGACGTGCTACCCAATGCCATGTTCCGGGTAAAAATAGACGGGCACGAAAATCCTGTGATGGGCATCATTTCGGGCAAGATGCGCATGCACAACATCAAGATCCTGCTGGGAGATAGGGTAGAGATGGAGTTCAGTCTCTACGACCTAACCAAAGGGCGCATCACCCGTAGGAGATAAATGTTGTCTTTCTACATTGTGCCCAGTTTGGACACACACAATACCAAATTTACTTACGGTGAAGCACCGGAAAGATCCTGGTACTACGAATTTGTGACCGGAAAACAAGATCTCTTGATCACTGTGGGAGACAGTTGGACCTGGGGAGATAGTCTGGGTCAGATCGATTTTGACAAAGGAATCTTCGATGATATCACTCACAGGACTTCGCATGTTTTTGGCAGACTGCTGGCAGACAAACTAAACAGAGACTTTCTCATGTTGGCCAAGTGTGGTGCTACCAATTCGGAAATACACAGAATGGCGTTTGGGTATATCGATCAGATCAAATCAAAATATCGTAAAATTACTGTGGTAATCACGCTCACAGAATTAATGAGAGAAATCACAGGGGATCCATGGTGGTTAGACCCAGCGCCAACTGAAAATTCATTGGATGGATTCCTAACAGACTATGAATACAATATGCTGGCAACTTTTCATGCGGCCATGCTTGAGCATCCTGATGTGCAATGGATCTTGGCAAGAAACTTTACAGTGTCCTATCCATCAAACATCAGTAAGTTTCCGTATATGCTGAAAAAAACCTGGGTTGATATCTTAGCAGAAGCACAAGAAGATAAATCATTGTATCCACAGGACGCTAGAATTGTCAGTCAGTTAGGATTTGTTCCGTTGGAAGAATATTTACAAAAACGATCGTTGCATCGGTCCTGGCGACGAGATTTATATGGTCTCATGAGTTCAGCTTCGCTGGCTATAGATTGGTTGATGGACAGTGATCTAAACTATAAAAAAGCCACCAAACATCCCACTGAACGAGGGCATGAATTGTGGGCAGATTATCTATACGATATTGTAAAAGGATGATATAAAACTAATCATGAAAAACAAAATTGTGGGGTTCGGGGATAGTTTCGTATTTGGCAGTGAACTTGATGACAACGACGACGGACATAACTCCTGGATCGGCCTATCGGCAAAAAAACTAGGAGTCACATATGAGACCACTGCTGTTCCAGGATGCGGTAACGAAAATATCGCTCGACAAATACTGACATATTTTTCTAACAATCCATCAGATGATGTGGTAGCAGTGATCAATTGGACCTGGGGAGCTCGATGGGATTTTTATGTTCCAGGATTGGAACAATGGACCACGTTGGGTTTAACCTGTGTTCCTAGCAAACTGGCACCAATGGTAGGAATAGAAGAAGCAGAAAAAATACTGGAATTTTATAACAAATATCCTGGACATTCTACCTTATGGGACAAATGGCGGAGTCTGCAAACAATCTACATGGTGCAAACATTTTTAAAACATAAAAAAATATCCAATATTCAGACTTACATGGATTATGAACTTTGGGACACTCAATGGCATGCTCCAGACTACATCAGGACCTTGCAAGATTTTACTAGGCCTTGCATGCAAAATTTTCAGGGTTTGAATTTCTTGGATTGGAGCAGGTCAAAGGGATTTACAGTCACCGACCCAGGTCTGCACCCCCTAAAAGAGGCTCATGATGCAGCCTGTGATTTGTGGGTGGATAGTTATGCCCAAGCATTAAAAGACTAAATATCTATATGCACATTAGTTTAAGGCAAGATGCGCATGCACAACATCAAGATCCTGCTGGGCGATAGGGTAGAGATGGAGTTCAGCCTCTACGATCTAACCAAAGGTCGCATCACACGCAGGCGCTAAATACCATAAAGGAATGCTTTATGGGATTCGTAAAAGGCAACGACGGTAAACCCCGTTCTATTAAAAATCCACTGGAAGGCTCGATAGGAGACGCCGATCTCGGTGAGGTCACGTTCCAGAGCATAACCATCGGCGGAAATGTTGCCGCCGCAAACATACTCACAAATGGCTATCGATATGCCAACGGTGTTGCAGTGGTATTCGGCGGTGGTAATGTTACTGCAAATTCAGTGAGTTACTCCCAGACCAATCCAGGAGACTGGCCCACAGTGCTAGCCAATGTGCAGGGCGCACTGGACAGCGTGGCCAACACCGTGGCCAACATAGAAACAGGTAGCGGATTTAGTTTTATGGGACCTTACAGTAACGATGCCACAGCCGCCGCAGGCGGAGTGGCCATTGGTCAGGTGTATTTCAACAACTCTGGTGGGTTGGTAGTGAGGCAAACATGATGGAAACAGCCGCCGCAATAGCAGAATTTATCAATCTAGTAGAAGCATCTACTCGTCCTGCCAAACTGGAAACCACTCCTTTGCCCTACGGGATGAAAGATCTAGATCCGGTGATGAGCGAAAAAACCCTGGATTATCATTTTGAGCATCTGGCCCGTGGCTACGCCAAACGCTACAACGCAGGTGAAGGCAACGCAGATTTCAATCGTGCTGGCAGTTTCTTGCACAACATGTTCTTCCCGCAGTTTCGTGCTCCCAAGAGCGGCAATCGCCCTAGAGGATCCAGCCTCAAACTCATCGAGCAAAAGTTTGAAGATTTTGATACATTCAAGGACTCAGTGAAAGAAACCGCCATGAAGATACAGGGATCGGGATGGGTATATCTATCCACTGCAGGCGAAATCAAGACCATCAAAAATCATGCTGTTCGCACTGACATAGCCTTGCTGATCGACTGGTGGGAACATGCCTGGGCCCTGGATTACCAAAGTGACAAAGAAGCCTATCTCAACAATGTGTGGCGCATCATCAACTGGGACATCATCAACGAGCGCATTGGTATCATCGAGGAATAAACTATGCAGTTAACGGAATCAGCACAGAGCAAGATACAAGACATATTCGCCGAGGAAAACAATGCCAATCTCAAACTGCGTGTGTTCGTGCAGGGCGGTGGTTGCTCGGGCATGCAGTATGGTTTCACATTTGATGAAGCACAAAACGAAGACGACTTTGATTTTGATTACAATGGTGTCAAACTCTTGGTAGATTCCATGTCATGGGGCTACCTGCAAGGTGCTACAATAGACTACAAAGACGACATCATGGGCAGTAGTTTCAGCATAGAAAACCCCAACGCACAGACCACCTGCGGTTGCGGATCAAGTTTCTCACCTTACTAGCATAGATCCAAACTGCCTGTTCCGGTAAATATACCAAAGGAACAGGTAGATGGCCCAAGATATTATCAATATTGGCCCACAGCCCAATGACGGGCAGGGTGACAATTTACGCACAGCGTTTGACAAAACCAACGACAATTTCAATCAGATCTGGACAGCCGGTCCTGTAGGATCCAATGTCCGTATCGCAGGCAACGTCATCTCCACGCTCCAGGTCAATCAAGATCTAGCCCTGAGCCCCAATGGTGTGGGCAATGTGCGCCTCAACAACAACACCATTCCCGGCGCCAACAACACCTGGTTCCTGGGCTCTGCCACCATGCAGTGGCGCGGTTTGTATACGGCGTCGGTAGAAACCGGCAACATAACCATCACTGGCACGCTCACAGTGCCCGGCGATGCTGTGATCCAGGGCAATCTCACTGTGGAAGGCGATACCATACAGATTGGCAACATCGTCACTGACACCAAGACCATACAGTTGGCCAACACAGCGGCCAATGCCATCCAGGCCAATGGATCGGGCATCACTGTGGGTG